TAAGCGAATCCATTGAATCAATGCCGATGTCGGTGTCATAAAAGAAGTTCCATGATGCCTTTTTAAATGGAGGCGCAACTTTGTTTTTAATGACATTGGCGGTGACAATATCACCGATGCGATCTTTGCCGTCTTTAATTTGAGACTTACCGAGCTGAATACGCACAGAGGCGTAGAACGCAGGGGCTTTACCCCCTGTCGCTTTTGTATTGTCACCAAAAACAACGCCAATATCTTGTCGGCATTGGTTTAGAAAGATCATACAAACATTATATTTACTCGCCCATTGGGAAAGAGCAGGGAAGTTTGCTGATGTAGCACGAGCCAGAGCCGTGTTGTCATTCATGTTTAAGTTGTCTTTGTCAGTCGCTTTGCCGTTAGCTTTCTTTTCAAACTTATCAAAGATTTGTTTCGGCACCATAGAGGCTAGCGAGTCAAAAACTAAGACAATAGGCGCTTCTTTCTTGATTACTTTACTTTCACGAATTTGCTTAACGATATAGGATGAATACTCAATCGATTCTTCGAAAGTTTCAGGCTGTTGGTAAATCCAATCACCATCTTCACCAACGTTCATACCACATTTAGCCGCAAGTCCAGCATCGAAGCTTTTTTCATGATCCATGAATATAGCAATACCACCTGCTTTTTGAGCGGCAATCATGGCTTGAGTGGCTATGTACGTTTTGCCGCTCGACTCCCAACCAAAAATTTCAATAATACGACCGCATGGGAAGCCGTTTCTGTAGTTGCCTGATATTGCTTTGTTTAGATGAGGCATCCCAGTATCTAGCCAAATATTGACTTGCTGCTGAACCGCATTTTTCTTAACAGTCGTTTTAAAAAAATCTTTCAGTGCTTTATTAACTGCCATGATACGCTACCTCTAACGGGTAAATAGTTTTCAGTATTTCTTCATCTATCATGTCTAAACCTAAGTTCTTACAAACGCGGTTATGAATGGTTAGACAATGTTTGTGGATCTGCTCAAGTTCACGTTCAGTCGGTGGGTTTCCGCGTTGGTTTAAAATAGAGCGAACACGACCTAACCCATCACGTCCGTGAAGCATGATGATTTCTTTTGCCAGTGTCGTCGGCGTTGTTTTGACGGTTGTATCTATTAATGACAAAATCATGCGAGTTCTGCCCCTACTCCATAGCGTTTAAATGGTGTAAAAAACACGTCCAAATCATCAAGAATCGATTGAAAATTATATTCAAGGAAAAGGTCGCGAAGCTTTTCAGGGCTGTAGTCTGTCGGAATAGAAGTGATTGTGTCGGGCTTCAAAGGGCAGTTCAGCAACATCATTAATTTAAGATTGCGTATAAACGCATCCATCATTCCAATGCCTAACTTTTCGTTAAAGTGATTCTTTGCCAATTTGATAAAGCTATTACGAGAGCGACTTTGCATTAACTCGCCGCCAGCCAAAACGATTTTTCTAATTTCGGCAACAGAGCCGTATTCAGCCAAAAATTCTTTAGACCCTTTTTCACCAATACCACCAACACCGGGAATGGTGTCAGACGCATCGCCTTGAAGAGCTTTTCCCTGAACAAACGCAAGTGGGGTGTGGAAACCTGTGTCTTCAAGGAAGCCTGATAAAGAAAGTATTTTGTCGTCGCGCTGATTGATGAAAGAAACGTTTTCACAAACAAGCTGTTTCCAATCCCCATCACCGGATAATAAATAAATGTGATCGTAGTTTTTCTTTTCTTGAGCAACGATAAGCCCGGCTAAATCATCAGCTTCACCGTCTTCTGCAATGAGTTGTTCTACACCAAGATAAGAAAATGCTTGCTGGATAAGAGGGCGCTGAGCTTTAAACTTCGACTTCATAGCGTCCATATCAGAATTAGGTTCACGAGTTTTGTAGTTGGGGAATAACGCATTGCGTTTCACCGGCTTACCATCCCACAACACCATGACACGCGCTTTCATAATTGAAGCTGTTCGTTTAACGGCTCTCATTGTGTTGTAAAAGCCTTGTACTTCCATATCACCAACTTTTAAAACTGCGCCTGATTGCTGGTGGTAATAACCTTGACTGTGAGCGTCAACTAATAAGAGGTTCATATTCTTTCCCAAAGATAAGGGCGCACGAATGCGCCCAAATGTTCAACGTTATCTACCAATTACAGACCGCTAAGTTCTGCCATCATTTTAGCCAGCTCGTCATCACCAACTGGCTCTTCTACCGCTGGTGCTTCTGGTGCTGGTGCTGGTTCTGCTTTTTTGGCTGCTTCTGAAGCTTTGGCGCTTTCTGCACCTTTGAATTCTGCTTCCGCTGCTTTCTTCGCTTCCGCTTCGATCAACGTTTCAGATTTACTTGGCTCACCTGCTGGCTCGGAAAAGCCCGGCAATGAAGACACGCCCGTCGTTCCCGTTGCTGGAAGAGATAGTGTAGAGCTGATACCAATTGAAACTCCGGTTAATGAACCAATAACTTTAGCCGCGACTGTCAACTTATTTGCGTCCATTTGGCTATCTGCGAAGTTTTGAAGGTTGTGCATTGAACTCATTAAATTAGCAGGGATCTCTGCTTTACCTTCACGACGAACCGGAGAGACAGAGTATTTAGTGTCACGACCTGATCCAGTACGTTCAACCTTGAAGCAGTAACCTACTTTCGCATCTAAAGGCATACCGATTTCATCAGACATATCTTCATCAATAGATTTAAGTAAATCTTCAAAAACGGTTTGAGGTAATTCAATTAACTGAGCTGCGGTAACTGGTGCCATATCAGGCGTTGGTGTAACAGCACCGTTTACGATATAGCGTTGTGATGAACGAATGTCATTAATCAGGTCTTCCATATCCTTGTTGCCTTTGTAAATGGCTTTCGCTTCCATCAAGCCTTCACAAATTTCGCAAGAATCACCATAAGTTGCAGTTTTACAAATAGTGGCAACCGTTTTGTCTTTACCGTCTTCTTTGGTTTTAACAAAGTGCATACCAAACATTTGATAAAACGCACCGTCTGCATCTTCTGGATTAGGGAATACGCGGAGATACTGAATACCGTTTTGTAACTTAACAGTATCAACGCCACGACTTGCACGTTTTACCGCCATTTCTTTACGCTGACTACGAATGAGATCTAATAAAGCTGACATAAGTTCTTTCCTTTAATTCGTTTTTAAGTTTGGTTAATTGATTAATTTAATCACGTTACCTGTTTTACTGTTCGTTCAGTGTTGCAAATAATAGTTCAGTGATTACTTATTTAAAAGCTATTTTTTTGTAAGGTTTCTATTTCTTTCCGGCAAAGCTACCAGCGTTCAAATATTCATAATCCAAGATGCTTTTCTTAGACGCTTGTACGACCATATCGCGACGGTGACGAAGTGCTTCAACCGCTGCTTTGAATATTTCGTAAATCTCTTTGTTGTGCTCATAGCTGACTCTGGCGGCTGACAAAGTGCGTGAGATAGTCTCAACCTTTTCCGGTAATGATTGAATGAATGTTGTGTTTAAATTCAAGTCACCGTCCTCACCTGAGTACAAGCGTTCAACCTGCTTAACCATTGAATCTATGCCTGTTTCAGATGTTTTTGTGCCGCTCATTGCCCTATCTGAACGAATGATGTTGTAGAGCGTCGCAGACAAAGCCTCAACCCGACGTTTCTCTTCCGCCGCTAATCGTTCTGCCTCTGCCATTTTTGAGCCGTAAGTCATCATTAACTCAGGCTGTTTAACCCAAACGGCATTAAGGTCGCTTAGATCAATACTCAAATCTTTGGTTATTTTTTCGATGATTTGAGCCTTAATATTTTCTTTTAAATTACTCATTTTTTACCTGCTAAATCTTTTTGTCTGCATATGTGTTTTATTTTATATGAACCTAATATGTAAGTTAATACCTACATATTAAAGCGAGTTGATTTTTCCACTAACCTTTTTCAACGAGTTGGTGATTATCGCTGGAAAAGCCTTTGGATGATCTTCACTTGTAACGTGAACAATAAAGCCGCTGGAGCCTTTATTAAGACCCGGCAAGCAAGCACCTCTAAAGTGAAAATCAACAAGCTCAAGACAAACGCCCCAATCTAAGTTTTTATCAACCTTTAGCTCACCTTCTGAGTAATATTTACCGCTGGCTTTAAAGTATGTGAGTTTTAAAGTTACTTGTTCCATTATGCTGCCTCTTTATTTGAATACTGCGCTCTAAAATCAGAGACACGCTGAGTTAATTCTTCTAAAGGTACGCCCTGCGATTTCAGGTCATCTAAATCGCCGCCAATGTACTCATTCATTGCCGCCACTCTAATCTCAGCACTTGAAATGAATCTATCGCGATAATGCAGTAAATCATTTAAGGCTTTCTCTGTGTTGCTGCTACTGGCGATATTGCTGATCAAAGTATTCAACAAGTCCAGTTTGCTTGTACCAACTAGGTTCTTTGCAACGCTGCGGATATGGCGGTTAACACGCAAATCGTCTTTCTTTGCTAACGCCTTGGCTAACTCAAAGTTTGTTGTCGTTGATATAAATTCCCCAAAAGGAGAGGCGAGAACCATAGACTTAGCTTTCTCTTTGATTTTTGGTGTAATTGGTAGGTTGTTAGTTACTGCGTTTTTCATTTACTTTTCTCTTTCAAATCTTAACAACTAAATAATAAGCCAATCAGATAGGGGATGAAGACTATCTGAAAGGCTTTAACGGCTATTCGTTTACTGCTGCGGCAATTTCTTCCACAATCTTGATCAGCTTCTCATCTTCCTCTGGTCGGAAGTACAGAATGTTAGGGTTAAACCCATAAAAGACAGTGGCATCCATATCTGCGATATATTCTTTCCTACCAATAAGATCAGAGGGTTTCGATTTATTGTTGAAAAGACCTGCTGCCAAACTTCCTGCCGCCAAAATGTAGGTTGGTTGAGCGAGTTCAATTTCAGATTTCATGTATTCAGTGAATTTTGAAATATCTTCTTTGGAATAGCTCTTTTCGCCTTCTTTCTTCGATTTTTTCACCACGCCAGTGATATACAAATCACCAACCAGAAAACCTGCGTTCGTTAAGATAGCTCTAAACTCGTTATAACCTGACTCCATGAAATAGCCGCTCTTGATATCACCTTTACTTGCGCTATCGAGAATGATCATAAACTTAGGTTTTCTGCCTGTTTTAGGTCGAGCCATATCTTCACCGAGCTTTTCTTCTTTAACGATGCGAGACATTAACAGATTGATATTGGCGTTTTTCTTTTCGTCCATAACGAATTCACGATCTGTCTTAACCGCCTCGACTATCAAGCTACCCATCAATTCAGCCTGAGATTTAAGTCGCGATTCATCCGTCGCTGGCGGCTGAGTTGGATCTATGCTTGCAAAAGCCCCTACTGAATCAAGAGACTCAATGACACGAGCGTTACACGAACGACGATTAACCGTATTCATGAATTGCTCCTTGCTTTCAAAATTACCGCCTATTTTCGCTCTTGCCTCCACAATAGCTTTACTACCGTTTTCTGAACAACCTTTGACTGAGCTGAAAGGTGCATACAGTTTTTGTGATCCGTCGATAACTCTGATTTCCATACGATGGGTCGATATATTGATATCAGGTGGAAGTATGGAAATCCCGTAGTCGGCGGCGTCAGTTACTAGGTCCTGATGTTTGTCCTCGCCTAGTATTGAAATTGCGGCGGCAAAGAACTCAGCCGGGTAATATGTTTTAAGCCACATAGCCTGATAGCTGATTAAAGTATACGCAACGGCATGAGATTTGTTGAACTGATAGGCTCCATTTTTTTCGAGAGCAGTCCATACTTCGTCGGCTTTCTCTTCGCTAAGTCCGGGTTGTTCTGAGCCTTCGACAATACAAGAAACAGTCTTATCATCTACAGTTAAATCAATGCCTTTTCTCAATGCTTCTTCGACAGTTAGTTTTTCTTCATCATGTTTAAAATGTTCTGCTCTGTGAATGGTTTTTGTTGATCCATCCGTAAATTTCACATCAATCCAACCAGCTCCAGCCTGTGATTTAAACAAAACCCCCATTGAAGCCATTTTTGCAGCGTCTTTTTTACCAATAGCTTTTCTTATTCCATCCGCCTCTGAGAGTGTAAATCCGCCGAGTATTTGCACGGTTTTCATTGTCTGCTCTTGATACAAAATAACGCCGTTTGTTTCTTTGGTTAAGTCATCCAACTTAGGGTGAAGAGATTCCGATTCACCAAAACCTTTTGCAACAGAAACGAAAGTTTCCAACATACCTGATTGAATAGGCCCTGGTCTAAATAATGCGGTTGTTGCCACAACAGTTTCAAATTTGATTGGATCTAAACCGCCGCCTAAATCTTTCAGCAATTTACGCATTGATCCGCTTTCAAGCTGGAAAACGCCTTTTGTTCTACCAAGTGCAAAATTATCCATAACTTTACTATCATCAAGAGAAACCTCGCTGAGATTAACAACACCAACGCCTAATCTCTCTTCTATATAATCAATGGCGTATTGCAATAAATCGAGTGTAGCCAATCCGAGGACGTCGAGCTTAATTAAACCCATGTCTTCACAATGGCGTTTATCCCAATTAATAACACGCTCACCACCTCTCAGCTCAATAACAGCTCTCTCACGAATAGGTACGCTCGAAACAATCATACCGGCCGCATGTCGTCCGTAGCTGCGTAACATGCTTTTCAATTTACAGGCTGCGTTAAAGGCTTGTGGGTGCTTCTCTGCGTATTTGTCGAGTGACGAAAGTTCCTCTCTTAGTTCTTCGAGCGGACGATCTTCGCCTTTCGCTGCAAAGCTAACATCTTTAGAGACAGACAAATCTGCCGATGGAACATTGAAGATACGAGCGGAATCACGAATTGAAGAAGCAGCGCCTAAATATGAGTAGTTGACGATACCTGCAACATAATCATCACCGTATTTTTCATAAAGATATTCTATCGCCAAGTGTCTCTTTGACTGTGAAAAGTCCAAGTCTGCATCCGGTAAGTCGAGTCGTTCGGGGTTAATGAAACGCTCAAACAGCAACCCATGTCTAATTGGATCAACATCAGTGATACCGATACACCACGCCAGCAAAGAACCACCTACAGAACCACGACCTGCACCAACTGGAATATTTTCCTTTCTAGCGTATTGCATCAAATCGGCAACCATCAGGAAGTAACCGCAAAATCCTAGTTTTGTTAAAACGGATAATTCATACTTCATGCGATCAATGTAATTTTGCCATTCTAGTTTCTTCGGAGTGTACCCAAACGATTTGCCAGTCAGCTTTTCGCGCAGTCCAAGAATAGCCATATTCTTCAAGGTTTCAGCTTCGTTTTCTGCCATTTTGGGTAAAGCGGCGTCCATTTTTCGCCAACGCCAAAGGCATTTATCGATAATCTCGCTTTGATTTTTTGAAACCATATCTGCGTGTACACCGACCTTCACACGTTCACTAAATGATTTCAGGTTCTTGATTAAATGAGAACGATCATTAATGGCGTTATCTCGCACATAAGGCTTTTTCATTCGATAGGTTTGGTCGGCTTTCACGTTGTTACAAACTTGATAAGCTACATCTTTAAGGTCTGCATCATCGATCGACTCGTAGTAGGCAGGGTAAAAAGCAACGCGATTCAAAGAAAGGCTTTCAGCTACTTGGCAAGCTTTGATGTTTATCTGGTCAAAGAAAGGCGAAGCCATTGGGTAAACGGCAGAGTACAAGTCGTCTTTGTTGATATCAGCAAGTTTGGTCATAATAACGTTGTAGTCGCGGCGACGAAAAACGCTATCATAATCAGATGTAATCAGAACGATGTTACCTCTTGCGTAAATGTCTATGACTTGCCGTAAATCAAGTCTAGGGTATTTGTAAAACTGAGCGCGTTCATAACCTAGTGAGCACAGTTCGCAGATATCAGAAAAGCCTTTGTCATTTTTAACTAAAGCTGTAAATGAGTAGCCTACGTCACGTTTAAATTCCAAAAGAGGCTCGTTAAGTTCTTTTAGCTTTTTGTTTTCCGACTCTAACAATGGGCAGTCAACAATCGATAATCTGACACCTAAGATAACGTCAATCTCTCCAGCCGCTTCTAGCTGCATTGGTATGATGGACGACACATTCATCGTGTCAGCCGAGATAATCGCTCTGTACCCCTTTTCTTTTGCAAATTTCACCGCATTGGATGCCTTTATCGTAGACTCCCCTAAAGAAAAGTCTGTCTTAACCATTAACGCTTGCATTTTTATTCCCTCGCTTCCCCGATCCGTCGTGTGGGAAGCATTCAAATTTACCAAAAATAACAATCATTCTTCTCTTTGCCTCAATGTGACACGCCTCTCTATGCTTGCAGGAAACGCAAAGAGACGAGCTTTTAGAGGCTGTTGTTATCGATCCAAAACAGCCTGTCATTAATTAACCAAAGATACGTTGTGCGAATTCAGTTACTGCGGCTGCGGCTGCGGATGGAAGCTTGTTTATATAAGCCTTTTTAATACCCAAAAGAGGATCGCCACGCATAACACCAACCAAACCTGCATTTAACAGCTCACGAGGCCCAATTGGTTGAGTTATTTCATGTGCGTCGTAAGCGTCTCGCGCTCGTTTGGCAAATTGAACCAATTTATTAGCGAACATTTCCGGTATGTCGTACGACATTAAAATTGCCTTTTCTTGTTCTATCGGCATGTATTCAACTTTTGAAACAATCGCAAAACGTGAGAAGTTTGCGGCGTTTTGCTGGTTTGTTCCTTGATACAGTCCAGTTTCGTCACCAGACCCGTTAGTGTTTCCAGTCGCAACGAAAGCAAAGTGTTTATGTTTAAGCGTCCTACGCCATTCAGGGGTGGCTTCTTTAAGAACAAGTGGTTCACCCTCAAGAACCGGTTGGTATAGTGATAAGATCTGCGGATAAGCAAAGTCGTATTCATCAGCTAAATAAATCCAGCCGTGTTTCATTGCGAGAGTCAACAAACCTGCTTCAAAATAAGTGCGACCGTCTTTCGCCAGTATTTGACCTGTGATGTGAGACTCTTCGGTTGAAGCTGTATGTTGTGAACGAATAATAGGTCGGTTTAGTCGAGCCGCTATTTGAGTTGGTAACGATGACTTACCTGTTCCTGCATGACCCCAAAGATAACCGGGCATACCTGTCGTAAACATCATAAGAACATCTTTAACAAGCTCGGTATCGTTGAATACATACGACTCGTTAATATCAGGAACAAATTCAGGGAATGGTTTGTTGATAAACGTCTCAACGACAATCTCTCGACCTGTTGAATTGCAAAGTTTTGACAGTGGCATTTTTAGAATTTCATTAGCCGCCACTCGCTCAGTCTTGTATTCGGTTGAAGCAACGTAACCATGGATAGGCGTAACTTTGCTGTCTTCAATAGGCTCTGCGACAGTCGCCATGCTAACCTTCTCAATCTCAGCCGCTTTCTCAGCTTGTTTCTTCTTCATGTACTCCAACGCATCAGCCGACATTGTTGGTGCGCTTGGGTAAAGACGTTGGTACTCAGAAAACGCCTCTGCGTCAGTCATTTCAGAACCGTCTTTGTGTGTTGGTCGATTTGCACAATCCGACTTACCTGAATCTTGTTTAACTTTCAAATGAAGATTGATTGATAAAACAGCGTGACCGCATAGTTTGCAATTAATCGTTTTTGGTTGGGTCGCTTTTACATCTGCCATTTTCTTTTACCTTAGAATTGTTTTTTGTAAACTGTAAAAATCTATAAGGACATATTACATAAATATATTAGGTGAGTAAGTAAGTACCTATGTTTATTTTTAATTTATTTCTAAGAAAGAACTATATAAATACTATGGGAGCTAGGCTTTCTTTATAAACATAGGTACGCGGATTGATTAGAATGAAATACCATTTCCAAGCAAAATATTGCGGATAGCGGCAATCACTGTTTTGGGTAAATCATCAAGAGAATCCACCTTTGTATGGTATTTATAATAATGAGACGGTGCATCTGTTTGAATGCCCACCGCTAACAAATCTATCTTCGCTTTGTTCAATAGATAATCCGCAGTTTCAATCAAGTGAGGTCTAAAGTTGTGGCCTCGCGCGGCAGGTTCTCCGTCAGATAAAACAAGCATTATCTGTCTATCCTCTGTTCTTCCGACGTGATGACGAGATAGGGCAAGAATGCTTTCCCCATCAACGTTGTTTTTCAAAGGGAGTAAATCACAACAACTACCTAATCTAGCTCTAACGATTGATGAGTTTGATTTTTCATTCCATTTTTTCAAAGTAGGTAAGAAAAGAGGCTCAACTCTGCTTGATTCATGTGTGTCATAAATACCGACAGTAGTGAAGCCGGTTATAATATTTGGAACTTTTATTTTATCTAGCGCGTCCGATAGTGCGTAGGCTGCGGTTGTTGCAAGCGCAATTCGTGACCCACCCATAGATCCAGATAAATCGATAACGATTTGCACCGCAGCGTTTACCGCTCTGTGCTCTTCTTTTCGAGAAAATACACGGTCGTCGTTAATGCTGGGGACTGCTATTTTCCATAAGCTTGACGGATTAACCTTACCTCTACGCAGCCCACCAACTTTCTGAACTCTATTTCGGCTTGCTATGGCTCTTTCAAGGTCTTTTGCCAATGTGCTGGATTTGCTTGTTAGCTTTCTTTCGATGTTATGTCTAAAACTAATTAAACCTAAATCTTCATCAAATATGTAGCGACGAGCATTTTTGTTTTTCCACGGGGCATCAGGTAAAGAAACCGCATCTTCACTTATTGCTTTGTGAGCATCTTCTAAAGGTCCCATAAAATCGTTAACGCGAGAAAAAGGTAGATAAGTGCTACCGCTTATTGATTTCATTTCACTTGCTATAAGCTCACTAGAAGCATCCTCGATGCTTTTTGACTCAGGGGCATCTTTTGAGTCAAGTTCCTTCATATCATCAGCCGAAAGTTCTTCCTCTTCGCTTTCTTCGCTGTCTTCTTTTGGTTCTGAACCCTTTTCGCTTTCTTCACCTTCTTCTTCACTGTCTTCATCATGTAAAGAATCGGCTGTGTCACCATCACCACCACCACCAAAATCATCAACTGAACCTTTGTCACGACTTTCTGACTCCCGATCATGTTTACCCTCTTCTAAAGGATCGTGGTCTTCTAGAGACGGTTCATGGTCTTCTGGCTCTACAGGTTCCGATGTATCATCATGACTATTTTTTTCCTCCTTTTCATCAGTAGGTGAAGACGTACTTTTTTCATCCTCTTTTTTTTCTTCTTCTTTTGGCTCCAGTTCTTCTGTTTTTTCGGAAGGCTCAGGTAATGGATCTTTTTCTTCTTCTTCCTTAACAGCTTTCTTAGAAGGTTTTGACGTTGTTTTGTCTTTCTCCTCGTCTTCGGGCTTTTCTGACTCAGACGTTGGCTCTTCGGGTTTTGGTGTTGGATCTTTGAGCTTCTCTTCTTCCTTCTTTTTTTCTCGAAAAGCGCGTAGTAGATCGGCGGCTAACTTAGCTGAACCTTCTGACTTTGTTATTCTATTAATTCGAGTTTTGTAATTGATGGAATCAAGAACAGCCAGTTCTTCACTGAATCGACCCCAGTAAGGCTCCATAAACTCTATAAAAGGGCCATGTCCGCAATATGCGCGAGATACAGGCATTAAGAATATATCAAGGAAAAGACCTTTGTTGTTTTTCCCATATTCCCGAATGTACGTGTCTATCTTAGGCTCAAAAAAGCTCTCGATAAGATGCTTTTGAACTTTTATTAAATTTTTCCGACTCCCCGTGAACATAGATGACATTTTTCTTTCAATGAAGGTATCTTCAACAACATTCCAAAGAGCGTGAGAAACCTTACTACTCATCATTGTGCTGATTTTTGGGTTGGTGAAGAGTACGTGGGCGACCTCGTGATCTACAAATCCGCGAATAGCGCATAAAAGTGCGTCAGAGGCGCTATCCGGTATGGATGGTATGTTGATGTAAAGTAGTTCGCCAGTTTTCTTGTCGTGAGCGCAGTAAGCACTCGTGCCGAAATCCACAACACGAATTTTTCTTGATGTAAGTAAGCTGACTACTGTCTGCAAAGAATCGCGGAAACTTAACACTTCCGGTCTTATTGATGATTTTTCACTCATTGAGTTTAATGTGCCTTTTGCTATGTGTGTATTTTGTTGGAAGCATAATAAAAAAAGCGTACAGGCAGTCAATCTGTACGCTTTTTTTAATGTAGGTGGGTTACTTGATGCGAGTTAATACTTTTTCTATACCGCTGTCTGTCATTGTGTAAACTTTTTCACCTGTGGTCAGAGTGTGGATTAGCAAACTGCTACTTGAGTAAATTGTATCTTTGGTAAGAGCGTGTTCCCCCATGAGTTCGCCAAACTCATTGTCGCTTACTAGAACTGCCGTCCCTATTACAATCTTGCCAAAAAAATTTACTAATGATGTCATTTAATTGCTGCCCATTGTATGTAGTTAGTAACCTATTTTTTCATAGGTTTTCTTTGCGCCTGATTATAATGATACATGATAATAGATTGCAATAACTTTTACTTATAGATTAAATTTATCGATCTGGATCAAGTAAATAGGATAAATCAATCTTTACTTGCATATACCTTAGTGTACTTTAATAGATATGTATTTACTTATAAGTTTGTATAAGTGTATATTGAAAACATTAAAAAGAACGTGACAAATTAATTAATACAAGGCGAAGACAAAATGAGTAAAAACGTAATTGGAGACTTTATATCTGCTGCTATTCTAACGAGCGGCAAATCGCAGTCACAAATAGCTGAGGAAGTTGGTTACACCGCCCATAATAATATATCGATGATTAAAAGTGGAAAAATGCTTTTTCCACCTGAAAAAATAACTCCATTCGCCAAAGCGCTAAATATAGATGAGGCTTTGTTGTTCCGCATTGTGATGCAAAGCAGATACCCTGAAGTTTTTGCTATTTATGAAAGACATGCGGAAATATTAACAAATGATGAAAAACGAGTTATTGAAGCCTACAGAGCCGCTAAGGGAAGCTCTGTAGATGAGGATGTTTCTAGAATTAAGTCAGAAGCAGCAGTGAAGGCGATAGAAGAAAGTTTAAAGTCTTAATTGAAACAATAAATTTTTGAGCTAGGGGGAATGCTTAACCCCCCTAGCTGATAATCATGTTTCAACTCTCTATACGACCCTGCTTCCACAATCCGCTCTATCTCATTAGAATATAGTTCAAGCGCTTCTGTCATCTGATCAAAATAATCATGTCTATCGTACACCCTATCTATGCCCTCAAGTGCGTGGTTCATTATCTTACGTGATACATCATTATGCACACCAAGAGCCGCCAGCTTCGTTCTAGCCGTTCTTCGTAAGTCACGAGGCATAAACTCATCTAAACCAAACAATTCACGGCTGCGGATCATTCTTCTAACCGCCTGGGCAGGCGCCCCTTTTGAAATAGGTTTGTTTATTGATGTTTTAGCTGGGCACAGCCACTCACCGTCAGGCGTTGCAGCCAAAAGCCTCTCAATACAAACTCGCATTAAGGGGCTTATAGGCAAAGTATGCTCACGTCGTGATTTGTTTCTTGAGCCTTGTCTCCATATACCGGCATCTAGATTGAACTCGGATTTTCGAGCCTTAAACACTTCGTCAGGGCGTCTAGCGCTTAGTAAGCATAATCTTAGGCCCCATCGAACGGACTCGCTTAAATCCCACATATCTAAGCCATGCCAAAAGCACCATATTTCGGCGTCAGATAGTACCCTAGTCCTTGGCTCAGAAGATTTCCCCCCAATGTCTTTTCTTGTCATCGATGATAGTGGGTTGTGCTCTATATAACCTTGGTGCTCACACCATGTAAGAAATTGCTTTGTAAGAGCGAAAACTCTTTTCGCTTCACTTATCTTGCCTTCGGACAGTAGGTAATTAAACACTCGATTTAGTTTAATTTTGTCACATTCCAATATTCTAGTTTCACCAATTACAGGTATTACATGAGTAAGTAATGACGAAACAGCAATCTCAGGTCGTCGCCTTGTTAATAGTAGGGAAACCTTTACCCATATACTAATTAAATCTTTTATCATATTTCCATTAATGTTTTTATTTTCCAATGTGGTAAGTGATTGACTACCTATCACATTTAAATATTGAATTACATTTACTCCTACATGTTCATTTTTACGATACGGATCTTTATTATTATTCATAAGAATGCCTTATTTTTATTAATTACTTATTGAAGTAAATAACGAAAGTTGTATTTTTTCTTATAAGGTAAATATAGACGATAAATTAAAAAGACTCCAGACCTTCATAGTCGGGAGTCACAAGAGGGGGTTTTAATAAATTAAAATAGAGTTAACTGAATAATTGGGCGTTAAGACAACGAAAGCCTATTTTGTACAATTGCATTGCTATATAGCCAATCAATAGATGTTTCAACGAGAAAATAACAACAAATCTTTCTGCCAAACATTTCACTAAAACACTCAACTAATCTATATCGACTTGTTTTGATATCTACGCTATTAAACCTATGATCAAAAGATTCTTGGTAGTGTCTTGGAAAATCGCTGACACAAAAGGCAACTTCTTCACGTTCAATAAAATGAGAAAGAACATCAGAGGTTAGTTTTATTTTTCCACCACCCCGACAGCCGCCGACTATCTTAGCAACCTTAATCCCCACAGTAAGATGTCGTTTATTCATTCGACCATCGATAGTTCTGACATTCATTAGTAATTTTTTGGCTATGGATTCACCTTCTCTTACGTGACGATTGAAATTAGCTACATACTGTTCATTGTAGTATCGACGTGCGTTAGGTGACATAACATCCGTATGTCTAGAAACACTATCACCCCAACTAATCATATCTTTACCGTTCATAGCTCGCCAAACTGTATTCTAAGATTTCCGCGTTCATCGTAAACACGCAAGCCTTTACTATCGAAATTCATTGAGCATTCTGAATTGCCCGTAATATCAGCGTTTTTATTTTCTGGTTTAGGCGTTTGGGATTCTTTTACCGCGGCATTTACTGTAATAGGGGCAAAAGCCAGTAAAGATAATGACTTGATAAAACTTCTTCTTCTCACTGTTCACCTTTCTCATGATAAAAATAAAGAGCCGTTAGGCTCTTTATTGGTACGACATTTAAGGGCACTGTAGCTCTGCTACCGAGTAACCAATTTCAGCGAAAAATCAGTTACCGCGTAACAGATTGAGACGGTGGTGAGTCGTCTCTCACTGTGTTTAACTTTAAGGTTGAGCGTTTAACCACTCCGACAAACGCGCACAACCCTTTACATTGTAATTAACCAAGGAGGATGGAACTGAATATAAATGATTTATATAAGTATGTAAATACCTAAGCTATTCTTTATCTCCAATTCGGTCAGAATCGTCACGTAAACAAGACGGCCATTTTAGGCGAGGGTGGCGCAAGCTACCGTCAGGCGTGTATTCATGGAAATTAACCTTAACAATCCGGCCCATGAATTTATCTTGGTTGTTCCAAATTTCATCAAGATACTGATGCTTGATACCTAACGCATCTACGACAACACCGTTTTCAAGTCGGACGGTTACTGAACCTAAAGTGTCTTTAAACGCACCGTCTGGATCACCAGGCTTAAACCCGATAATTTCACCATCCGCCTCGTTCTCATCTTTCAACTTCCACCAAGAGCGAGTTCGTTTAAAATAATAGGGCGCATCAGGGTCTTTTGCCATTTCACCTTCTTCGTTATCATCAAGGCGTTGTTTGAAGAGTGCTACGTACTCATCATGACTTTTGACAATAGAGAAAGGTAAAAGCTTAACGCTACCCAAGTTAGAAGAATTTTTAAACCATTGGATTAAACATGAAATACGATCACGTAATTTAACCCCTGTGTTTTTATACTCTTTATGCTCACTTTCAACTTTCCACTCAGGTAGAAAATAATCGAATACCCAAAACTCAGCGCCAACAGCCTCAACACCTTTTTTACGAAGCGCCGACACTGTTCCGTTAAACGAACCCACAACACCTTCACCATCGAAATATATAGATGGGTAGCCTGTCGCTTCACGCAAAGAAATCATTTTTTCTTTTAAGTGATCCAGCGCAGTAACTGGATTACCTGTACGTGTCAGAAACTCAACGTCATCACCGTCAACCTTACAAATGATACGCATACCATCTAGTTTCTTTTGAGCTATCATCGGGAACTTAGCGTGCTTGTTCACAACTTCTAATTTTAAGTCACCTTTGGCTCGATAATTGGTGGCTAACTGAACCTCAAATTTTGGGATCTTGTTGCTACCATGGACCGAGTTAAACATAGAAATGCCGACACCGGCTTTCGTTGTTTTAAGCAGAATACGGCGGAGCATGTCTTGCTCTTCTTCTGTCATTTTAGCAAGAATAGATTCAACCGCTTGAATAGCCTGTGACCCTGTAACATCTCGATTTCTCAACTCATCAAGCAATGACATAATATCAGCGTCAGTCACTGTCTTTTCTTGAACGTAATTAGGCTTGTTGTACTTCTTAACGCCGAACATCATGAATGGACTAAGGACATAATGCATATAGCCTTGCTCAATCGAAGAAAACTCTGCAAGCATTTCTTTCTTTTTATTTGTACCCACCTCGTTCATCTGATCTAACTTATTACGCAAAGCTGTTAATACATTACTCATTTTGTTATTTACCTAAATTAGTTATTTATTAAAATTTGAAAACCATCTTATTAAGAAATTGAGTTAGCGCAAAGACCTTTAACCTCAATTCCTATTTGTGGCTTAGGGTCTTCCCATGCTGGCAAAAACTCCCACTTATCTAGTTGGCGATTAACAACATCGGTGACTTTACCCAACCAGCAATCTACTTCTTCTTCTTCACCGTCGAACTTCATGTAAAGACGTACAGCCATGCCATTTTCTGATATAGCCAAAACCTTACATGGCATCCAACGAGGGTGAAGAGCGCTGCTTAAACGCGCCCAGCAACGCTCATTAACTTTAGGTTGGTGATTTAATTCTTTACTGTGCTGCATCTTGAGTTCCTTCTCGTTCATAGGCTTCCATCATTGCGGCTTTGTAGATATCGCTAGATAAATCCGCCTTTTCAGCAACTGCTTCTTTTGGTTTGGCTGGTTTGGCTGGTTTGGGGTGAGCAATTACGCTCTGAATGCCGCTATGTTTCAGTGTGCTAGACTCTTCAACTATTTCGGTTGTTGCTATGTTCATTTCAGGCTTGTACCAAGATGCCTTCTCCGATTTTGGTTTAGCCATTGGTTTATCAGGGTAGTTCTGAACTGCTGGTTCGTAGTGTCGGTAATACAACACACGACCCTCTTTTGCTTCTTTGACCATCATGTGTAGAGCAGGGCAGGAGACGCACTTAAAGGCTTTTTGGCAAGCGGAGTGTTGCTCAGGCTTCAACTTCCCCTTCTTAAACGCGAGAACAACGTTTTGGCACATAAAGTATGATTGACTGAATCCGGTTGTGTCGCACTTTATGCTGAAATTGTTATAAGCCGTTTTTGATGTGGTGGCGTCTTTCGGTAGGTCGGTTATACTTTCTTCTACTTTTAACTGATACATTCACTTTTACCTTTTGATAAACATACACTTGCTTAAATCAATAAGTGCATGTTATCTGAGTCAAAACGGGGATAAATTAGTTTATAGCGGCTTTAGAACATACCCGCCAATCCAGCCAATTTAGACCCGCGCATTTGAATCTCATACAATTTGCCTTTTGCCGCCTTTAATCCGTAAGAAACCGACTGCTCATCGATCATACCGATTTCCGCCATTGCATTTCCAATCAGTCTAGCCGAGCGGTTAACCACATTGTCGCAAAAGGCATTGGCGTGTAGAACGGCATCTATCACACCACCTAACGCTGGAAGCAAAACTCTACCTTGTATATCCTTAATTTGAGAAATTACTTCGTTTGAACTGCCTTTGAATTCGCTGTAATTAGGCATTGGGACAGTGACCCCCAAAAATCCCGATTTTTGGGTTTGGAGAATTTTAGACAATTCAGGGATAGGCATGTCAATAAACTCTTCGTCCGACTGGCCTTGGTAGGCGGTAACGAAATGATCGAACATTTCCGCCATTGTTTTGTCTTCCATCATTGAAACAACCGTAGACAAGGCTCTATCATTGAAACCAACCATGTAGGTTTTAGGTGTCTTGGACGATACTTTGGATAGGTCACGGAAGTAAACCAAGTCGTAAACAGCATCATGGGTTTTGACCAATGCGTGGCATACTTCTAAACACGGTTTACCAGCCTCATAAACGAATGTTTCTTCGGTAAGTCTGCTAAACTCGGCCTGTTTTTCATCTAAGCCGCAATCAACAATCTCCTGCTTCTCAGATTCACCTAATCTAAGAAAACCCTCAATTTCACCAATTTTTTCCACAAATGTTTCTTTTTTCATTTACTCTTAGCCTCTGTATTTTTATAGATAATATATGCTTTATATAAGTATTTAAATACCTACATTATTTTAAAATAGCTTTATGCCCTCGAACCATTAATTCCAAGGCTAATTTTGATGTGAATGTCTTGGAACGATAGTAGGCGTTTACGATTTCTTCATCTGTTGATCCACCTGCGTCCTGACCTTCTTTTTCAAATGCGGCTATCTTCACATTAAGCCCAATAGAAACCAGCTTTCTCGCCGCCTTTACGGTGTTTTTAATTGCTTGTTTTTCAGAATCCCAAAGGAGTACAACGTTTTTTAAACCTGCCGCTTTAAGAGCTAGGAAGCCGCCTAACTGGTCTTGGCCGTCTTCGTTTACCGATCCTGACAAGTGCATACCGAAAGTACCAATAGGCTCAACTAAATCTCTTAATGACTCTTCCCCAAAAATGGCTCTTTTTGTTGCGTAAACATCGAACGCGCCTTCAAGAACAATGACGGTGCTTTTCCCCATGGCGTTGTGGCCGTTATAAAGAAATCGACCCGACGCAGGTAGTGTTGATGGAAATAGATATTTTTTTTCAGCTTGACCGGTTACATCACGACCTTGAAACGTACTCAGTTCACCAGACAAATCATAAATAGGGATAAGCACTCTCATTGAAAAGTCTTGTGTTGAAACCTTTCCACTATAGTCTCGATAAACGTGTGAGGCGTTGGTAATGAAGCTTAGGTCGAAGTATTTAACTAAATCTGCGGTAATGTTTCTCTCATCAAGGTAGGTTGGCAATCTTCCATCTGGTAGCGGTAATTCGAAGTGCATAGGTAATTGGACTTCGCGTTTAAGATCGACACCGCTTTCTAATACAACCTCTTTTTTCTTAGGTTGCCAGCCTTGTTCTAGAAGCTGTGAATCAATATAACCGTTTAAATCACGTCCTCTTAAACCGGAGTATTCTTTTAAGAAGCGATACGTGTTGAACTGCTCGTCTTGAGGGTGACTACCAGCAAAGCAAACACCTACGTTTGTTTTTGGATTGAAGTAAACTTTCCAGCTATGGTTTCCGCAAGTGGGGCATTCTCGAATATTTAACTCTCGACCACTTTTACCCGTTGTTCTACGAAACGCAATGCCTTCTATTTGCAAATATTGTTCAAAGTCCAAAGACGCTAATTTTTCTATCAGTTCACTATTGGTTACTCTAGCCATATCTCAATCTCTTACATTTTCTTTTTCTTAATAGTAGCAAAGCCACAAACACCGAGTCGTTTCCCGATAGTTTGTGGCTTTTAACTAAAGGCTTTTATTCACCAAGCGATCTTGCCGACTCAAATTCTCTTTTAATGACATTGAAGAAGTTTTTTTCTACTTCTTCAATATTTGAGCGGCTTTTAATAAGGTTAAAAACGTCTTTCCCAATAGCGATCATAATTTCTTCAAGTGAATCCAATCGCTTTTCTTCATCAGTTTTTTGATAAGGTCGAATGGATATTGTGCCAGCCGAGAACAACGCTTCCGCCCCTTGATAATTAATGACGAAACCGTTTGGTGTGTAACAAACGAACGTCGCCTTCTCCCAATTCTTGCTAGTGTGAAAATGTCTAAATTCAATCAAATCGCCGTTTTTCATATTCGTCACTTCGGTTTTTGCGATTTTGTTTAGAAAATCATTTAGTTTGTCTTCGTTTACGACTAAAAAATTCTGGTTGAGCATGGTTAAAGCTTCCTATCTGCTTTGCTGCTTATGTGTGTTATTTTTAATACTATACCTATGATCGGGAGTCTTACGTTATGTCAATGACTCGCTTAATAAAGCGCATCTGATCAAGATTCTGTTCAATGCGAATGCTCACTTCACCTTTCTGGTTACGAGAACCTGCAATGTACAATCGAGCTTCACCTTTCGCCTTCTCTTCTTCCGTTTTGTTTATCGTAATAACCAAGTCGGCAATACGAACTTTTTCAATATTGTCTGCGGCGTGCATCATTGTTGCAACTTCGGACGAACCACCCTCTCTGTTCGTTTGTGAGGCTGTCATTCCTGCAACATTGTATGTGTCGTAAACCGCTCGTAGGTCGGAGTAAATCGACTTCACATCTTCACGAGGATCGCCTGAGCGATAGTTAGGCTTCATCAAATCAGCGTAATCAACTGCAACCATATCGAGAGTGACACCGGTAGATATAATTGCTTCGATGATACGAGCAACATCGTTAGGACTTACTGAGCCTGATGGTCGCTGAACAACATAGAGCTTTCCGATTTTTTCATCAGCCCCTATTTCTTTCAGCTTTTTAGTTACCTTGTCACGATCATCAACAAGCGCCTCCATTTCAGTTTCAGACAAACGAGCGTCAAAACGGTCGGCGATAATTTCTTTGTGTACTTCCAAAGAAAGGTAAAGAACGTTGTACCCGGCAAGAGTTGCGTTAACGGAAAACTCACCCATGGCGGTAGATTTTCCTGATTTAGCGAATCCCATAAATAAAACCATTTCTCGACGACCCCAACCTTTGTGATAAAGCAAATTATCGAATGCTCTATTTCCAGTTGTTATGCCTTGAGGTGGAGCTTCGCCAGACGCCACTCTTTCACGAGCCTCATAGCGTTTAGCAGATTCTTCAAAGTAGTCGTAAACTTCCGATGTGCCTTTGGCTCCTAGATACTTGACCTTATCCATGATCTGCATGGCTTTTTCAAAGTCACCTTTGTCTTTAAACTCTGCCGCTTTCATCATGGCATTGTCGAATGCTACCGACTGAGCAAAAATAGTGACCTGATCTACCATATACTGTGAGTCAGTGAGCTTAACCGCGTTAATTCGCTTAATGGCTTCGACAATATCTTTTGAGTAATCCGCTCGGATAACCTTCTTCTTTATATCCGCCGTTACCATAGCAACCAAAGTTTCTATCGATGGTGGTGAGCGGTACATTTTGAAATAGTTCCCAGCCGTCTTTACCAGAATACCCATTGCCTGATTGTCAAACTGACTTGGCTCAACTAAATCGTGAGCTTGTGTAACAAATCGATAATCTCGGCAATAGTAAGCGGCTAAGATAGTTTGGAAATTCTCATCGAACTTTTCAGAAAGCGGTACGCTTGTGTGCTCTAATTCCATTTCTGTTGAAATTGGGGAAGACATTTAAATTACCGCCTAGCAAGTTACTGATTCGATGTTGCGAAAACTCTCAATGGATGAGTAGTTAACGGTAAGAAAATCATTTTTATTTTTAAATCCAACTTCATCAATCAACGCCGACTGCTCATCAAATTTACGAACAAAGCCTGTTACCACTTTCCCTGTCTTGGTTGTTATTTCCAACTTAACATCATGAAATTTCAGCCACGATAACCGTGACTTGATAATGTTGTAATCTTGATTCATTTCATTTTTCCTTTTCCTAATTCAATTTTGATTTTTTCATAGCTAAGACGGGCTGCTAGATGAATTTAGCGGCTTTCTGATATTCTTTCGGATACTGGTCAACAAAGAACTGAGCATCTAAATAACCCAATGAGAAAACCGCCGAGTAAATAAGCAAGTGTCGTCTCTCAGGCAGAGCATCGTTTATTTGAGCCATAACAAACGCTCTGTGCGCGTCTTGGGATTCATCACCCACATAGTTATCTTTTTTAAAATAATCCAACTCAGAGCCACACAAGCGCGTTCCCTTTCTCTTCTCATACTTATCGTGAAATATTTCTAACAAATCGTCTTGCCAAAGATGTTGCGGTCTAGGCAAGTCACGCCATTCTCGTTTGGCCGCGATCGATAGCATGGTCATAACAAAGTAATCATACTCAACGCCTAACTCATCAGCCTTCTGACGCGCTTTCCAAAGAGAGGTTATGTTTGCTTTAGCTAACTGAATAAACGGACAACGTTTCAAGCCTGTTTTAAAAGGGGCTTTCCTATAGTCTTCTCTGCCGTGAGTACCCATAATCTTGCTGTACTGACGTTTGTATGATTCCGCGAATAATAAGGTCGCGTCCATTGGGTGAAGGTGACGATAATCGAACCATTTAGAGGTAAACAATTCCGCCTCTATCTTGGTTTTGGATAATCCGAGGTTTTCAACAACCCACTTATCTTTATCCTCTGCCGTCCATGAAAACATGAACATTTGCGGATCGTCTTCTGATAAGAAACTTTCCAATGTTAACCGCATATTTATCACATGCCTTGTAGTGAGTAAGTGAATAGCTACTTTATACCAGTGAGAGACATGCAAATCAAATCCGCTGTGTAGGTGTATGATTGCGGTTTTTTAAGAAAAAGAATGCCTAGCTCCCATAAGTTATTAATAGATTTAAATAGGAAAAAACAAAGGATCAGTTACTACCTTGTTTTGATTTTCTGTAGTTAAAAATAATATAAATACTATGGGAGCTAGGCTTTCTTTTTAAAACAAACGGCGGATATATAATCAAATGTTTTTCGTGTATACTAAACTTATAGATTGTCCAACTTTTAGAGGGCATATCATGAATAGAATACCGACAGCATCAAGGAATGTTAGCTCAATGCCTAAAATCATAGACAAGGCGGGATTCGACAAGAAACTCCAGATACCGTCAAAAAACAAAGAACACACGGCTGCGTTTGTGGAAAATGGTGTACAGACTTTTGATCTGTCTAGATATGTCGTGCCTCATGGCTACAAATTCTTAAAGTCCTTAAACAAGGATCAGTATAGACTTATCGCGGAAAGTGGTGAAGGTTCTGAGACTGTTTATCTTGTCGAGCTTCGTTTTAGAAAAGATATCATTTTCGGCAAAACTACCTGTACACAGATAAAAGTTTGGCGTACTCGTGAGCCTGAACACAGAAACGCAATCAGAGATTTGCCGCGCACCTTCTTCCAAAATTTGCTAGAGGTTCATAGCATTGTTGTAACTGACGAAGAGCAAACAATGGATGGCAAAGGTTTTTGGGCTGATATGATTTTGTGGGCGTTCTCGCAAAAATATCACGTATACGCCTCTGATGGTGGTGAAATGGACAGACCTCTCACTTTAATCAAAGACACCGAGGACTTCTACAACCATTGGGATAAGTTTTGTTGGGGATTCGATACCGACATCCACACTCATAGATTAGTTGTCATCAGCAAAGATTCATTATCTGAGTAGGCGGTTTGTCAACCGCCTTTTCTTATGGAATTTTCTTATCTAAATCTTTGAACAATTGTTTTATATCTTCCGGTTTTGTCTCTAAACTCAATTCTAGCGCTGCTTTGATATCTTCGAAGGGTAATTGAGCTAAAGTCACTAACGCTGCTCTAAATACATCTGAGCGGCTTAAATTGGCACGTCTAGGAACTATTCGGAGTAAATCAACAATTTCATGATATTCATCTTCCATAGAGACGGTTCTGCTTTTAATTACATGATCACTATTCTTGCGACGACCGCGCTGTTTAACCACGTTATCTTTCACCGAGGATTTTGCTAAAAATTCTTCTTGTAGCTTTTCGCGATCAACTTTACCCAAACCTGACATTGCATTTTTAACCATTAGCCTTTTCCTCGTACAAAAATTCTTTTACCAACTGCTCAATTTCACCTTCTGCTTTTTTGTCACGCTCATCACCTTTCAATTCGAAGATGGTGCGACCGGCTTCTTCGGCGTCGTCATAAACGTTTCTTGCATAAATGTTCGTATTAACCGCCAGCATACCGAATGTTTCACATACATCTTTGGCGAATTGAATGCGCGGCAATTGGTTCGGTAATGAAGGGCATTGATTCATCACGATACGTACCTTCAAATCTTCATTTAAGATCTGCGCTTTCTCAACAACACCGTCAAGAGTAGCCAGTGAACGAACGTCACGACGTTTAGGGCGGATAGGTAGAAGAAGGTGTGTTGCAATGAGCATCGATTCACGCTGAGCCTCTGAGTCGAAGCCGCCAGCGTCAATAACTATGTAATCATATTTTTCAGCAATGCCTTCAACATACTTAATTACTTCATTGCTGCGATAATGATAAGAAAGTTCCTTCGGCGGTTTTTCGGAAGGTAAGCTAACTCGATCCTGACACCATTGATAAGTTGTTTTCTGTACGTCAATATCGAGTAGATGTACTTTTTTATTTTCTTTAATTAATAAATAACCCGCGATTTGCTGTGCAATGGTGCTTTTACCCGGCCCACCTTTGCTACCGCCTACGAGTATGATTTTTGCGCTTTTTTTCATATCTTCGCCTTGTTATTTTTAAGTATGCCTTGTTATTTAGCATAAGATACACGCATTAATTACTAATTGAAAGAAAACCTATAAATAAATACATTTAATAAAATGTATTGTTTTCTTATTTATATAAACAATTAAGGCTTGGTGCCCTAAGCCTTTGTTATTATTTTCTATTTGATCCAACCCAGTGACATAATTTAACACCTGTATTATTGTGGGTGAGAATTTGTCTAGCTGTTAAGTCGGTTAACACATCTTCTTTTCCGATGAAAATAGGTCCACTAACATCACAAAAAGCAGGTTGTTGTATCTCTGTCTGCTTATTTACGCATCCAACTATTGCGAAGCTCATTATTAGCACCGCCATCTTCCATTTGGCGCACTTCATTATCGACCTCTTTCTTAACTTCTATCGTTTTTTTAAGTCGGACGCTTTCTTCCCGTCGGCGTTTAATTTCAAACGATTTTTTAGCCGATTTGCCGCCTAATGTATAGGCGGAGATAATCACAAATAAAATGGAAAGTAGTAAATAAAAATATATTTTAAACTTCATAAAAATAAGCCTAATCATATAAACTGCAATTAATATAGATTAAAGTCGTATCAAACTGAGAAGAACTCATAGGCGCCGTTCCAGCGCCGATAACATCTTTCGCGAACAAGGCCTTATCTTTCACTCCTATTGCAGATACTCCAATCCTGACCCAGCCATAAAAAAAAGAAGTCATAGAATAAAATCCATACATTTTTACTAATGTTGCTAATTTAAAACTTTCTTTTAAGCTAAAATTCACTCCTGAAATTTTAGCTGAATATAATGCCAACGGTATCTGCCCTGACACATGATGTAATTCACCTTTCTCATCAAATAATTGAATCCCCCATTTTGATGTGGGGGTATTTTGTTGATGAAATTTTGAAGTAACAAACACATATAAAAATAAGTTAACGGCTTTGTCCAAATCGCCACTTATCTCAAACATATAATTTTTACCAGAGTCGTTTAGCGCATGATTAAAAAATGACTTACTGATGTTTATCTCATCGCAGTTAATAAAAAAAAGCGCATTAGACGCTTTAGGAATACCGCTATCAAATAATCTATTGTTTAATAATGTATTTTTGTTTAGAGCAATCTTCTTGTAGAAGACATAAGATGTTTCAGTATAAGGAAATAAACTTTTCCCATTGCCTGAAAAAAAATCAAATCCCGATTTCATAATTTTTCCAAAATCACACAATAAACAGCAAAATAATGTTTCAAATTCCACGATAAAATATTTTTTTCTATCTTTACCTTTGTGGCATCGTGAACACCATACAAGGAAACAAGAGTAATTTTAGTTCCGTCAGGTGGGTTGTATATTTTTTTTCCCGAGCCTTTCATATCAACGACATCAATTACATACTTATCAAAATACGTAGCAACGTTTTTACCATTTTCAAAAATACCTAGCCCAAAACTCAAGATAACTCCTTAGAAGAATGACCTGTTGGAACAGGTCATTCTTCATGACTCATTTATTACAATGTAATATTTTGATCTCTGTCTCTTTAATTATCCCACGCCCAATAAAACGGACACCTAAATTTGAACCAGCTTTATAGGTAACTCTACCTAATTTGTCAGTGTGTTTTTGTGATAACTTCAGCTTAACTTTTTGCTGATAAGGGAAACTACCCAATGTATAAACACCAATACAATCAATATCCTGAATGGATTTTTCATGGATAGAGGTGCATCCAACCAAAACAAAAAAACAAGCGAAGGGTAATATTTTTTTCATCTTTTCATTCCATATATTAATGAAGCTTAACATTATCACTAAAACACAGGTTGACTTAGATGAACCTTTGATAAGCTATTGTTTCGTCAGGCGATTTAATTAACAACCTCGCTGATAACGCTTGATTTGGGCGTAAGCAATAACGCAAGCCACCGCAATAGTAGCTACACCAAAAACAATACGAACAATCGAGCCGCTGGATAAATGACCTTCTGATTTGATCAACGCGTCGGAGACTTGAGGCATAACTTCTGCGATCTGCCCCATACCTAAAGATGCGGCGATGGTGGCGCTTGCTGTTTCTTTCGTAACAGGGATTTTTCCGACTTCTTTTGTTGGCTTGACGACACCAGCTCGACGCAAGCCTTCGTCAATAACATCGGCGCTATACCAGGTATTAATATTCTTCTTATCGCCTCTGCCATTTTCTTGAAAAATGATGGCTTCAACGAGAGGTCGAATAAGGTGGTATTTGTGAAGATCGATGTTTTGGTCGGGGAGGACTCCCATAGCTCGACAAACTACTTTGATGTAGTTTTCCGTATGATTCTCAACCGAAGGTGCCCATCGCTCAATAACTTCGCGTACCGTGTCAATTCGCGAACCGTCTTTTGCTTTTCGCTTGTCGTGGTAAGTAATTAGCGTGACAGCAATTGCGCGAATCCCAAATGTGGGATCTTTAAAACTACAAAAGCGATTATCTTGAGGTTGTTTGGTTAAGCCCTGCCAAGGCGAACCCATTTCTAGGTTGCCCGGGTTATTCAGTCTTACGCCTTTAGGTACTTTTTTCTCTGTCATCGTTGCTCTCCTTAGCTTCCGATTCCACTTTTCAAACCCCATGCCGCTAGACCGAGGATTAAAACAGTAATCAACGTCGATGCGATCTTTGAGACGATTCCGCCATAAAACCCACTTGAGAGGTTGTCAAGACGGGTCAACAGCTTCTCAATATTCGCGTGTTGGACGCTGTGTTGCGTTGGTGTCATATCTCCGAAATGCGATTTCAGACCTCGACTAACCTCTTCGGTAATCTGTTCGCGGATATCGTTTTGCAAACTAGATACAACTTCCTTAGCTGTTTGCTTAACGATTCTTTCTATCATCTCAGATGTGACTTCCCCCACCTCGTTAGCCATATTAACCTCCATGTGTTAGGCAAATCGGGGTGGGAATTTTATATCACATTTAACATACTAAGTAATTAGATACCTATTATAATAAACCTAATCGAACACGTAAAACGCCTTTTTCGTCGTAAACATCTATCCTGTTGTTTGAAATCGACAATCTACCCTGTCCTGAAGTTTGGCCGTTCATCTCAAGTATACCGTTTTTGCCAAACTTCCAACCTGTTTTACCTGCCGCGTAGTTGTTGGATTGTAAATCACCGACTTTAGCACTTCCGATAGACCCATCTTTGATTGATGCCGCGTTGATGTAAGTTACACCACCGTCGATAACGAATGGAGTAGTCACTTTACCGTTGGCTGTGTTCATCAATGCAAATCTATCAGCCTGAACCAAGAATTGGCTTTGCAGCGTCTTCCCGTCAACACCAAGACCTATGCCTGATGCGTATTTCTTGCCGTCAGCTCTAACTTCCATCTTAACCATCCAAGTAGAGTTAAGACCACCTCCGCTTGCGACAGTTTTCTCTACCTGATTTATTCTAGCAGTGTAGCCGTTGAATTTACTCTCTATGGTTTTATTCGTCTCTGCTTGTGACTTGTTAGAGTCCGTAACAGTTTTATTCAACGTTGATATTGTTGATCCCTGCCCGTTTACTTTCGTGGTTAACTGGCTTAAAGACGTTGATTGAGCTGTAATATCTTTACCCTGTTGAGTCACGGTGCTGCTAAGTGAGTTCAACGCACTGGAGTCGGCTTTGGTTCCAATGGTAGTTTTCAATCTAGTTACATCATTTGCTGTTGAGGTTAACTTTCCATCAACGGCGCTTATCTTAGTTGACAAGTCGGACAAGGCATCTGAGGTCGCTTTCCCTACTGAAACAGGTACTTTATTTGCAGTGTAAGGTATTGGACCTACACTTTGTTTGTCTGTCGTATATTTTGTTGTTCTTATATAGTGAGCGCAGTTTTTAGGCTTAGTTAACTTGTAGAACGACCCACCTCTCAAATAAACATACTCAGTCGAACTGTTTGCTAGCTGCTCGGGGCCTAGCACTGGTGATTGGTTTACGAATCTAAAACCAAAATTATGTATAATTCTATTTATATTTTGAGTCCCCCAACCTTCACCGCTAACACTCCACTCAAGAATAGTTGCAAAGGTTTTACTGCCATGAGTCGCATAACTAGGTTTGTTATTTGAGAATTGACCCAGCGTTCTAAACACTTTGAAGTAATAACGCGTTGTAATGTTTAAATTCAAAGTAACCGGATAGTAGGTATTTTCATCTAATTTAGATAAGTCCAGATCAACCTCAATTAAATCAGTTAAATCATTTTTAACTTGATCTATTTTGCTCGACAACGCCGTGACGCTTGAAGCCGCTGATTTTACCTTACCTTCAACATCAGTAACTTTTGAACTTAAAGTGTTTAATGCCGATGTGTCCGCTTTCTTTCCAACATTTGTATTTGTAGTCTTTAACCCATTCTCCAAAGAAGTAGTTTTACTACTTACGGAATCAATATTTTTACCCTGCTGAGTAACTTTACTATCTAAAGCACTCAACGCCGATGATTCAGCTTTTTTACTTACATTTGAATTTGTGGCATTTAAATCATTTTGAAGTTTAGTTATTTGCGTAGATTGGGATGAAACTCTGCCGTCAGTCGCTTTGGTGTCTGTATTTAATTTTGATATAGCATTGGCATTGGTTGATGCTAAAATAGCAATACCTCCACCGTTACCGTGATTCATCAATACGCCATTAACAAACTCAATGGATGTCTGAACCATTGCGGATTTGTCGTTTCCCGTTCTGGAAGCCAACTCTATTGAATCACCTTTATTAGCCCCAACTCGGCCCGCAAGAATATAAGCGCCTCTATGCGGAAACGAATATAGAGTTTCCTTAGTTCCCCCAAGACGCTCAACAGCAGGCAATATTGATTCTCTATTCCTAGTAGGCTCATCATGTGTAATAAGAGCTGCATATTTTCCGTTACCTAAAGCAGCCACATCTTTGGATAAAGCAACCCCCATGTCTTTATTAGCGAACACATCGTAATTTTTTGTTGATTCAACTACAGTAGACCCATCGTTGTTTAATTTAAAAACAATCAAGCAGTAACTTCTTTCCGCCGTTGCTATCACAACACCCTTATCATTTGTTATTTTCCCTATAATGCCAGACCCAGCTCCAGCCGATTTCAGCAAAAATACAGTGCGAGGTAAAATCGATGATTTCAACGATGTGATACTGCTGTTTGCAGATGAAATATCTTTACCCTGCTGAGTAACTTTACTATCTAAAGCACTCAACGCCGATGATTCAGCTTTCTTTCCTACGTTAGTATTGGTCGTATTAAGGCTGTTTTGCAAATTAGTTAACTGAGATGATTGTGATTTTGTTGCATTGGTTAAGCTGTCTAATGAGGTTTTAGCAGAAGACATAAAATCAGTAACTTCCGGTGTTGCCGAAGCATAGTCGGTTGTTTCATAAACTTCAATCTGCGCTAAATACCAAGTCATGGGGGAGGCAGAAGTAGGTGCTTTGGCTTTGCTGCTATCAGAAATATAGACGCTCACATAACCAAAAGTTTGAAATTTCCCAACTTCACCACATTTAGTGACGCGATAGTAGGTTTCGTATTTACCAGTACCTTCTCTATTGCCAACAAATTTGTCAATATATCCGTCACCTAGAGGGTTTGTGTTTGCTTGCAAAGCCCAGCCTAAAGGCAATTTGATAATATACTTTGTCACAAAAACAGCGTTTGGTTTAGAATGAACCTCTCTTCTAAAACCGCCATAGTTAGGCGCTGCAATACCTTTCACTGTCATAGCGATTTCATGACTTGAAGTCGTTGGATTAGTAGATCTTCTACCTATAACATCAATACTAATATTTCCGTTATTAGCGTTGTTATAAAGATAGACATCATTTTTACCTTCATTAAAGTTAGGTACAGGGATTATTTGTTTACCATTGGTGGTGATCCTAGCTAGAATTTCTGTATCATCCAAACCACTTTTAATCGAAGAGGTTGAATTATCAAGAGCGGTAATACTTTTTCCATGAGACGTTATATCTTTACCTTGTTTATCCACTGTGCTGTTTAGTGAATTTAAAGCTGCGGCATCTGCTTTTTTTCCTACATTGTTGTTTGTGACTTTTAAACTATTCTCAAGAGCCGTAGTTTTACCACTAACTGACGAAATATCTTTTCCTTGCTGTGTAACCTTGCTATCCAAGCCAGATATAACCTTGCTATTAGCCAACTTAATATTTGACACATCATTAACAGAAGCGATGTCGAAAGGCGATGGAGACCAATCTGTTCTAACATTGCCAATTTCTACCTTTATTCTTGACTTAACAACATCGAGTAAGGACATTTTAGCCCCGTCAGAACGACGAACAACAACACCCACAAAACCTAAAAAGGGAGGTATAACAAGTAAATCTTTTCTCCAAGAAAACGATCTCCCTGAGCCTAGATATTTAGACGACTTATCAAAACAAGTCACAAAATACTCATAATCAGCATTTATACTGATGACAATACCTTTGCCGCTATCAATTAGAGTTTTATTTCTTACTCGGTTGTCTCCCGGATATTTAACAGCCGAATAAGCTGAACCTACATTGATCGACTCTTGGACTGTCCCTAATTCACTATCACTCTCGGAAAAAAGATTAACACCACCTACAGACATATCTTTAAGTGTATTTGACAGGCGCGTTATACTGCTATTAGCTGAGCTTACGTCTTTCCCCTGTTGGGTAACTTTACTATCCAAAGCCGTTAAAGCCGAACTATCGGCCTTCTTGCCGATATTTGCATTAGTCGTCTTTAAACTATTCTCAAGAGCCGTAGTTTTACCACTAACTGACGAAATATCTTTACCCTGCTGGGTAACTTTACTGTCAAGAGAGCTTAATGCCGTTGATTCGGCTTTTTTGCTCACATTGAGGTTTGTTGTACCAAGATCGTTTTGAAGTTTACTCATTTGCGTGGACTGAGATGTTACTTTTCCACCTATAGATTTAACTTCGTTGTCTAATTTCGTAATAGCTGAGGCATTAGCGTTTGATATATCTATAGCACCAGCCGACGATCCCAGCCCCACAAGTGTCCCATCAATGAACTCTATTGACGTTTTAACAAAAGAATTTTTGTTTCCGCCTTTAGTCGCAGACAATTCAATAGCATCACCTTTATTTAAACCGACAAAACCTACTAAAATATAAGCACCGCGATGAGGGATTTTGGCGATCGCCTCTTTCGTACCGCCAAGCATTTCAATAGCCTCAGTAATTGTTTCACGATTTTGACTAGGGTCGTCATTAGTGAAAATACAAGCGCTAGTACCGTAAGGTAATTTCTTAACATCCTCTACAAGAGCCTTTCCGTCTTCTGGTTTTGCATAAATGTCGTAAACCTTACTAAAATCTACTGATGTGGAGCCGTCATTCTCTCTTTTGAAAGTCACTAATGCGAAGCTTCGACCACCCCCAACCAACACCTTGCCTTTTTCATTGGTTAATGTTGAATTCATATTTGATGCAGAGCGATGACAAGCGGCAGTTACAACAAAGGCGCTTCTAGGATTTAGAACTGATTTAAGATCTGTCACGCTACCACTAACCGAAGAAATATCCTTTCCTTGCTGAACAACCTTACTATCCAAACCGGTTAAAGCTGAGCTATCGGCTTTTTTGGTAATATTTGCATTAGTCGTTTTTAAACTATTCTCAAGAGCAGTGGTTTTGTTACTTGTTGATGATATATCTTTCCCTTGCTGGATGACTTTATTGTCCAATATACTTAGAGCTGAACTATCGGCTTTTTTTTCAACATTAGCATTGGTAGTTTTTAAGCTATTTTGCAGAGCCGTGATACTGCCGCTTTGTGAGCTAATATCCTTACCCTGCTGGGTAACTTTACTATCCAAAGCGGTTAAAGCTGAGCTGTCGGCTTTTTTACCTACGCTAGTGTTAGTCAAACCTAGGTCGTTCTGTAACTTTGTTACTGCCGATCCTTGAGAAGTTAGTCTTTTACCCTGCTCTTCAATTTTTGAGTTAAGCGAATTAACTGCGCTAGACTCCGCTTTGTTTTTTAGCGAAGTGTTAATTGCTGTAATTTCACCACTTTGTGCTTTTTGGGATGTGCTTATTGACTCAATTGACTTATTAACGGCCGTTACACTTTCACCTAATCGAGTTTCTAGTGACTGTCTAGCTGACGCCTCTGCTTTATCACCGGATGTTCTCGCTTCACGCTCCTCAAATACCAAACCAGCCGTGACTTTTGTTAAGTCCTTTCCAGTATAGTCACCTCTCATTTGCGAAGCTAAAGACTGTCTTTCGACCGCTTCTGATGAATCTGCGGTAATTCTAGCCTGCTCTTCTTTCTTGATTGCGGCTGAGTTAGCGTCGGTTGCGGTAGATAGGCGGTTGACTTTTGTTGCCAAAGCATCGGTTGCCGTTTGTGATTTTTTCTCACTTGCGGTAATAGCCGCGCCTCGCTCAGTTTTCTCATTCAGTATTGCTGTATTACGAGCATTAGATTCCGCCTTTAAAGATTCTTCCCTTAACCGAGACTCCTCTTTTAAAGCATTACTGCGAGAAGTCGCTTCTTTTTTTATATCAGCGACTCTAGCATCAGATTCTTTTTTAATAGCCTCTGCTCGCTTCTGGCTTTCTGACACAGCAGCGTCGGATAGCGTTTTAATTGCCGCCTTTCTTTCTGCAATTTCTTTATCAATTGATAGTGCATTTTTAGTTACATCTAAAACAGCCTTATCAGACGCGGCTTTGCTTTCATCAACAGCTTTTTTAATTTCGCCAACTTTGACTTCAACGGCTGCGGTGACTTTTTCCGCCGCTGCATCTGATGCGTTGTCGTTTATATCAGCCAGCAGATCTTTACTTAATTCAGTTTCAGTGATTTTATTTTTCAAAAACGACATAACTTCTTTCGTTGTCGCTTTTGTGCCGAGATTAGAGTTAGCAGGACTCAGCATACCTCTTTTGTTAACTGCTCTGACCCAATAGAACCATGTTGCGTCATCTTCCAAACCGGAGTGGTTAAAGACCGTGGATGGCACTTTTGCCAGCAAAGTCGCCGTCTCGATTTTATTTGTTTTCGATCCATAAACATTTACCGCCTCTAAGTCGATAGAAGATGGGTTGATCCACGTAATAATATTTTGGCGATAATCCCCCACCGCCACTAGATTCTTAGGGGCATCTGGCGGTGTCATTGTTCCGACGGTCTTGTATGTGCGTGAAATAGATTCTGTTCGCTTTCCAGTGACAGATAGTGCAAAGACTTCGATGTCGTATGAAGACTTGTCAGGGACGCTCAGGATTTCATATTGGCTATCTGTTAATTGGAGTTGACGCCAGTTATCGATAATATCACTGCGCCGATAACGGATCGCATAGAAAGGCGAGAAGCCGTCCCAAGAAACTAATAACTTAACTGACAGGTTGCCTGGTGAAGAAATGTAAGTAGCTTCTTCAATTTGAATATTTTCAGGCTTTTTGTAAGTTGGATCTAAAACGGTTGTTTTGGATGGTGTTAAAACCGCGCCCTGATCGATAGCCGCAAACTTAGATGGATTGTGGTCAACGCCCATAATTTCATAAACGCCTTTCCCCTCATCTTTTACGCTAATCACACGCATTAACGAAGGTTCTAAATCAGGCTCGGTAATTGTCCAAAGACCAAGTGACACAGGCATTTCATCATCTTTGATTGCACTTTTGAAGGTGACGGTTGTGTGGTTTCCAGCGGCTTGAAGTAAATCGCGATCAACCATTTTACCTTCTGGCGTTAAGAAGGTGATGAAAGCGCCTTGGTTCGCCAAATTAACCGACGAATCTAACGTAATGCTATTTTTGGTACAAGAAACGACACGACCCGAGTTTCGTTTACCAGAGCGGTATTTATCTTGAACCTTGACCAAATCACCCGGCATCAACAAAGAGCTGTCTATACCCGCCTTGAAGATAACAACGTCCGTTTCCATTTTAGACGTATACAGAATCCATAAACCGACGCGATTCGCCTGACCGCGGCTAGTACAGCCAAATGCCAGAGATTCGATTTTTCGGATGCCGTGTTCTTTCTTAGCATCTTCATCTTCGACATACTCAACGTTTTGCTTGTACAGGTCGTCTTTATCATTGTAGGTAATCAGCGCTACGGTAGGGCGGTCTTTACGTGCTGAGCCTTTGCGAGTAATTTTGTCAATAATATTGGCAGCAGAAAACTGCATAACAGGGCTTGAAGGGCTGTCTTGGCGAAGATTGATCATCCCACCAGCCCAAAACACCATGCCACGGAAAACCGAAGCAATGTCATTAATGACCTTAAACGCTTCTTGACGAGTTGCAATCACAGTGTTGATGGTAAAACGCTTTTCCATCCCACCGAAGCCGTCTGGCACGTATTGATCGCAGTATCGACCGATTTGATAAATCTTACCAACGTCAATCATCGACTCACTAATATAGCTCCCTAAACCATATCGTTTTTCGATTAATAGGTCGTAGAGAATCCAAGCAGGATTTGATGATGATCGGTATTCAAAACTACCATCCCAATCGCCTTTATACTCATTGCTCACAGGGTCATAATTTGACGGTACTCGAATTAAGATACCGCCGACCAAATAAGAGCGGCGTGGTAAATTACCGCCAAATTCTCTTGAGTCTATCGTGATCCCCACAAGTGCGCTGTTTGGATATGACATTTTAGCAAAGACAATCTCACCATAAGAGGCTACGATCGTCTTGTTTTGAAGGTAATCATTGCTTGAATCGGCGGTAACACGAGAAACTCGAACGCGACGATTTTTTGTTCCAGTGGGTAAATCAATTAAGTATTCGTATTGAAACTTACCGCTAGACTTCTTTGAAACCGTGACTACTGACGAGCTAAAGCCAACAGGGGCAATAGGTTTGAAATTGTCGGCACCAACAGCAAGTGCGAATTCAAACTGAACGGATGCGCCGTTAATATCACCACTGCTTTTGTCGGTTGATGACAAGCGTGGAAACTCCATGATAACTCTTAAACGGTTAGTGTCGTCGTTATCAATGGACAGCGTTTTAGGCGAATCTTTACGTAACTCCGCAGCTACGTTTCTTGGTGTTTCAATGTCATCAAACCCGTCAATTGGGGATTGATTTTGGTGACCTTTACGTTCCCACGTTTTCACTCCCTTGAAATTCATTGAACCGTCAGGGTTTTGAACAGGGACGTCATCTAGAAAGATAGACTTTTCACCGTTCTTTAGACCACCTATAACGCCTTCACCGAGAAGATCTAAAATAGAGGCAACTGTTTTAGAAGCAACGTTATCTGCGGCTTCATAAGGCGTTCGAGAGCTTTGCTTTCCTCCGCCACCAGCACCAGCCAAAGGGATATTTTTCTTCACTTTTAATCTCCATATATTATATAAGTATCCACCTACTTATTATAATGAATATTTAAGATTATTGTAGAGTAAAGATTGTTATATATCTTATGGGAGCTAGGCTAAGTAAAATAAGAAAGGGCGCGGAATGCACCCTCTTTTGATGTGTTAAGTTGGGATTTGATCTACGGAAAGTTTAAGACTGATTAACTTGGAACCGACCAGTATCTCGTCACCGTAAATTAGCGGAACCGGATCGCCTTGTTCGATGGTGTTTTGAGGCCCATCAAAGTAGGTTGAGTTTTTCCGATTATCCACGCCTACTTTAATTTTAGGCTGTTTAGATAACAAACCGATAACGCCAGATGCCAGCATTGACGCACCAGCAACCATCATTGAAATACTCGCACCTCCGGTAAACGCGGATGAAAATGCACCAACAAGGATGAGAGAAACACCCACCGCAACCTGAATGCCGCTTAAAACTTTACCCCCTGAGCCACGGTAAATCGGAGTAACTCGAACGTTGGCTAACTCACCTTGATTTTCCATCTTAAACTCAGCTTCGCTCATGTCACGCACTACGCCGTTGGCTTTGGTAACGCGGATATGGTATTTCTGATATTTGTTGGCGTTTAGCTTCATCCACGCCAGAAAACCACTGCGATTACAATCGATGATCCCCAAACCTTGTCTAACATTAGCGCATCTTATTTTGTGCTCTTTTCCAAATCGTTTACCCAAAACGCCACCTAGTTCAAAAGTGACGAAATTACTTGTTGCTTCGCTCATAGCAAATCCTTGTGCCGTAAGTGGTGAATAGTGCATTTTTGATACATACCGCCATAAATGGCTTTACTGCTGAGACGGTTTGTTTGATGGTGGAGTATTAAGTTATCACCAATATAAACCGCGCAATGATCGGGCATTTTTGCGCCCATCTTCATAAAGAATAAATCACCACGCTGAGGCTCTGTGCCGTGCGGTAACTTAACCAATCCCTGACCTTCGTAGTTGTCGCCAAGAATATCAACATCACCATCCCACCAATTAGGGATATGAAGTAATGGACAGGCGTCTACATGAACACCAAATTCTCTCTTTAGATAGTCTCGACATAACATCCAGCAATCAAATACCCCGAAAGCATATGGACGACCTTCATAGGGCATTTCAAAACCGCTTGGTGAGATAACATTAACATCACTCACAAGAAAGTCGGCTTCAATATTGGGATCGTAGTTTTTCGTAACATTGATAATAAACCAAGGCAGTTCTGATGCTTCGCACCCTGCTTTATCCGCTTCACTTGCTTCGTTTGTCTGATCTGTATGGCTATGCCACACTCCAACGACGTCTCCCTGCTTCTCCGCGTTTATTTGGTCATCAGCGTCCATAACAAAGAAATTCTCGGGGTCAGTCGCTACATTGCGACACAGCACCAATTCGTACTTGTTCGCTTTCGTGTTCACAAGCAAGCCACACGCTTCGTCAGGGTATGATTTCACTGCCGCAAGTTGCATGGAACTGTAGAGATCGGCGCTCATCATATTTTTAATCATGAACGTGTCGCCCCCGGAAAACCGCCAAACATAATAATGCCGTCGGCGAAGTAATTACGTCGAGCTTGGCAACTAACCAACCGCTTAGGGCAGTGGTCGGCTCCGGCTATGAGAGTTTGTTTATTGTCTTTATCAAAAGCAGGTCCGGTATAGCCGCATTCAGCAGAGCGGTATTCCCACTGGCATGAGTTTCTGATGATTTGTCGGTTTGGTAGCTGAACACCCATAAGGTCATAAACGGAAGCGAGATCGAACTCAACAAGATCTGGCGTTTCAATCGCCTTTTGGTCAATAAACCAAATATCATCAGGGAAGTGTTGATTAGGGTCGGCTTCTGGATTGGTTTTGCTTGGGAAGTTTTCCGCGTCGAGAAAGCACTGCATTGTCCTTTTTCTCGTTACCTGACAACCAAGGAGATCATCTTTGGTCTGTAGCTCAGCGGAAATGATGCCGTTCATATTAGCAACTCTCAGCTTAGGTCTAGGCAGCTTACCTTCACCGCTCATCTCAAAACCGGTTGCTTCGATTGGCATAGGCTCATAAGTCTTACCTTGCCACACAATCGGCCCTAAAACCCCATTCACGCCAGAATGAAAGTAAAACTCGCCACCGCCGAAACGTTTAGGCAGATCGATAACAAAGAACTCAAAAATAGAATCAGGTGAAAGTTGTTGAATTTGCTGTCTAATCGTTTTATTAGCCATTGTGCTTCATTCCTTGAAACAGGCTACCCCTGTTTAGAGGGTAGCGTAGATTTATTCAAATACTTGTCTAAACGATGCGGTTAAAATCTTAGTTCCTTGATTTTTAACTACATTGAACTCATCACAAACAATTATATAACTTTTCTTGTCTGGCGATACCCATTTGAATGATTTTTTACCTCCATGTTCAAAGAGGAAATTATCAATCTCATCAATAAGGGCGTAGCTGCCTTCAAAGACCAAACTCCACTCCAATTTACGCCAGTTGAAGCCTGATGAATAACGCTGCTCATAACCATCGTCGAAAACTTGCTTATCCACATTGGTTTTGAAATTTTTTCTCGATTCAAACTTCGGGTGCCATTTAAAGGTTTTACGTTCCATGTATTACTCCGACAATATACCGCCTGGTCTTTTGTTCTCTGTGATTGTATCAACAACAATCGCCTTAATTTTCTCAGCCGCGCCGTTCCAAAGCTTATCTTGGCTCATGCTTGACGAATCTTTGCTTTCACCATCTTGGTTTATCACCGAGATAGAAATAACCACACCACCCTCGCCACTAGATTCTCCACCATTGACGTTCATGTTAACAGGTATGCTTCGACCATCCGGCAGTGGAACGTAGGCTTCGTTGTACTTGCCTTCACCAAATAACGCTAATTGAGGCGAGGACGCAATGCCTCCTCTCGCATAGGTTTTTAATGGCACCTCACCTAGCGCACTCATGATGCCACCGTTAGCAAATGCAGGAATGTTGGCGGCAAAACTACCCGTGGCAAAGCCATTACTTCCCGCGCCCGCTGCGGCGGCACCACCAGCACCAGAAGCACCACCAGCAACGGCACCACCGACAGCGGCTCCAATACCGATGATCCCCTGCAATCCACTTGCTGCGCTCTCAGTACCCAAAGATGCGATAAACGCACTAAGCGCTGTTGTTGCCCCAATCACTGAACCTGTGAATGTACCGATTGTGGTGGTTGCTGTTATTTCGGCGGTTGCTTTCGTCTCTGTCGCTGCTGTCCCTGTAATAGTCGCCCACAGTTGTTTAGCGTAAGCCGCAATCGTTGCGAATATTCCTTGTGATTGCATATTTTGTAATGCGCCAGTGGTGTCTTCCGCCGCTTTACCCAGCGCATCAGTGGCTTTGGCATTCGGATCTTTACCACTGTCGCCCCCTGAGCCAAAAATACCACTCATGGCTGTGCCCATCGATTTAACAAGACTTGCGCCAGTATCACCACCAGCCCCTAAACCTAGACTATTGATAATTGGTGAAACAACCATGCTTCTGACAAAGGTTCGCTGCAACTCAGTGAAAATGAAATCTCCAAACTCTTTAATTGAAAACTCACCTGTGCTGATGAAATTCATCAACTTATCTTCTAAATTATCGAAGACACCTTTGATGTTCTCGTCAATTAAGTTACCTAAGTTCTGATAGTCATACGCCATTTTAGCCGTGGCGGTTTCCGTCATGCGAACTAAGGCTTCTTGTTTTCCGGCTTGGAACTTCGCGTATTCGTTTTCTAAATGCTCTTTAACCTCTTTGTTGTCTTTAGATCTTTCAATGATTTTTTTGAAATATCTATCCGCCTCGTCATAGCTTTTATTGAACTCAACTCTTTGTTCTTCAACACTTGTTGTCATATTGCCAACAACTGTTTTAGAGAAGCCGGCCCATTTAGAAATTAGCTGATCGGATGAGTCTTTGGCTAACGATTTTCTGTAGTCTTCTGACGTATCGCGGATTTCTTCAAGTTGCTTTTTAGCTTCGTCAATCTGCTCCTGACTTAAAACACCAGCTTGAGGCTTAGACTCGGATAGTTTTTTCAGACTGTCGGTCAAATCTTTAATGCTTTGATCATACTTAACGACTTCTTGACTACCGAAACCAACTTTCTCCGCCATTTGCTCGGCTTGTTCGATAACTTTTACGTGCTCGGCTGCGAGTTTTTCAGCTTGACGCTTGGCTTTTTCTGCGGCTGACTCACCTTTTTTTGACTCCATAAATTTAGCTTTTTTTCTATCAGCCTCATCTTGAATTCGAGCATCGGCAAGCGTATCGTCAACTTTAGCTCTTTCTGAGACAGACAGTTTATCGTAGGCTTCTTTCAAATTATCAACGGCAAGACCTCGCTTCTTCATCACCTCGACAATTTCCATACTTGCCTTAGCTTCCGCCTTGCCTTTTGAAATACGACCGTCAATGGTTGCTATACTTTCGCCATTGTCAATCTTGTCACCTAACGCCAGTAATTGATTTTTCCTTCTGATAACATCTACACCCTTCTCAAAGGTGTCATCACCGCCATCGTTAAAACTGCCATCTTGACCTTTCCAACCTTTAAACATTAAATCTCTACCGTTAGCAACCGCCTGAGCAAGCGTGTTGATCTGGTTAGCTATGTCGGTGTAATGAATGCCAATCTGCGCTTTTTGAGAAATCAACTTGTTTAACAAAATGTCATTCTTCTCCGCCATAGCATCACCTAACTCAGCGGTTCTTTCGACAATTTTGTCACTAATTTCTTTCTGTTGCTTATCGTACTCTTTACGAACTTTTTCTAAGCCAACTCTATCAGCCTCAGCCTCATTCTCGTAGATCTCACGAAGCTTATCGGCAGATTCTTTTCGCACAGCTTCTTGTTTTTCTGTATTACCTTTATTAGCCAAAAGCTCTTTGTCTCGATTGGTTTCAATCTCTTTCTTTTTAGCTTCATAGTCGGCTTTACGAACATCACTCTCTTTCTGATTAGCTTCCATAATCAAATCGAGTTTTTTTCGCATAGCCTCTTTAGAACGAGCCATTTCAGAAACTTCAATTAAATTTTTGTCGTCGCTGTATTTTTGCTCCAAATCGTTGCGCTCTTTTAAGGCTTCTTCATATTCTTTGTTAACTGACTCAACCTTACCATCACCGACCCAAACCCCTCTTTTTTTGTTGTCGTGAATCTGATCACGATATTGCTTCGCTTTTCTTAGTCGTTTATTCGACTCATCAACCTCTTTTTCCTGCTCATGAAGATTTTTTTTCAGTAAGGCAAGCTGTTCGTCGGTCACCATACTCGGCATATTTCTGGCTGCGTCAGAGGCGTCTTTTGTCTTTTCCTCAACACGACCAAACCACCATGCTAAAGACGCCACAATCTCAATGACCGTCGTAATAGCTGCGACAATCAGATTGGCTTTCATCACTCCATTTAATCCGCGCCAAGCGTGAGTCATTTTCCCTATTGCTACCGTAGCAACATTAAGAGAGCCGCCCATTCGCTGCGACCGATTTGCAACATCAGAAATGCCTCTACCAAACCCAATAAGACCAGCACCTCCACCACTCACCGCTCTTGCAATAGCGCCGTTGAACGAGGTTATTGCACTTGTTGCTGATTTAAAGAAGGACAGGAAAATTTTAGCCCCTGCGACAGCTAAAATAATTTGAAGCAACGAGGTAAGTGTGGATTGGTTGTTTAAGATCCATGTAAACATTTCCCTCGCACCATCAATCACGGTTTTAGCCATATCACCAAATTGCTTGCCGTAATAAGAGGCAGCGTCGCTAGTCAGAAGGCTATTTACATCTTTAAGAGCGCCCTTAACCGCGTCCATGTAACCTGCATCGCCGATCTCTTTTGCCAACAATGCCATGTTGGTTTGAATTTGAGAAACGATACCAGTGTAGGTATTCATCATGCGCTTAGCGGAGCCTTTATAAGACATCTCCATGATGTTCAACATACCGGTTACGGCGGTCGTTGCCTCAACCTTACCCGAAGATACGGCTTTGGTTAACTCGCCCATAGACAGGTTCATACTGGTTGCCATAGCTTGCATGGCGGTTGGAACAGCTTCACCTAATTGTTGGCGAAGTTCTTCCATCGACACAACGCCCTTACCAGCCATTTGCTGGATCGCAATGGTTGCACGCTTGAGAAGCTCACTGTCGCCGCCAAAACGAGCCACAGCGTCAACCATGGAGTTTAACGAGCCATTTGTCGGGTCTATTCCTGCTGATTTTAATTTAACGAAACTGTCTGATATGGCATCAATTGAGAAGGGTGCGCTTTTTGCTTTGTTAACAATGTAATTAAAGTCAGATATTGACTCTTTAGCTCTGTCTGATGAAGTAGCCAAGCCTTGAAGCATGACTTGAAGACGTTCTAATTTACCAGCACTGTCTAAGATTGACTTCTGCCAATCAAAAAGGGCTGATTTCATTGTGCCAATAGCAAACGATGCCATACCGATTGTTGTAATCGTCTCTGACAAGGTTTTACTAAATCCGCTGAAACCGCCCTCTAATCTTTTTATCCCCGCGTTTGCCTTGTTCGCGTGGGCTGGAAGACGACCAAGCAAACGTCCGGCGTTTGTTATCTTGATCTCAAAATCTTTGTCATCCAATGACAACCTAAAACCTAACGAATCAGCCATCCTTAGCCTCAACCGAATATTCTTTCTAACTTCATTCTGGCATCTGGATCGGCTTCGACATTGATAGGTGAACGAACTTCTTTTGTAACTATAGGTTGCCCCAATCGCTGTTGTAAACTTTTCTCAAATGCCCCGTAACTTTCCGCCGTCGCTTGACCAACTCTTGCAATCTGCAAACGGCGAATATCGTCTTCTGCCTTTATGCGGTCTATGTTTCTGCTAAGCAGCCAAAATCGCTCAAGAGGCATATTAATTACTGAATCTGATGGGTCACCGTAAAAGGAAACAACACGGCAAAAATAGAAACCGAAGTCGATTGTAACAACCTCGACTCCCTTTTCATCACGGGTTGTTACTTTGCATCTTCACCTGCGTGTTTTTCATTAATTTCTTCACCCTCTTTAAAGGCGAACATGACAATCTGCTGAATCTGATCTGGTGTCAGTGACTCAATGTCATTTTTTTTCATTGTGGGAATTAATGCACCAACCAGATCAACACCAGCCTTCAACTGTTCAGTCACCGACATGGTTTCCACACCTTGCGCTTGGAATTTTTGTGCCATGGCGAATAAGCCCACGGTGACAGGCAAAAGCGCATGAATTTTTCCACGCAGAGAAATTTCTTTTTTTGTCGGTGCGATAGCATCTAAATCTAGTAACTTAGCCATTGGGTAAACTCCATGTAAATAAAAAAGGCTTCTTAATTGAAGCCTTATATTATAATAGGTACTTGATTACTTACTAGCTTTATTTCCGCCCTTTCCAGTGGATGGTGTAACGGCGTCAGTTTCCGTTTCAGTTATTGGTGGAAACTCTTGGGGCGGCTGTAATTTGTCTACTTTTTTTTTCCTAGTTTTCCCAATACACCTTTTTCATCAGGATAAGCAGTAAACTCAATGCTGTAGACGCGAACGTCATCATGCTTATATGCCATATTGAAGCTACCGGCGGTTGCTGTTTTTGGCAATGTTAGAATGTAGTCGTCCTTGTTTGTCGGTGTTAAAACCAGCTCCTGTGCCACTTCAACCAAGTTAACCCCGATACCTGTCATAATGCTAATAACATCTTTTTCTGCTGATAGCGTACTGCCCGGCATGATGGCGGCTAATCGCTCAAGAACCGTTTCTGCCAAAGGAACCGTTACTTTGATGTTTCGACCTTGGATAAACTCTGAAACAACAGTTTCACCCATCTGATCGACGTTAACTTTTAATGTGTCGGTTGAAATTTCCACCTCAACACCGCCTTTGGTAAAGCCTAAATCTTCACCTTTGAACGAAACGTTACAAGCGCCTAATTTAATGTTTTCTACTTTATTGCCAGCCATAAGTATTCCTTTACCTATAAAAAAATAAATTTTACAGTTATTACTGCAAGAAAGTAATCACTTACTCACTTGAAAAATAACAACTAAACTCAACAACAAAACCTGCCTCAAACGAACCACCGTTATTTTGGGGGTAAATCGAAGGAAAGGTAGCTGCTCGAATAAAGTTAAAATATACACCATCAACCTCGAAATCTCTAGCATCCATCTCTTTTAATACTCTTTCGCTAAGGTTGTTGAGTAAATTTATATTCTCCGCTCTAATCATTACAGGGAAAATATCTTGATAATAACCTTTTAACTCAGGATCTATCAAAATACCATCATTGGGCGTCATAACCATAATACCACGAGGTACTTTTGGTGGCATGTAATAACAAAATAGGTCAACACCTACCTCACCCAAATTTTTACTTTCTAGATATCGAGCAAAAGCCTCTAGTATCATTTCCAGCGTCCTTTACCAAAACCAGCTTTAACACCAACCTCTTTTAAGTTGTCACGGTATCGCTTCCACACCGTGTTACCTGCTCTTTCAACAAAGCCTTTCCCCACCTTCACTTTCACACCAGCGGCATAATTTTGTCTTTGCTTTTCGCGAGACATAGCTCCGAGCCGATATTGGTTGTCGTGCATATAACCTGCGTATCGGCCCACTAAAGCACGACGAACCGCTCCGCCTCGGTTATTTGTGCCTTGACGTGGTGCGGCTCCCGATACTGATAGCTCAACATGAACCTCATTTTTGGAATTGACGACACGAGCATGTATAGACTTTTCCAAACTCCCTGTCTCTCTTGGAGACATAGCGCGAGCGTATCTTTCCATGGTTTTAGCCATTGCCCGAAGCTCATTGAGCAAATTACGCTTTAAAGCGTTTTGGCTGTGTGTCAATCGTTCCTGAGCGCGTTTAAATGATCCTATGTTTACTGAGATACCCACAGATTAGCCCCCACTTCGTAATGACCTTCTTTACCACGTAAACCAAAGCGATCATGAATGCTTTTAACTTCCAGCTTAACGCCTTCAACAAGCAACACGTCATCAATCTCCAATCGAGAAGATTTAGGCATTACAAAAGCCGCATCAAAAAGAGTAATGTCAGCTTTACCTTTTGAGGCTGAACTGTCAGCACGCACAGAAGTTTTATCATAAGCCTTGATAAACCGAATAAACCCAACCGGGTATTTTCCAGCAAAGCTAAGAGTCGGCTGACCGTAAATATCCAACTTACGAGATTTACGATAAACGGTTGCGGTTGATTGGTAACTAATGTTCATAAATCAACCTCTACTTAATCGAATCGTTCCATCAATGTACCGACCCAACAATCGCCATGTTTTGCGCGAAAGAGCTTGTGTTGCCGAACGCCCCGTTCTGTACATGTTGGTTGTTTCACCGATAGACTCAGATAACAACCCTTCCTCTCTAGCATCCGCCGCCCCGTTTGTTTTGATGATCGAAACAGCCTCAATCATACAAGCTTGAGCTAAATCATTTAGGAAGTATTCAGGCAAAGAAGCGAACTGCTCATCAGTTAATTCGGTGAAGTCAATAATATTACGTCTAAAATCACCAGCCAAATAGAACGGTAAGGTATTGGTAGTCAATATATTTTGAGGTCTATCGTATTCTGTATCAGAAATCTTATAGATCCGTTTTAAGCTAAAACTCATTGCCTTTATCTTGCTTGTCGCCTCAATAAGAGCCTGACGTTGAGTATGATCGCTAAGTAACAAAAAATCGTCAGCGTCATACATATCCATGGCGGCAAGTTTCGCTTTCATCAGTGGGATGAATGATTGCTTAGGTACCATCAGATTCAAAGAAGCCATAACGGCATAATAGTGATCGAACTCTGCCACCATACCGGTTGCTGTCTTTGTTTTAACAGTAACTATACGCATATCTTTGTCTGAGTCATTCAAAGTATTTAACGACTCAGAGACACTAAACGACGCCGACAAATCACCACTTTTGATATTAATTTTTACGTCTTTTGCTAACTCATTACCTTCGCCGTCATAAACAGAGTATGTGGCGCTCACAACATCGAGAGCATCAAACGTAACGGTAATATCTGCCGGCTTTCCTGATTTAACAACGTTGAGTTGTGCCATTATTCCCCCGCAACCGCCAAAATAGCATCGATCATTTTTTCAATCGAAGTAGCTTTGACATCAAATCTGTTACCGATGTCACGTAAACCAGCAATGCCACCATCGTCAGCGACCGCTTCTAATTCAGCGCGAGTAAATCGAATAATTTCATCATTGCTACCGCCACCATCTTCACCGCGAGGTGAGTCGATAACCAAATCAGCTTTTTTCTCATTTTCTAAGGCGGAGAAAGATGTTAATTCTCGCGACATCGCCAAAGCTGACGCGCCACTTACGTTAACACCTTCAATTGTTTGTGCTTTCATGATAGAGCAAATACGCTGCTGATCGACAAAAGGCACTTCACCGATGCTTTCGCCATTTTTAAATTCAACACCAGACATATAGCCTGTGTAAGATGCAAAAGCGGATTCAAGTAATTTAATTTTTGCAGGTTTCATGGGTTCTCTTTCTATACAAAGCGGCTGTTAATCAACCGCTGTTTAAGTGTTATTAAGACTCTAAATCTTCTTCAACAACAGGAGGCTTCTCAACAACAGGAGGCTTAGGCTTCTCAACAACAGGAGGCTTAGGCTTCTCAACAACAGGAGGCTTAGGCTTCTCAACAACGCTCGATCTCACCGTTGATAAAATTTTCTCAAGTTTCCGCTTTGGCAGCGGTGAAATCGAAACACCATCTTCAAATTCGGTCATGAATAAATGACCTGTGTAACCGCGCATCGAGCTTTCAGTGATCTTTACTTTCTTACTAGCCATACAACCTCACTAAATTTTTAACAAATCACCTAGACAGCCATCGTTTTAAACTTTGGCGAAATTATAAAATCACCCAATCGTCAGCAAACAAATCACCCTGAGAAGGAACCCAACCCGGCTGCATATCTCCTTGAGCATTTTTTAAATCAAGGTGTGGTGATATGTTAAACTCACCCTCAATTCCAGCCTTTGCGTAATCACTACCCGGACGGGCTTCGGCAACCGTATAACCACCAGCTTTTATTACAAATTGATTTTTTCCGTTCCAACCTAATCGCGCTATACGACAACCTACTTTCGCAGCTTCCAACGCTTCACCAAAATTCATATAACCTCTCTGAAAATAAAAAGGGGTGGGCTTACGCCTCACCCCAAATTGTCCTGCTTAACACCAACTTAGATAGCAACGCCTGTTAGAGCGGCTAGTGCTTTGTCATGCTTGTTAGCCAAAGAGCAGTACCATTTAACACGAGTACGGGTTGAATCTTTGTTTTGGACTGTGCCAATATCTTCAACAACAATACCTGCGCTTTCGCCGCCATACAGACCCGTCAGACCGTTTTCTTCGCTCATATGCAGACAGTAGATATCCGCCTTCTTCGCCTTCGTATCACCAACAGTAGGGATGAAGTCATTGACGATGAATGGAATACCGTTATGCGTCAGCATTGGGCGACCGAAGTTTTCGATCATGATTTCGGTAGGACCGACATTGACAGTACGTAGCAATGCGCGGTAAGCACGAATATGCTCAGAACGCATCATGATTGCGTCAGCGCCTAAATCTTTAACAGCATCCACCAACTCATCCAGCATTGAGAAGGTCATTGCACTATCGGCGATAATTTTCTGGTCTTTGTGAAGAAGCTTAGGAATACCGTCAAACGTTTTCGCGTTAGTGGTTGAGTCACCTAAAATCAGGTTGCGACGGAAAGCACGAGCAAGACCTTTTACTTTAGAGCGGATCTGAATCGCCAACTGGCTATTGGTATCTGCCATGGTCGTTGCGAGGAATTTATCCACATCAACATCACCTGCCAAGATACGCAGCTTAGCAACATGCTCTGTGAACTTAGCCGCTCCTTCAGGAACAACGTCATTCACATCGATAAACGCAGCTTCGCTCAACTCAGCTTCACGGTTATAAAGGTAAGCTTTAGAGTCCACTTTCATGAACGGGAGAACGGCGAATAAATCTTCGCGGTCAATGATGGTTTCGATAACACCTTGCTCTAAGGTGTTGTTCGATAGCTTTTCAGCTTCGTCACGCAGTAATGGCATCGTAAATTCCCTTTATATGCACACTTGTTTAATTGTTACGGAGGCGTCCTGCCTCCGCTTTACTACTTCTTGGCGTGTAACTTAGACAAACCTGCGCTGATTTTTCCTAGCGAGTCTAATTCACGACCTTTGGCTTGCTGCGTAGGTTGAGGTTCAGACTTTGAACCAGCCCCTTGCTTAGCTTTGCTACGCAGCAAAGAATCAACCTCTGGATCAGACTTTAAAACCCGCTCAATCGCTTGCTCGAAGTCTAAAGCGTTACCGCTGCCGTCAACTAAGACAGCACGATCTTTAGAACCGGCTGGTTTGTCGAACCCAACAACCTTACCTTCTTCATTCACTTCAAAGTGAGCACCGTAAATCACTCGCGCTTTTGCAGGTGTGATCAGTGTTTCTTCACGTAAGAAGTTAGAGCCGCCAAATGCTGTGCCTACAGTCATTTCAAGAATTTGAGCGCGTAAAGATTGGTTTTCCGTTTCGACTGCTTGAAGCTTTTCGTCACGAGACTGAACTTCAACCTTGTGCGCTTCAACCATCTGCTTTTTAACAGCGTCAAACTCACCGCGCTTCTCTTGCTCTTCCTGCTCACGTCGCTGGCTTTCTTCTTCCGCAAGACGTTTAGACTCCAAAAGCTCAGAAATTTGCTCAGGGGTCGCGTCACCAAAAGCAGTTAACTTTTCGGTCAACGTTTTGTTGTCAGCCTTACGCTTCATCGTTTCCTTGATGAGCGTTGCTTTTTCCGCATCGGCAGCGACGAGTCGAGCAAGCATTTCTTCTTGCGACAGACTTGAATAACCGTCGTTACGAGCTTCTGGGCTTTTTTCTGGCTGAGGTGGGTCACCTGCACCACCAGAACCGTTACCACCCGTCTCGATATCCATCAAAAGCCCACGACGAGCCATTAGCATTTGAAATAAATTCATGTATTACATTCCTTGTAAAAATAAATCACTCGGTTTCTTGAGTAGATTCAGGATCAGTTTCTCGATCTCTATTACCTGAATCATAAGTAAGTGCCGACTTATTATCAAGCATTAATTTATCATTTTTAGGTGGAAAAGCTTTCAGATCTATTTCGAAGTCACTTTTCATATCTTTTGAAACGTTTGGAAAAATTTTATCAATCAGGATATCCATTTGATGACGACGAACTGAGTCAGGCGCGTCAATTTCTTTGAGCTGTTTAGATACCTCAAACTCATCCATCAAACCACGAACGTCGAAACTTTCAGGGTATGAAAGATATTTAGCAATATCCTCTTCCGACGTCTCTTGCCCCATCCATTTAGCGGCAATAAACAGCATTTGACGCTCCGCCCGCTGCAAACGCTCAGCCTTTGTGACAAGCAAACTGTTTACACGCTGAAAATCATACGCTTTAGCCGCACCTGAACTGTTGTCAATCCCCTTCGCGTTATCTTGCTTGGTTCGCTCACCAGCCACACCTACAGAGTGATAGATTTCATTAATAACAGTTTGAACCGTCTGGATGATCATCGATGCTTGCTTTGGGTCTGGCGACATGTAAAAAGGCTGTGCTCCGCCTTCCGCGTCGTAGGTAAACACTCTCTTCGTCCCAAACTCCAAAACTTTTTTATGGTCGTCATCGCCCGGCATCATTGATTGAACCGGAATCGCCAATTGGCTAAAAGTCTGGTCTTGGATGATTGCATCGAGGTTGGATAAGTAGTTGGCAACAGCGCGATCTAAGTAAGCGATATCATCAATTAGTGAAGGGCTAAAATAAACTGATTGTGAATTTCCCATACAATCAACAGGGAAAACAGGAACCATATCAAGCCCATGAGAACCCTGATCTTCAAGTTCAATAACAACAGACTTACCAGTACCTTTCTTCACTTCACGGAAAAGATACCACTCATTCTGAGTCCATAAACGATAACGATTTTCCTGTTTGCCGCTTGAAGTAAATGGATCTTTATCATCTCTCGCAACTTCATGCGTTAACGCCCAAAGCATGTCACCGTCATCATCGTAAGCGAAATCAAGCATTTGCTGTGGTGGAATCCAATATGCGTAAGGTCTGGCGTTTGCTTTCTTCTCATCAGCGACCGAAGCCACGTCACCACTTGCTTTCATTGTGGAATCGACAACAACCCAAATACGCCCAAAAATTGACGTTTGAATATCAATAGATGACATAAGCTCATCAATCCCTGCTTGCTCTCTAGTCGCTCTATCCCAAAAGCCAACAATAGAATCTGGCGCATCTTCTCGCTCACGGGAAATGTTTTCACGAAAGATATACTTGTTAATTAAATTAACGACCTCTCGAGTGTGATTGAAGCGGTAAGCACGTTCCAGTCGCTCTCCGAAATCCTTATCGCCTTCCTTGTAGTATCGGAAAATATTCTCTTTGAACCATTTTCTACCACCTGCATAAGTCGCGGATAAGAAATTCCAATGAGAAAGCCTTTCCTCATATTCAGGGTGTCTACGTGAAACCAAATCTTTATATTTTTTCTGGAGGTTATTGTTGATACTCATAAAACAAATCCTTTTGTTATGCGGGTAAATACCTATTAATATTATCGAGACCCACCCAATACTTTGCGCTTTTTGATCGGGAATTTACGATGGATAGAGTACCCAACAGCATCCGCACTGTGCTCGACACCTGCTTTCTTATCCACATCTCGCGAACCCGGTTTGTAAATAACCTTTTCAAACGATTCAATTAAATGTTTGCATTTCGGATCTACAAAAAATCTTACAGTTCCCGCCGCACTCATCAACATCCTGTTTGTTGAGTTAACCCTATCAGCTATCGGTGGATGCTTCTTGGGGAAATCGATACGAGTAAACCCTTTTTCTTTGAAAATATCAATATCCGACTCGCCTCTAGCATGTTGACGATAGCTACCTGCTGGATCGGGAAAAATGGTAATTTGACTCTTCCAACGCCAGTATTTACGCTCCAACTCATCACAAACCTCCGCTGTATTCGATGAAAATAAAACTATCTCATCAACAGCCCAAATCTCTCCATTAGGTTGTGGTTGCAGTATTACTGAGGACATTGGATCAATGTTAAAGTCCTGACCTACCCAAATAGGTAATTTAGGGTTGAACTCGCATTTCCGAACATGGATCTTACTGTCAAACGGATAATAGACACGACCCGACATGTTTTCAAACGAAGCAAGGTACTCTTGTGCGAATGATTTCGGGTCCATATCCTCTTGTGCTGCCGCAACCTCAGCCTCAGAAACGAAAGGTGAGTCAGCAGTGACAAACTGCCAGCTTTTCCAATGCCCCTTTTTCTGCATGGATTTGTTTTGGCCGATCGTCCACAATTTATGAAATGCCGAGTAACCTTTTGGTGTACCGATGATTAACGCTTCACCTTTCGTTGTCGAAAGAGTTGGACGTATAACCTTGTACCAGGTGTCAGCCTTCATGTCTTGGAACTCATCGAGAACCACAAAGTTAAGCGCAACACCACGCAAGGTATCTGGCTTGTCAGCACCTTTTAACGCTACTTCACTACCGTTCTTGAGAACGATAGTCATCGTTGTGTCATTTTTCTTCCTGATCCACTTACGAGGGATAATTTCTTGAATATCATCCCACATAATTTGTCGTGCCATTTGGTAGGTCGGGGCTATGTACCAAACACGCTGCTTAGGCGCTTTGACAGCCGCCTTGATTGTCTTCGATATCGATAATCTTGATTTCCCCCAACGACGACCAGCACAAACCACCTTAAATCGATGGGGTGATTTAAACACCTCCATCTGACCTGCGTGAAGTTGAACTAGCTGTAAACGTCCTTGTTTATTAGCCATTATTCTTCACCTTCCTCGTCTTCATCTCCCTCGAAGTCGATTTCCTCACTTAAATCAACTGGCTCATCACTCTTACGAAGTTCCGCAACTTGACCTTGGGTTAACTCCCCGAACATCAGCGACGGTAGATCATCTTCTTCCATTTCAACACGATCCATGTTTAGAGCTTTACTTGAAACCTCAAAACATTTTCCGAGTGTGATTGAAGCTCTTTGAAGGGCCTTTATATTTCCTTCATGTTTAGCGAAGCCAGATATCTCACCGGAAGCGATAGCTTTAGAACCCTCAGTAACCTCTCTCATCACCAGAGCCGCTATATTGACAGCAAAGCGATCGTACTTGCTCCGACGCTCTTCTATCAGCATTGACCGCTCTTTAGCTCTCACTTCCGCGTCGGATTTGATAGCGTCACGCACCATCTTCCCAACAACATCAACCCCTTTGGTGATTTTTCTTTTTTTGAAATGACGGGACAACGTTTCACGTCTGACACCAAACTTCGCTTCTAACTGAGATAGTGAAAACTCACCAGACGACCATGCCGCCTCTGCTTCTGCCCACTTTGCAGATGTTAACCGCGTTTTTTCTTCTTTGACAGTCACTCGAAAATTCCTTTTTCCGCAGTGTGATTGAAGACCTAGCTCCCATAGTATTTATATAATTTCTTACTGCTTTAATTAATAAAAACATGAAAATAAATAAATAATAAAAATAACTAATTCCTATTAATTACTAATATATCTTAATGGGAACGCGGTATTGTTTAGCGATACATTTTAGCAATAGCAGAACCTAACTCTGTTAATTCAAATGTCACACGGTTGTAGCCGTTAGTGCTTCGCTTTTTTAAACCACTTTTAATAACCAACCCTTTTTTAATCAAAGCGCGGATTGAGAATTGCATTGACTGCTTTGTTGTTTTGTACGGCAGCATTTCTAAAAGCTCATCCATATCTATCGGGTCAAATCGTTCCATTCCGATCCAGATTGTGCCAATGATTAATTTTTGCTTGTGTGTTACGTCCATGTTTTTAAAACTCCATTGTTAAATCGATTTTAAGCGCGTTAAATCCAATTCTGAGCGCGTTTCTTGGTTATCGAATGCCAGAAGACAGATTTCGCTTGGAAGCTCTCTATCAAAGTCAGGGTTACGATATGCCCCATACAGCGGTGTGGTGAAACTGAGGTTATGAATTTCCTTCAACAACTTCACAATCGCCTCTTCGGTACACAACGTGTCTAAAATATCCTGAATCGTTGTGCCTCTGTTTCTACCTGCCTTCGCCAGTGATGAATTCTTGTGGTAATTAGTCACTAAATCAGACAATGCACGACGACGACGGCTTTCCGTCATAGCGAAAAGCTCTATCACGATAGATTCGGTATCGCCGGCGTCAGAACGAAAATGCCGCTGATATACTCTCAACGCGCTTTCATACGTTTTCGGTCTTTCCGGTCTGATGAACTCAAAACCTGCTTTCATTGCAAACGGATTGTATTTACTCATCGAGGATTGAATTTCAATGATCGGCTTGTTGTGCATACGAGAAGCAATGTTGATTAACCGATAACTCACGCCTAAACCGCGATATAGCGTATCAACCACACATCGGCTCACCACCGCAAAACTGGCGTTCACATACTTGCCCCAATACTGATTAGCAATCGTTGTGTTGGTTGTCGGCTTGAGTTTCGGAAACATTCGGTGGCGAGGTGCTAGAAGCAATTTCGGGTATGCCATGACCACGACACCCACTAATCGACCGTGTAGCGTACATTTGTAATAACAAGGCGCAAATGGCTTACCATCGGTCTTGTAGTGCAGTGACTTCAACTCATGCCAATCTTCAATCGTACCTTTCGACACGACCATATCTTTCATGAAGTCGAGGTGCTTTGGGAAGTCCTCAAGCTGGTGACGTTGAATAACAACATCATTCATTGCCACTATCCTCCGAATAATCGACCTTCACGCGCTCTTTGTAATGCTTTGTGATCGTAACGCTAGGACGCAAAGCATTGATTAGATCCTCATGCGTTGTTGCCACCATAACGGTAGCACCGACATTGCGTGCGGCTCTTTGGAAGTTAGAAGCGACGGCTTGTGCTGTAACACGGTCTAACACGGCCCCAAATTCATCTGCGGCCCATACGTTCGCACCGGATTCAATCAACATAGCAATTTTGAGTCGGTATCTTTGGCCGTCAGACATTTCAGAAGGTTTGCGGATAAATAGGTAAGCGTCGTTCAAACCAGCCATAGACAGCAAACTCAAAGCCTCTGCGGTGGTTTTGCCAACCTGATCGATAACGTTCACATTGTCATCAAACACAATGTCGTCAATGGACGCGACCGTTTTACCGCTCTCTTTCATCAGCCTTTGTAATTCACGTAAAATAACCGACTTACCTGATCCTGATTGCCCGGTAATGTAAACAACCTCCCCCTGGTCTATTTTTACCGAAAGGTTGTCGTAAAGCGTGAATTGCTTATTGTCCATACCTAAGCCGAAAGACTCTGCCACTTCCAAGGTTCGGGTTGTCTTTGTGACTCGCGTATCAAAAGATACGTTGATTAGATATTCGCTCATGCGTTATCCCCGTACATTTCTTTTGAGATCTTCTGTGCAAATGCCACGAAAGCGTCTACCCCTTCTTTTCCCGTGACTTCTTCCATGTGTGACAGCAAATCACCCACTTCAATCGCAACGCTGGCAGGGAGCGATTTAAAGCCCATCACGTCCACCAAACGAACATCTGATTTTGCAACTTCGCGAGTAACCTCTTCATGCTCGTCACGTTGACGCTCGGTTTCGCTTGCTAAATCAGTAACCAAATCTTCCGTAGAAATATTCGCCGTCATGTCTTCAACCAAAACACTCAATTCACGCTCAGAAAATCCGTAAACCGCGATATCGTCATCAATTAAGCCTTTAAGCTCTTCTTGGATCAGCAGCGCATCATAGTCGGTGCTCGATAGACGGTTATCTTCAAGACGTTTAGCAGCAACTTCTTTTTCGCTTAAATCATCACGAATAATAACCGGAACCAATTTTAACCCGGCGAAAATTGACGCCTCTGTTCGACCATGACCTGTGATAATCACCATGTCTTTATCGACCGTAATCGGCTGGTCAAATCCACGCTTTTTGATAGCTTCCGCGAGGTCTTTGATTTGCTGCTCGTTGTGCTTCTTCGCGTTCTTCGCATACGGGGTAAGAGTGCGAGGGTCTAAATAAACAATCTCGAATTTATGTTCCATTAGCGCACTTCCTTGTATTTTTCAGCGATGAAGAGAAAGGCTTCTCCCACATCTTCCATTTTGTTACCTGTTTTAATACCTTCATCACGGATAACAGCCGCAATGACCGCTTCAATAGTTTCAGCCGCATCTGCGGAAACTTTGAATCGCATCATTTGGCTTTTCCCAATTTCGGTTTTTTCGGCGCGATCGCGTAAAGGCTCGGGTTCAGACTCGTCCATGCCTGAACTCATACCCATTTCACTACTTAGTGCTTCAAGCTCACGAAAAGCTGACTCTGAGGAAATAGAGGGCATTACATCTTTCAAAATATCTTCGATAGGGGCTAAATCAGCAAAGCTGTAATCAAGATCTAATTGAATATCTTCCAACAAACGAGAGAAGCTTTCGGCATCGTCTTCACCGTACCGCTCGTTGTCCACTACTGAGATCTGCTTTGCGGTTTTTTCATCAATTGCGCCTAGATTGGCAATCATGATAGTAGGTAAACCTAGCTCAACAGCAACTCGCCAACGATGTTCACCGCCAAGGATTTCATATTTATCACCGACTTCACGAACAATAACCGGCTTAAACAAACCTAGTCGCTCGACCGACGCTTTTAGCTTGTCCATGTTTGCGATCGGGACGCTATTTGTGTTCCAGCCGTTAGGAATCAGCTTTCCCGTCTCGACCTCTAAAAAATTAGTTTTACATTCCATTGTATTTTTCCCATACTTTCCATAAGTATTAACTTACTTAGTATAATGATTGTTTTACTAAAATATAAGGTATTATTTATGAATATCGCTATCGTCTATAACGCTGTTAACGCTATTGTTAGCGATAATGCCGACGAATCCGTGAAAAAGTGCATACAGGAAGCACTGAGTTATGAAATAGCAGGCGCTGAGTTTATGTCCAAAGATTGGGATGGAAAATCGACCATGTTTAACTGGTCAACTCGTAGCTTTCCATCAGGTTTTGTTTCCGCTGTTCGCAAAAAGCTCGAATCCTCTGGTCACCGCGTTTTACTCAATCGAAAACCCATGGCTGAACCGCTTGGCAAACCAAACCCTGAAGTAAACGACTTTCCTTTCAATCCTGATTATCTTTACCAAGATGAAACCGTTGAAAGAATGGTGAATATCGGCGGTATGATCGCTCAAGTCGCCACAGGCGGAGGCAAAAGTGTTGTGGCATGTAAGGCGGCAGCCCGTGTTAAGCGTTTAACGTTGTTTATTACAACTCGTTCTGTTCTGATGCACCAAATGCGTGACAACTTCCAGCAATCTTTAGACTACCGAGCTGAAAATGGCGAACCTGAGCTGAAAGGTGAAAAGATTGGGATCATCGGTGACGGTATGTTTCATTTTTCACGACATATTAACGTTGCTACTATCCAAACATTGACGAGCTTTTTAGATGAGTACCCTCGTTTTGTCGAAAAACTCCCACCAAAAACCAAAAAGTCTGAAAAAACCAAAAAGCCCCACCCTTCCAAAGAAGAACAACGTATTGAATGGGCTAAAAAGCGTGAATTTCACTACCGCAGACAAGCCGCTATCAAAATGATGCTCAAAGAAACTATTCTGCTTATTTTAGAAGAAGCTCACGAGTCTTCGGGCAATGGCTTTTATGATGTTTCTCGGATGTGTGTCAACGCCGATTATCGATTAGGACTTACCGCCACGCCATTTATGAAAGACTCAGCGGAAGCCAATATGCGATTAATGGCAGTAACAGGCTCAATCGGCATTAAAGTGAGTGAAAAATATCTGATTGATAGAGGTATTCTTGCTAAACCTTACTTTCTTTATCTCAAAACTGACTACATCCCCGATGAAGCAAGAATCAAAGAAGATTTAGCTGACAAAATGGGTAATAGCCGATTGGGTCGAACCTCACCTTACACAAGAGCCGCGCAACTTGGGATCACCTACAATCTCGCTAGAAATAAATTAGTCGTTAAGCACGCAAAAGAACTCTTTGACCACGGCTTATCAACAATGCTGCTTGTTCGTCTAAAACGCCATGGTCAAATACTCAAAGAAATGTTGACTGATTTAGGCATTAGGACCGAGTTTATCTTCGGTGAAAGTAAGCAAAAAGAACGTCTACAACAACTTAACAAACTTCGTAACCGTGAAATTGATGTTCTTATCGGCTCAACCATTCTTGATGTTGGTGTCGATGTTCCCGGTGTCGGTGGCGTTATTTTGGCTGGCGGCGGCAAAGCGGAAGTGGAATTACGTCAACGAGTAGGTAGGGGATTACGTAAGAAAAAGGATCAGGCTAACATTTGCTTCGTCATTGACTTCCTTGATTACTCCAACAACCATCTGTTAAAGCATTCATTCGAGCGGCGCGTAATTATTAAGGAAACTGACGGCTTTCACCAAGGTATATTACCAGAAGGTAGTGAATTACCTTTTAATTTACTTAATGCGTAGATATAATTATTTTAAAGGTATTTTTTAAAGGTATTTTTATTATGAGTTTAGTTAGAAAAGATAAAGTTGTTCAATTCAGAGCAACCGCAAAATCCCAAGATAAACTTGATGTGTTAAAAAATCGCTTAAAGGAAAAGAGGATTAAACCGAGTATCGAATTGTTACTTAATGCCATTCTCGAAAATATCACGCTTACCGACTTTGATAAGATGATTGAAAAGCTAGCAACTGAAAACGATGTAATATCTAAGTTAACCAAGATGTATAAGGAAGGTAAGATCAACAAAGAAATGCTTGATAGCTTAATGAACTCAAGATTTTCACAAACCGAAAACACCGATAACTAAAACTTTTTACCCTGCTTCGCCATTTTAATATCCATCTCGTCCCACAAACACACACAAACGAGATAAGCAAAATGGCAAAGCAGCTAAACAACAATCAAACCATCAATTTATTTTTAAATCTTCCATTCATTGGCGGAAAATCTCCATCAAAGATAGTCTATTGGAAACCAGCTAATAAAGACGATCATTCTTTGGGTCAAACATACGCGGCTGAATTTATTGATTTCATGAGAGCACATCCCCATCTATCAGGGGCGAATTTATTGAAGTCAATTTTAGCTGATATGGCGCTAACAAAAGGAAGTAAACAAGACAGAACCTCACTAGGTTTCTTGCAAATGGTTGAACACATCCTTGTTAACAAAGTTGTTTCAGTCTCGTCCATCATGGAAATGTTAGAAAAAACGAGAATAGAAGATGAGTGGTCGAAAAACTTTTTAACCGAGTTGGATAGTTTAGAGCAAATTGAAAATGATGAAACAAAGACCTACAACAGATTGCCAGCATCAAAAGAATTGAACATTCCGGTATCTCGACTAATTACCACACTTCAATTATTAGGTTGGTTAAAAAAATCTGACGACATGCCAACTAAGCGATCTTTAGATGGTGATTTTATGCGATTAGACCCTAGCCGCGACAAGATAACTTGGGCTTTAACCGAGAAAGGCATTGCGACGATTAAAAGTATGATTGTTTAACTTAAAAGAGGGCGGATATCCGCCCTCTTTTTTTAATTTAAGCTGTTCATCAGCACCATGGATATGTCATTGTCACGAATAAGAGCATCACCACCGTTAGCACCCATGAACGTAGTTTTTACTCTAAAGACGTTATTAGAGTTCGGCTTTATCACCGCAACCAATGTTTTTAGAAACGGTAAACAACCGGCTCCACTTAGGAACTCACCAATAACGTATTCACCGCTATTAACGTACATCGTAACCTTTTCACCAGGTTCTAACTCAGAAACCCGAGTACCTTGAAAAAAGATATTCGCAGTACAGGCGGAGTAGGTAGGCCCTGAATCTCGCTTGACAATAATAACACTGTCTCCATTGCTGCTTTCTCTACCTGACTCCCAATACATTCTCTCAATCGGAACCTCTTTTGACGCAACCGCATCCAATCGATACTAAAATGGTGAGTAAAATCTTATTTTTCATACATTTTCCAATACCTGAGAATATTTCTCATTGTATATTTACGTAAGTGTTTATATCAAGGGTCATTTAAAGGCATCTTATTACGCCGCTGTCGTTCTGTTACCATAGCGACAATAAAATATTATCGATAGAGAGACGAGAAATGATTAACAGTGAATTGCCAAAGGTGGATGTTACATATGGCATTAATCGATTTAACGAAAGAATATATCGTGGAGCGTTAACTCTGATTTCCAATTTAGCAAAAGCTAAAAACAAATCTGTTAAGGTAACAAAACTCAACGGCGAAATTTTTACAACCAACCCTGTGAAGATAAACGCCAGAAGAGGCGTGGTCGTTTTTTCTGATAGGAGAATGTTATTGGCGGAAATTGCTACAGTTGAGGTTATCGAAAGAAGAGAATTCGATGAGTCGGATTCGAAAACTCAGTATTTTGACAAATCCACCTTACCTAAATTTAAAACTTTCCATCCAATTTTGAGAAAAGCCCACGCGACCAAGAAAGACGTTTCGGTGCTTCTAAAAAGCGGAAAAATATATAAGGGCTTTAGTTTTAGCCACGACTTAGATTCTTTGCAGATAGCCACATCCACAGGTCAGGTCTTGATTATGTATGATGCGGTTAAACGTATTGTTCCGCTTGAAGATGACGGATCATTAGCAGAGTAACGCAGACAGTTAATTGTTAGCCTGACTTGTTCAGGCTAATTTATATAAGGCTCTCTCAGCACCTAATACGCAATTATTTTTACGCACCAGAAGCACCTGCCTATCTTAATCACCAGAAGTCTCACCTCACCTGTCTATCTTAATCATCTTAATCACCAAAAGCACGTAATACACATCAATATAATGATAACTTATTAGCCTTTGGGTTATATATAAGGCTAAAGATCATAAAAGGGAATATTTTCATGGATGACCTACAGATAAGTGACTGTTTTTTCTAAGACTCTCACCGCATATAGAAACAAAAAAAACTTATAAACCACTCAATAAAACGCTTGCAAGAAAAAAAAGAACTGATAATATGTGTCACATCGAAAGCGAACAACGCCAACGAAACATAAATTACAATCACTCGCAATATAGCGAATTTAAAATAGGATCACATCATGGCTCAATTATCTAAATCTTTTATCGTTTCTTCAGTTGCATCAACTCTTTCTTTATTTGATGATAATTTAGCGCAAGTTGAACAGCGTTTATCTGATGTTGCTAAATTATCAAGCGCGGAAAAAAAGGAATTGCAGGCAGCGCAGACAAAAGCAAAATATTTTCAAAATCTTTCCTCTTTGGTTTCAATGAATGAAAAATCAGTGACGGCACTTTATTACATAGTTAAAAGCGCAAAAGCTGATCCGATGGATTTATTAAAAGAAATTGCTGCCAATTCTTACAGCTTAAACAAGTTTGGTTTAGTGATTAAAAGCGTTGCTAATGGTTTCTATAGTTATGATATATCAGACATGAGCGCGTCGAATATCATTGCAGCATTAGATTTTATCAAAGCGGATAAAAATAAATTTACGATGCGCGAATATCGCGCAAGAATGGGCGAATATAAAAAACAGATTGATCGCGATATTGATGACGGATTTACACAAACTAATCAAGCGTTGAAATTATGCCAACGTTTAGGGATTGTTACATATACTGGCGGAAAAATCAGTTTAGGTTATGGCGAGTATAAAATAAATACAGATAATGAGCTGGTCAAATATTTAAAATCTGTATTCACAAAAGACAAAGCAGCGCAAACCGAGTTAGATTTAGCAGCAGAATAAACAATCTCATTTAATAGAATCCGTTCAATTGAGCGGATTTTTTTATTTGTTTTTCGTCGCTCACGCCGCTAGACTACAATCCGCGTTATACTCCACCAATCACACCACAATCATTTTTTTGCGCTTTTCGCACTATTGCACTGCTTAAACAATTCACGCGCTTACACTGGCTTACAGCGTTTATTTTCGTTGGCTGGTTATAATTGCTTGCATCAAACGACATAACACCACTAAACAGAGCCAGCCAGAGCGATTCTAAGCGACTTTATTTAATCAAATGATAAATTGCATTACTTAATTACAAAATCGCTTAAATTGGATTATAGTTCGTTTAAACAAATAAGTATTTCCCTTTATTACCTTCTTATTTTGCTTGTTTGGCTAGATAGTTAAGCCATAGTTTATCTATAGAAAAACACGTATTGAGATTAATTCTCAAATAAGGGAGGTTCTCAAATAAGGACGGTTCTCAAATGAGAATAGTCATCAAACAAGGGCAACCCTCAAATGAGATAATCCATCAAATAACAATCAGTCTCATTTAACTTTCCTCATCGTTCGCATGAGGCGAAACTCGCCCCGTTTCCCGAAACCGACAACTGCCGTTTCTACCCGTTTCCCGAAACCTACCATTGCCTTTTCTACCCGTTTCCCGAAACCTACCATTGCCTTTTCTACCCGTTTCCCGAAACCTACCATTGCCTTTTCTACCCGTTTCCCGAAACCACCACCAGCCGACGGCGCAACCGCTGCCCGACGCAAACCGCAAATCTGTCCGGCTATCACTCGAAGGCTACCGACGGCAAACTCTGGAACAAAAAGATGCGGGAGCAACCCCGCATCTTAATTACACACAACACACACAACGTTACAGACTAAATAGGGTTCGATTGAATTGCTTATCAAGCGTATAGAACGACTCACCATCGGAATACAGCGGCTCTTTGTTCAGAGAAAAGGCGACCAGTGTAATCTTCTCACAAGCAGACGGACGTTTAGTTTCATCATTGGCGTTACGAATGCGGTCAGCCAATCGTATCTTGCGGTGAAGATTGTCGCGACTTTCTATAATCTGCTTTTCAATTGCCGCATCCAAAAGTTGCTCACGTTCTAACTGAGCGTTATCGAGAAAAAGGTTGTTTACGTGGCTGTGGCTATAGGCATTAGGTCGCATATTGTTTGCTCCATTAATTTATTTAGTTGTTTTTCTTAATGATGTAATTATGCCACCAGCAGATAGGGCAAAAAGTAATGATTGACGGGTCTTGAGATTATATTCACCACATCTTAGGCTACCTACGGCTTCTAGATTAAACGCCTGATAAAAAGAGGTGGGCTGTTTGCCTGATTAAAAGAGGTGGGTTGTTTGCCTGATTAAAAGAGGTGGGTTGAAAAGCGGCGTTAGCCGCTTTGTGTTGGCTGGTGTTTAAGCTGAGAGTTACGCGCCACTCAAAATGCGAATATGACTGCGATCATAATTACTTAAAGTCATACTAGGCGTTCTGAGAGTGCGAGTTAGTTTAGTTGACCCGTCCCTGAGCTTTAGCTCAACATCCTCAATCTCAACATCTTGATAAATAGAAGAGACGTGAGAGATCCGACAGTTAACGAGATGAACAATATCATCTACCGACAATTTTACCCCGCGTTCTTCTGCAACCGCAATTAGCTCACTGGAAGTTTGATAAGATAGATCAAAATCAAGATTTTTAGAACGGCGAATTTTATCGTTGAACGGGAAAACAACCGTCACCTTAGCGTCACTAAAACAAGCTACAATTGCCTTTTCGAATTTCTTAACGATATTGCTCATACTGTTTACTCCATTAATTTGTTTAGTTGTATTTCTTAATGAAGTAATTATTACATGTAGGAAAAGGCGAAATAGTTTTTACCAACGGGATTGAAATAAATCTATTAAATACTATGGGAGCTAGGCATTGTGTTTATTTACCCTTCGGCGGATATTAACCAAAAAAAAGCCACCCGAAGATGGCAGACCAATTGGTCGGGAATGAATATCTTAAAGGACGTCCCTGTTATTTCACAGCATTACAAATTCTTCAATGAGCGACGTCCAGTGTCACCCACGTTAATTCGGTTATTTCGACAACTTTTGTTGTGCCGCTTCCACTAACGCCCATTGTGTTACCGCCAAAAACTCATTAATCGCTTGGTCACGTTGGCTTTGTGGAAAATGTCTTACCGTTGAAGTTGTGTAACTTCTGCCATTCCAGTTTTTGCGGATCATGGCTATCCGTGAATCAATCAGTTCATTACTGTTTTTGCGGTAAACTTCTTCCTCCACCAGTTCAAATAAAGATTTGCCAATCTCCACATGAAGCAACCTTTCGCCTACTTCAATTTCACGACAGTCATCAGGAAAGATTGTGTTAATGGTGGTGGTTAATTCGTTGCTCATACTGTAATCCTTTTATTTATGTTTCTCGTTTTGATGGATGTATTTTGCCACCAGCAGATAGGCACAAAAGGATTAACGAAAGGGCACAAATAAAAAAGCGCAGTGTGCAAGACCGCGCTTTAGACCTTCGGGAACCGCAGGTGTTATTCGGTTACTTCCGCCGTGCCATCGGTAAGCAGATTAATCACCGACTCGGGGAGAAGAGCGCCAGCTTCGGCATCTGAGAAGATTTTCAAACCGAAAGCTCCGATCCAAGTAGAACTGTCCAAACCGCTCTCGAAGAAATCATTCACCTCACTCATCACTTCCTTGAAGCGTTTCTCAATATCGGCGCAGAAATGCTGATGGACGGCGTTTGTAAATTTATCAGCCCCGAATTCCATGCGAACAGAACCCATGCCGTAGGTTTGTTTACGAGCCTTGTCAGTTGCACGACGAAGAGTGATTGCCGCAATTTCAGTATTGTCTTCGCGGTTGTTAATGAGGATAGTCGCCTCTGCAACTTTACTGCCGCTTTCTTCGTGTTTACCGGAAGCGTAGTAGAGGTCGATTTTAACGTTTTCTTTTTTGAAAATAGGCATATCGATTTCCTTATCGATGATTGTGTAAATAACGCCGATATCTTAACGGTAAATTTATCACAATGAAATTGTTTTCTTATCGATGTTATTCCCGTCGGTTGACTCAATTAAAAAAAGTGAGCCGAAGCCCACTCTGTTTCTCTGATGCAAGACGCATCTAAAATCTATCAACCACCTACTTGAATGCAGCCGTTGTCATCAATGTAAGACTCACCATGAAGAAAATGAACTGTCACTTTGTTTTTCACAACACCGCCCGACGAGTGACTTAAATTCACATCAAAGTTGTACTTCCCAAACCTTGGCTGACAACATAAAAAAGCATCTTCAACTAACAACCCTTCACATAACAAATTTTTAAAATCTGGGACTCTGTTGTGAGAGTGGTAAAAATCTGAAATCATTTGTTCATCTACAAACAAAACCCTTAAACTGTCGTCACGCTCAAATTTTGCAATTATGGCCGCATTAACAGATTTGCAATTAGCTCCGTTTATTATTTTTTTAGCTCTTTTTTCTAGCTTATTCCAATCCGCAATTTGTCTCTTTCCACCTATACTAGCCGCGTCTGTAGATTTGTTAAAACTGGCTATCATTCCCTCATGAGCTTTTTTCCAACGTCTACCATTTTTTGTCCCGACTAATTTTTCTTTTGCTTTCTCAAAGTCCAATTCATCATTAATGCCGGAAAACAGCTTGTTGAATAATTTATCTACCTTTTCTGATGCCTCATTCCTGTTTTTGCTAATCAATAACATCGCATCTTTGCCAACCGCTGGACTTTCAATGCTATTAATCTTCGATAATACTTTGTTGTATTGGCTAAGTGTTTTTTGCTCTTTGTCGTCACTAGAACTCAAATCACACTGATAACCGATAATAACAAAACGTTCTTTAGTTTTTTGATCAATGCCGTATAAAAATTCCATCTTGTGATCCTTTATTTGAATTCGTTGTTTTTGTTTCGATGAGATAATTATGACGGAATCAAGTAGGCGTAGAACTAAATAAGAAAGGCGAAGAAAACTATCAACAGGCAAATTTATCACAATGAAATTGTTTTCTTATCGATGTTATTGTCGAAGGTTAGCGCAATTAAAAAAAGTGGACCGAAGTCCACTCTGTTTCCCTGATACAAGGCGCATCTAAAATTATTTACTGATGATCTCGTCTACTACTTGCCCCTTGTCTCAACTGCTCCCCCATACGACCGCCTGTATGATATTCACAGCTATACGGCTTAGTTGGTGTTGTTCCATACAGGTCATGATAGGGAATTGAGCCACCTTTGTACTTTTCGTCATATTGCATAAATAAGTTGGCATTTGCGCCACGCTTTACCGCTTCGTCCAACTCATGACCTGCTTGATATAAACGTGCTGTACGACAGTTAATTAATTTACTCATGTGAAATCCTTAATTTTAAATTCGTTGTTTTTGTTTCGATGAGATAATTATGAAGCATTCAAATAGGCAGGAAATTAAATCAACAAGGCGTAGAGAACTATCAACAGGCAAAGTTAGGTTAAATTGAACCGACGGTAACCGAAGGTAGCCGAAGGGGAACCAAGACCGACTTATTTCGTTACTCCACCCTCTGAGGGTCGTGTATAATATGGTATGTGAATGTGCTGCTAGGCGCTTGATGCAAACAAGCCACTTCTCCCTTATTGTCTAGCGGTGAATTTGCCGCTAATCAGAATTTCTCATCTCTACCGATTTTCTCGGGACAACTTTCCGCCGACACGTTTTTCCATAGTACCGATTGCTCGCCGTTTCCCGAAGCCGACCGAAGGGAATTCGCCGCCGTTTCCCGTTTCCAACCGTAGGGAGCTTCCCGTCGGCTGGCTGAGGTAAAGGCTAATGATATGACCGATAAATACGGCGATTGAACGCGCCCGCTTCACTTTTTACCGCCTTATACTTCCTAACTTATCTTCTGTCCTACCTTCCTGACTTACTCCTCTGAATATTTGCTGTCTTAAACGTTCAACTGTCTCCGTTTTAAGGGCTGTATTTCCTATAACAATATCCGCTGTCTTACTGCTTATCTTCCTACGAGGTTACTTTCGTTCTTTACTGCGGTTCTTCCTATGGGGTTGCTTTTAATGTATTGCGTGTAATGCTTCCTGTAATGGCTTGTATCTGCGTTTGATTGTTGGTTGTCTCTATGGGTGTTCTATTGGGTTATTGCTTGCTGTGGTTGTTTGGTTGCTTCTCTTGTTTTCTTATTGCTGTTAGTGATGACGTATTGGGAAATTGTATTATTTAGTTATCTTTGCGGTTTGCTTAGTGGGATTGTTTATCTATGGCTTATTCCTTGCTGTGATGGTTGACGTGTGGGCTTTCCCTTTGTTTTCGTTCACTCTTAGTTGTTGTTACTGTTGGTGGTGACGTATTGGGATTTATTGATTGTTTGTCTCTTCTAGGTTTTTCTTGCGGAGTGTTAATCGCCTTGGAAACTTTGGTTGGTTGCCTTTGGATATTAGGTGGGTCATTTAACCTGGTGTAGTTAGGTGGGTTGTTATTTGCGGTTTGCTTTGGGCTGCTCTTTGGGTTCTTTGGTTGGTTGATATTCCGCAATGTTCAGGAATGAATTTAGGGTGGATTTGTTGGGTCATCTTTGGGTGGCGTTTTAGATTTATTCTATTTAATTTGTTTGTTCGCTGAGCCTCCAATTCTGGTTTTAATTGTGTAAGAATTGGTTTGTAAATAGATCAACTTTTTGCTCTTCAAAAGTCACTTTTTCGTTGACTTTACGTTGATCTAGGCTTTCGCACTCTTACACATACTCAACTACTTGATTTAATTAACAAAAAAACCTCAAAAAGAGGCTTAAAATGATAGTCAATTCGCACTTATAGAAAACGTCAATATGACAGATTTTACGTCAACACCTTTGACGTGGCTATTTCGCTCTATAATTTCCGACGCTTATCTATCGTAAATACTTTCACTGTTACGCCTGTGTCTTCAAATTCATTACTGAACGTGGCGCAGTCCTCAACCGAGTATAGCGACTTATCAACCCAATCCATACGCTCACTTCCGGGTACAACCGCAACACAACGACCACCTGATTTTAAATGACTGATTGCCGCTTTCACATGGACCTTTGCTCTACCTTCTGAGTAAGGTGGGTTCATGGCTATTTTATCAAAATAAACGCCTTCGTTATTACTCGACCATTTCAAAAAGTCTTCATTGATTGACTCATACCCTTTTGACTTTAATATCTGGCAGAACAAAGGGGAAAGCTCAATACACGTTGTTTGCTCTGGTTGGTTTATTGGTGAAATCAAGTCACCCCGTCCTGCTGATGGCTCTAATAGGGTTTCGTCGTCCTGTAACGTGATTAAATCCGAAACGTAAACTTGAATAGTCTCCGGTGTAGGGTAGAACTGGTAACTTTTCTGATCTGGCATTGAACGATTTTCGACAATGTAACCTCTCACACAATCAAAATCATAACTAAATGACCATGATTTAATCTCAGGATCGAACTCGCCTCCTAACTTTTGCATAATCGAATTATATTCTTTATGTGATGCTTTGTGGCGGTTCCAGTTGTTATCCAAACACTTGTATTTGCCTGTTTTCTTATCTATGTAGGTGTTGGCGATTAGCGATATCATATCTTCATCTAAGATATGGATAATTTCCCCAAAATCTTTCACCGCTGAACGTGAATTAGGTACACTTCTAAATTCGGATGGGATTGCGTACGGTAATGATGCCGCCAGCACTTCGTTGAGCCGCCATGCAACGTCAGGGTGAATTTCAATATGTAAATTGCCATTCTTAAACATCTTCACACGCATCACATTGCCGTCAATTGAAGCCCACTTTCCAACATTACCGTCCGTGTATACTTTACTCAACACATCCTTCAAACTCTGAACGCGACCAAATCTACCGTGAGCGAAGAACCGCAATGTCATTCTTAGATCGTCAATGTTGTCTTCTCGATAGGTATTCAGCCAAACGCTGTTGCCCCAAAACTGTGATACCACGTCGGCGACAATCAATTTTTCAGAAAAGCCATAGCTTTTATTAGTTTTGTGCTTAGGGCTTAGAACGCTGAACACATTATAAACACGCTCATTCAAATACATGTTTCTGTCGTTTAGCAAACCTAAAAGCGTTGGAACTACCGTATTCTCATTAAACTCAGGCACACCAACATAATCACCTGTAACGCGACGTTTACCATGTTCTAGCGGATTATCCAGCGTCATTTTGCCTTCAATGAATTGGCTTCTCCACTGCTCACGACGGTTTGCTGGCATTAGTTGAAGAACGTTTGTCATATCGACAACCTTTTGCCAATACTGCGCTCTTAAATTTGAACGAACATAATCGAAGTCAATTTGATTGGGTAATCGGTAAAAACCTGAATTTCTTTCACCAGGTTTTGATGCTTCATCTAATAACTGATTAATCTTAGAAACTCGATCACCAGAAAATAAGATTTTATGAAGCATTTCACGTTCAGCTTCTTCACGTTGATACTCGGCAATCACGCTTCTGATTTGATTAACTTCCTCACGGAAAGCCACATCGTTTTGTTGGAACAGTAAATCAGCGGTGGAAGCAACTAAAGTGCCCATATTGTTAACCTCATCATGTAATTAATATCAATTTCTTATTGATTTTATTTTCACATGTAAAAAAAGGCTGACAATAAGCAAATAAAGGTATTTATTTCAATCGTCAAAACGTTAGTTTTTATAAGAAAAAACAATGCCAGTTTCTTTAAGTAAGGAGCAGTTTTTGACTCACTTCAGTCAAGTTTCTGGGAATTCTATTTCCGACTAATATTCCAAGGCTCCCCCTTTAAACATAAACTAGTTTATCGCGTTCATTGTCTCTTAGAGATTAAACCTGAGACGGCGGCTTGGAAAATTAAGCCAAAACAAAAAAGATCATTCTTATATCAGAACAAAAACAACTAAGTAATACAAAATAAACATCTTGTATTTTTTACACTAAATCACAAAAATACATTGATAATAACATTATGTAATGATTTAATTTATTCTTAATTGTTAGTAGTTTTTAGTGGTTGTTTTATTTTTATTAATTTTAAATCAATGGATTACATTAAACATGAATACAAAAAATAAATATTTATCAGCAATTATTGTTGCAGGGTGCTTGTTTGGAAGTATGGCTTACGCTGACAATCAAACGGTATCTATAGGTTATGCTCAGAGTAAAGTCCAAGATTTTAAAAATATTCATGGCGTAAATTTACAGTATCGTTATGAGTGGGATTCACCTGTCAGTATTGTTGGTTCATTCACTTATATGAAGGGTGATGATTCTGCTCATGAAAGCAATGACATGGGTGACTATTTAAAAGCTAAAGCAGATCTGAAATATTATTCATTACTTGCAGGGCCTGCGTATCGTATTAATGACTATGTTAGTTTATATGGATTAATTGGTGCTGCGCGCATGAAAGCTGATGTGGAAAGTTCTTATAAAGAGCAAGGTTATTATGAGTATGAATCAGCATCTACCACAAAAACCAATTTCGCTTACGGTGCGGGAATTGTCATTAATCCAATCAAAAATGTATCTGTTAACTTAGGCTATGAAGGTACGAAGATTGATATGAATGGCAGTCATTCTATTAATGGCTTTAATCTTGGCGTTGGTTACCGTTTCTGATTATTAATAATCAAATACTACAGACCCTTTGACATCCTCCTCGTCCTAAAGGACGAGGATTCCTATAGCACTCAGACAGAAGTCTGATTCACCTCAGTGGGTTCCTCGGTCTGGCTGCACCATCTCTCAACAAGCTAACGCGGCGGAGCGCCAATATCCATCATCAGGCAATATATTGAGCAACAGCAAATACCTAGTTAGGTAGAAACCGTGCCATAGCACCAGCCAGCAAATCGTTTTTAATGCTCTCCAACCGACACGCCATGCTGCTTCATAAATTAGGCTCCAAAGCCTTTTGAGTGAACGTATGTTTCAGGTTTAAATATCATAAACAATATCCCCGCATTCTTTGCCATAAATAAACGAATTATTGACATTAAACATTGTAGACACAGCAGAGGGATCTTTAACACGCTTAATGACTTCAATCCCGAAGTATTTATGCGCTAATGAGTCTTCTAATTGAAAATCCCAGTTTTCGCTAAAAAGTAGTAGTTAGAGTATAATTTTCAAAAAAACAATATTAACCTCAGAATGACTATTGCTTTTAAGTGTGATTAGCAAGAATGCATGATCAGTTTTTAACAGGATGAATTATGACAAGTTTACAACAGCGAGCAGAACTACACCGCCAGATATGGGCAATAGCTAACGATGTCCGAGGTTCAGTGGATGGATGGGACTTTAAGCAATATGTTCTTGGGGCGCTGTTTTACCGATTTATCAGTGAAAACTTCGCTAATTACATTGAAGCCGGTGATGACAGTATCCGGTATGCGGCGCTTGATGACAGTATAATCACTAACGATATCAAAGAAGATGCTGTCAGAACGAAAGGGTATTTTATTTATCCGAGTCAACTGTTTTGCAATGTGGCGGCTAAAGCGAACACCAATGACCGACTAAACGCAGATTTAAACAGTATTTTTGTGGCAATTGAAAGCTCTGCGTCTGGCTTCCCATCTGAACCGGATATCAAAGGCTTGTTCGCCGATTTTGATACCACCAGTAATCGACTGGGAAGCACCGTCAAAGATAAAAACATCCGGCTTGCCGCTGTGCTGAAAGGCGTGGAGGGATTAAAGCTCGGTAACTTTATCGAGCATCAAATAGACCTGTTCGGCGATGCGTATGAGTTTCTGATTTCTAATTATGCAGCCAATGCCGGTAAGTCAGGCGGTGAGTTCTTTACACCTCAGCATGTGTCAAAACTGATTGCTCAGTTGGCTATGCACGGTCAGACTCACGTGAATAAAATCTATGACCCTGCCTGTGGTTCCGGTTCACTGCTGCTTCAGGCGAAAAAACACTTTGATAATCACATCATCGAAGACGGCTTCTTTGGTCAGGAGATTAATCATACGACCTTTAACCTTGCGCGTATGAACATGTTCCTGCACAACATCAACTACGATAAATTCAACATTAAACTGGGCAACACCTTACTTGCACCTGAATTTAAGGATGACAAGCCGTTTGATGCGATTGTGTCTAATCCACCTTATTCGGTGAAATGGATTGGCAGTGATGACCCGACACTGATTAATGATGATCGCTTCGCCCCAGCGGGGGTGTTGGCACCAAAATCAAAAGCGGATTTTGCGTTTGTCCTCCATGCACTAAATTATCTGTCATCCAAGGGACGTGCGGCAATAGTCTGTTTTCCGGGGATTTTCTACCGTGGTGGTGCAGAGCAAAAAATTCGGCAATATTTGGTTGATAATAACTATGTTGAAACGGTGATTTCTTTAGCGCCTAACCTGTTCTTCGGAACAACCATTGCCGTGAATATTCTGGTGCTGTCAAAGCATAAAACAGATACGAACGTGCAGTTTATTGATGCCAGCGGCTTATTCAAAAAAGAGACCAATAACAACGTCCTGACGGATGAACAAATCGCACAAATCATGCAGGTCTTCGACAGCAAAGAAGATACAGACTATCTAGCAAAATCTGTCACGTCTGAAGCTGTAGCTGCCAATGACTATAACCTGTCAGTCAGTAGCTATGTGGTAGCCGAAGACACCCGCGAAATCGTTAACATTACTGAACTGAATGCTGAGTTGAAAAAGACAGTTGCCAGAATTGACCAGCTACGTACAGATATCGATGCGATAGTGGCAGAAATTGAAAGCAGCGAGGTGCAGGTATGAGCGAGCTAAGCTATTTAGAAAAGCTGCTAGATGGGGTTGAGGTTGAGTGGTTACCTTTAGGGGATTTAACTAAATATGAACAACCAACAAAATACTTAGTGAAAGCGACAGATTATAACGATGAGTTTACGACTCCTGTTCTTACAGCAGGAAAAACATTCGTTTTAGGCTATACAAATGAACATAATGGCATCTACAAGGCTTCAAAACATCCTGTGATTATTTTTGATGATTTTACTACAGCCAATAAATGGGTTGATTTTGATTTTAAAGCAAAGTCATCTGCCATGAAAATGATAACTTCTATTAATAATGTTAAATTCTCACTCAAATATATCTACTATTGGTTGAATACACTACCGAGCGAGCTTGTAGAGGGCGATCATAAGCGTCAATGGATTAGCAATTATGCCCATAAAAAAGTCCCCATCCCTTGCCCCAAAAACCCGGAAAAATCCCTGGCGATTCAGTCTGAAATCGTCCGTATTCTGGATAAATTTACCGCCCTTACCGCTGAGCTTACCGCTGAGCTTACCGCACGTAAAAAACAATACAACTACTACCGCGACCAGTTGCTGAGTTTTGAGGAGGGCGAGTGCGAGTGGAAAACACTAAAAGAAATTGGTACTTGGTATGGAGGGGGGACACCATCAAAAGCCAGGAGTGAATTTTGGGAGAAAGGTAGCATCCCATGGATTTCACCAAAAGATATGGGAAAACCGATCGTTGATAACTCAGAGGACTACATTACAGAAGCAGCGATTAAAGAGTCGTCAACAAAACTTATTCCGGCCAATTCAATTGCTATTGTAGTTCGTTCAAGTATTTTGGATAAGTGTTTGCCAAGCGCTTTAATTCCAGTACCAGCGACATTTAATCAGGATATGAAGATTGTAATAACGCATGGAAATATTTTACCCGGTTTTATTGCTCATATGCTCAGGTCTCGCGGAAATGACATATTGAGAATAGCAAAAAAAACAGGTGGTTCGGTAGCTTCTATTGACAGTAAGAAACTATTTTCATTTCGTATCCCAATACCTAAGCAATATGAGCAACAACGTATAACAAATATACTTGATAAGTTTGATACGTTAGCAAACTCACTTACCGAAGGCTTACCCCGTGAAATCGAGTTACGCCAAAAGCAGTACGAATATTACCGTGATTTACTGTTCAGCTTTCCGGAACCGGAATCTGTGAACAACTGACACATGACCGCCTGATAACGTCTGTTATGCCGGTTTTACCGGCATTCAGCACAACAGAATGAAAAAGCAGGGAGCCGTATGACGCAGCAAATAAAAACCATTGCCGAATCCAATAACTTTATTGTGCTGGATAAATACGTGACTGAGTGGGATGAGAATGACCGCTATCAAAGTGAAGCAGATTTAGAATGCGAACTGATTCAGGATTTACGTAATCAAGGGTATGAGTTTGTCCCTGATATAACATCACAATCCACGATGCTAGCAAACGTACGTGCACAGCTTCAAACGTTGAATAAAGTGTTTTTTACTGAAAGTGAATGGCGGCGTTTTACTGAGCAGTATTTGGATAACCCAAGCGATTCAATTGTTGATAAGACCCGAAAAATTCATATCGATTATATCTGCGACTTCACTTTTGATGATGGACGATTAGAAAATATCTACCTTGTTGATAAGAAAAATCTTCTTCGTAACAAAGTGCAGGTCATTCAGCAATTTGAACAAACGGGCACCCACGCTAATCGTTATGATGTCACTATCTTAGTTAACGGTTTACCCTTGGTGCAAATTGAGCTTAAAAAACGTGGTGTCGCGATTAAAGAAGCCTTTAACCAGATACATCGCTACAGTAAAGAGAGTTTCAACACCGACAATTCTCTGTTTAAATATCTGCAAGTGTTCATCATTTCAAACGGCACAGATACCCGTTACTTTGCTAATACCACAAAACGGGATAAGAACAGTTTTGATTTCACCATGAATTGGGCTAGGTCTGACAATACGCTAATTAAAGACCTAAAAGATTTCACGGCGACATTCTTCCAAAAAAATACTCTACTGAACATTTTGTTCAATTATTCTGTCTTTGATATCAGTAATAACCTGCTGATTATGCGTCCTTACCAGATAGCCGCTACTGAGCGTATTTTGTGGAAAATTAACAGTACCTACCACGCCAAAAACTGGAGCAGCAAAGAAAGTGGTGGCTTTATTTGGCACACCACAGGTTCAGGAAAGACTCTGACCAGCTTTAAAGCGGCACGATTGGCGACCGAACTGGATTTCATAGATAAAGTGTTCTTCGTGGTTGACCGTAAAGACCTCGATTACCAGACCATGAAAGAGTATCAGCGCTTTTCCCCTGATAGCGTGAATGGCTCTGATAGCACGGCAGGGCTGAAACGTAATTTAGAAAAAGATGATAACAAAATTATTGTCACTACTATTCAAAAACTGAACAACCTGATAAAAGCAGAAGCTGATTTACCGGTATATCAGCAACAAGTTGTTTTTATTTTCGATGAGTGTCACCGCAGTCAGTTTGGTGAAGCTCAGAAGAACCTGAAAAAGAAATTCAAACGTTTCTATCAGTTCGGATTTACGGGGACGCCGATTTTTGCGGGTAAAAATGCCTTAGGTGCAGAAGATACTGCCAGCGTTTTTGGTGCAGAACTGCATTCCTACATTATCACCGATGCCATTAGTGATGAGAAAGTGCTGAAGTTTAAGGTGGATTACAATGATGTTCGCCCGCAATTTAAAGAAATAGAAACTGAGACGGATGAGAAAAAACTCACTGCTGCTGAAAACAAGCACGCTCTGCTGCACCCCATGCGAATTAGTGAAGTCACCCACTACATTCTAAAAAACTTTCGAAAAAAAACACACCGCGCTTTCCCGGGTGCAACGGGCTTCAATGCCATGTTTGCCGTCAGCAGTGTTGATGCCGCAAAAGCTTACTACGAAGCGTTTAAACACATCCAGCAGGCTGCCATTGAACAAGATAGCAGCTACAAGCCCCTGACCGTTGCCACCATCTTCTCTTTTGCCGCCAATGAAGAGCAGGACGCGGTCGGGGATATTAATGATGAGAGCTTTGATGTCACGGCAATGAACAGCAGCGCCCGAGAGTTTCTGGAATCAGCGATTGGCGACTATAATGCCAGCTTTAAAACCAACTTCAGTACCGACGGAAATAGCTTTCAAAACTACTACCGTGACCTTGCAAAACGGGTTAAAGGGCAGGAGGTTGACCTGCTGATTGTGGTTGGTATGTTCCTGACCGGTTTTGATGCTCCGACGCTTAACACCTTGTTTGTGGATAAAAACCTGCGTTATCACGGATTGATGCAGGCATTTTCCCGGACTAACCGGATTTACAATGCGACGAAAACTTTCGGTAACATTGTCACCTTCCGCGATTTAGAGCAGGCAACCATTGATGCCATCACCCTGTTTGGAAAAAGTAATACTAAAAGTGTGGTGATGGAAAAAAGTTACACAGAGTACATGGAAGGTTTTACAGATGCGGTAACGGGTGAGGCTCGCCGTGGTTTTATGAATATCGTCACCGAGCTAGAAACGCGCTTTCCGAACCCAGCAGATATTGAATCGGAGAAAGAGAAGAAAGCCTTTGTTAAACTGTTTGGTGAGTACTTGCGAGCAGAGAGTATCCTACAAAACTATGATGAATTTACCTCACTGAAAGCCCTGCAAACCGTTAATCTTAGCGATCCGGTTGCTGTGGAAGCATTTAAAAACGAGCATTATCTGGATGATGAGAAATTTGCTGAACTTCAAATCATACGATTACCGGCTGAGCGAAAAATTCAGGACTACCGCTCAAGCTACAACGATATTCGTGACTGGCAACGCCGTGAGCGCTCTGCCAATGAAAAGGATAGCACGAACGTTGACTGGGATGATGTGGTCTTTGAAATAGATTTGCTGAAGTCTCAGGAGATTAACCTCGACTATATTCTGGGGCTAATTTACGACTACCACAAAAAAAATACCGACAAAGCCACCGTGAAAGAGGAAGTGAAACGGTTGATTCGTGCTAGTCTCGGCAATAGAGCCAAGGAGGGGCTGATGGTTGATTTTATCGAACAGACCAACCTCGATGATATGACGAATAGAGAAGGAATTATTGAAGCATTCTACACGTTCGCTCAAGAAGCTCAGTTGCGTGAGGCTGACGCCTTAATAAAAGAGGAAAATCTGAATGAAGACGCCACCAGACGCTACATCAGAAATGCCCTCAAGCGTGAATATGCCACGGAAAACGGCACAGCACTGAATGATACATTACCTAAACTCAGTCCACTGAACCCTCAATACAAAACCAAGAAACAGACGGTATACCAGAAGTTCGTCAATTTTATTGAAAAGTTCAAAGGTGTCGGTGGAAAAATCTGATATCAATCGGGGGTTTTAAATCTCTCGTGTCTTCACTCAATGTTTTTGCCTATGAAAATGAAAACCTGCCGTGGCGAGTGGGGTTTTCAGGAGTAAGCAATGGTTTAATGTAAGCCTGTCTCGTGGCAGGTCGGGCGAGAGTCGGGAAACATCTCCAGACTCTACAACCCTGTTCACTCATCCTGAGTAATCTCAGCGCTAGCCGATATGCGTCATCCCATGACAATGACAATATGCAACACAAAACAATTAAATGCAATAGGTATTTGATTACTTTTATTGACCTATATTTAATAAATTAATTTTAAATCATAAAACCCCACAAGTAAGAACCTTTACTTATAGCTTAGCCAGAAAGGCTTTAGCGTATATTTACACATGGCTTTATGTATGTATTTACTTATTGAGTAAATGCATTAATAAGTTTATCATGCTAAGGCTGATAGTCGCCCAATAACTGCATAAATACCGCATATTATTCAGTAAATGGCAACGATGGTTAGGTATTTGCACCTCCTCCCCTGAAAACAAACAAACAGTGCATAAGATCAGTGACAATTGCGGAAACTTTCAAGGCGATAACTTTCGACCGAGGATAAAGCAGGTGATGGTGGCAATTTTTTCAACCGTACCGTGTACGATGCGATAACTACCCAAGCTAGTAAGGCTGATGTGTAAACAATACCGCACATTACGAACAATGTCGTAAAAGCCGCTTGGATGCCGGGTTGACCTTTCCCAAATAAGGTTCTGCATACCGTGTCTTGAATTTTATTATGATTTTGTGGTTTCTTTTCATCTTATTTTAATGATTATAAATAAATAGGTAATGAAAAGATTAATGCCCTAGTGTCCTCCACGATACTATGCCACCCAAGGTCAATAAGATAATTTTGCCTAAAATTCTTCAAAGCAAAAACCGGATCAAAATCTTCGACCCAGTTTGAAATAAAAATAACAAAGTTAATCAGTTATATTTTTTTACGCAAAACTATCTTGGTAGGTCTTTCGAGGCGATAATCTTTGCTAATTGGCTTATTGATCCCATTCTTTTTACCTTTATATCCTTTTTCGTACATGCCAACCCTAGCATCAAATTCAACCGTATCTCCAACCCTAGCATCTTGTAGATGTTTAGTAACATTCATCCAAAGATGATCGGCAACAAATTCGCCTGACAATGTTTCTACAGGTGAAAGCAGTAGAGTTGGTAATGTCAAATCTTTGTAACCTTTTTTCTTACTGCCATGTCGAGTAACCACTCCAACAAATCTCAATCTTTCACCGTCAAATTTACTTAAATGTATTCGCATAAACACCTCGTCAACCAAAAGCTCTCTATGACATTTTTACTACAATATTTATCTTGTACTTATTGTTTGAAAATAAAAGCGTAGAGTCAATTCTACGCCCCAAAAGAACCGTTACCGATCAAGTTCCATACTTGCAATTATTTTTCGTTGAGCAAACACCTCATTGATCAACACACCGACCATCTGCCGCATGTTATCTTTGTGTTCGCTTGCTTCAATACAACGAAAAGCCCACTCCGCGAGTTCAAAAGATTGATCTTTACTTTCAAGCCGCCGTCTTACCATTTCAGTAAATTCAGTTTCCACGAATGCTACGACATTAACGGGGGTTGTCATTGTTAAATCTCCACTGTTTAATTTCATTCCGCAGTGTTATTTCAATGCCTAGCTCCCATAGTATTTATATAATTTCTTATTAAGTTACTTCTATTAAAATCTATTAAATACTTATGGGAGCTAGGTTAATAAAACTATGCTGCGGTACACAATTTTTTGGGTTTCTTTTTAGGTGCTCCTTTGGCGCTCACTGGCGGAATATAACCACCGATATCTTTCATCGTTGAGATAGGGACCTCTCGAATAACGCAACCTGCTTTATCAGAATAACCACGGAAAACGACTAACATACTTCCGCCTGTATTTTTTCGATTTTCTTTAAACCCCATGGCAACATCTGGCTCAAGAAACGCAATTCTCCCACCGATAATAAGCAAGACCTCATTTGCGTAATCTCTAGCAAGCAAATACCACTTAGTATCGATAGATTGCGGAATAAGCATGACCGTTGTTACGCCGCGAGACTGCTCTCTAATTGCGGCATATACCCAAGGCGTAATGTTAGAGTAAGGTGGGTTCAAAAATGCCTTTGTGCCTGGTGAACCCCAACTACAGGTCAAAGCATCTTTTTCAACGCCTATGTAATTAGCAAAAAGCGCGTTTTGTTTGTTACAAGCAACATCAACCTCGAACTCAATCGATAATACGGTTTGAATCGCTTGAACTAACCATTTAGGCGTTCTCCACAGATCTTTTAATGATTTGTCTCTTTTTAAAGAAACGCTTGTTTTATTATTTACCATAAGTAACTATATACCTATTACAAATAAGCAATTCTATAGAATGCGGATCGATCTTCAAGTGTTTATTGGTATAAATTGAGCTTGTACGCGATTTTAAGAGGATTAATTGGAAAACCCAAGGAAACATATAGCTAACCAACTAAACGCTCCCTTAATCGATTACAGCTACCCTCCCAATTGAGAGATAAACAATTTAACCAATGGACTTTCTTTGTTTAGGGTTAACTCACGTCCTTCTCTAGTTGCGATCCCCAAAGCTGGAAAAACCGCCATAAGTTGACCTGCTTGTGTTCCAGCCGTACCCGTGGGATAGGGCTTTGATGGATTGCTCATCATGTAAATTCTAAACGATTCCGATGTTGCAGAGCCGTTTTTGACAATGCACTCTAAACCTAATTTTGTGTAAATCGACAATTCGCTACCTCGCAGCGCCCATTGAGCGAGATTAAGAGCCTTGTCTTTGGCTTTTACCGGACAGCTATCAACCGAAGTTAACATAACTTCTTTCGATAAGCCGATTTTAGAACAATCTTCTTCACTGAGATCTGATAGCTGAAAGCGAGGTCTAGAAGCCTTTTCTTTTTTTGGCTTGGTGATTTCCGCAGCTTCGACCCCAACTTCCTCTTTAATTTCCGGTAACTCCGGGGAAGTTGAGCCAACACTAGGGTCAATCTTTTCAGTTAGTTCCATCAAGACGGATTCTAGATCCATTTCCTCGATAACCTCCTCTACAATTGTTATTCCCTTCACACTGCCTTTCTTAGCAGGTTCAAGAGAAACGCCTTCTAGCTGGTTTAACTCAGCCGCCATTTTCTCCAACTCACTGAAACCAGCCAAATCAGATCCACCCACTTCAACCGTTTCAGAATTAGTATCTAGCGCCGCCAACATAGCTTCTAAAGAATCGATTTTTGAACCCTCAGTTGTGATCATAGACATTTTCTTTTTCCTTTTGCTTGTTCGTTAACATTTTGTTTGATGCGTTTATTATGATGTGTTTAACAAGGCGAGGAAGTGGAATGGGTAGGCTTTGGGAAAAAAGAAAAGGCTGACATTAGCCAGCCCTAAATTTCAATATCACTCTTCATCAGGGAGCTTAAATAGATTGTATTTTTCACGAGCTGTAAAAAAACAATCCATCATAAGTTGGGCATCATACAAAGCGCCATGCGCCTTTTCTTCGTCATACTCAAAACCCAAAGAAAAAGCCAACTCACGGAGGCTTGGTCTTTTGCCGTCTTGAGTCGCCCATAACCCATGAAGCATTGTATCTAACCAAACTAGATCCTGCCTTAAACTTACGCCACTCAATCCCATTTCATACTCAAGAAACGGCTTATCAAACCCTAAGCCATTATGAGCGACAATGACGGCTGCGTTGTTGAGTATCGACGCTATCATAGCGCATTTATCAGCGAACAAGGGTTCAGCTACTAAATCCGATAACTTAATACCGTGAACATCATACGCTTTAGCTGATATCTCACGACGAGGGTTGAATCGAAGCGCCAAATCTTTTACCGTTTTTCCGGTATCTAAGTCACGAGCGCAAAGTGCTATTTCAATTATACGATGACCGTCTTTCTGGTAGTCTAAACCTGTCGATTCAAGGTCAACACCAACGGCAATTCTCATAATTTAATAGCCCCGTTTTTCTTGATTGTCATGGCTTTTGTGACCGCTATTTTAAGTGTTTCAGGTTCGTTTTCGCCATGATCAACACTATCTATCTTCTTACCTGTGGCTGTTATCATTGACGTTGTGACACTTAAATTAAACAAGTCTAAGTTTAAAATAACAACAACCCCTTTGTGAGTAAACACCATGGGGAACATATCTTCCTTGTCTGATTTTTGAATTCCCGTCAGAACTTCATTCAACGTTTCGCCAACTTCAACACCAACCAAGCCCTGAACTGAATCAAACACCGCATTGATTGCAACAACCGCTTCTCGGCGAGTGTAAATTCGCTTTTCTAAGTTCTCTACAATTTTCTCAATTGCGATCAAAGTTTTGCGGTCTATCTCTTCGCGTAAATCAATAAGACCAGTGTCTTCGTGATCATCATAATTAACCATATCTGACATTTTTTAAATCTCCGCTGTGTGGTTGATAAAGATTAAATCAACCACACAGGCATTAAAGTATTAGTGGAAGGTGTTTTCTTTCAAGCCATCGATATCAAATGACTGTTTGTATGTTTGGAAAAGAGCATTTACCCGTCGTTCCAAAGCAGTCATTTCTCTAGGCATACAGAGAAATTGGATATCTGACATACAATCAAAATTAGAGAAACGAAAAATCTCACCTTCCATCAGACTTTCAATTTTCAGTCTATAGCTAAAATCCATCGGTGCTCGGTCCTCACGAGAAGCATCTTCTTCGTTTAGCGAAATTCCGCCTCGAACCAAAACAACATGCGTAAATTTTTTAGCCAGCGTTATTCGAGCTTCGGTAATGAGATCTATCATCAAACATGAGATTTCTTTCTCAAGCTCAGATCCTTGGACTAAATCAGGCGGAACGTATGCCATTGTGTAAGCAACAACATCAACGGGTGTTCTGTCCGTAATAAAGTTCTCATCGGGGTAGCCCTCGAACAGCTCCTTTGCAATCAACGTTTGCATTTTAAAACGGTCAAGAGTGCTCATAGGCTCTCTTAAATTAAATCCATGCTTTTTAACGATCCCACGTACATTTGCATCAAAATAAGGAATACCAGTTTTATCAGACAACGCCTTGGCAAGTGTCGTTTTTCCAGTTCCCTGTGCGCCAGTTAAACCTAAACCAAAAAAAGGCTTATTCATTGTTTTCCTTCCAATACATTGTGTGACTAAAGCCCGGTTCGTTAATGAGTTCATCGTAATAATTGAGTGTCATCCGACGGGTGAATTTAGCTTCAAGCTCATCCATTGGAAAAAAGGTATCAGCTTCTGGCGTGTCGATTTCAATGTGAGAGATAAAGGCGCGATCTGCGATATCGATAAACTGTCGGTAAATTTCAGCACCACCGATGATATAAACGGCATGGTAGTTGGATAACTCAACCACCTCTTCAATATCTCGAATAATTGAAAAACCGTAAGGCACTCGGCTCGGATCATGAGACAACACAAAGTTAAGACGCCCCTTTAAAGGCTTCCCTAAGCTTTCGGCTGTCTTTCGGCCCATTACAACGATTTCATCGGTGGTCTTTTGCTTAAACAGTTTCAAGTCACGAGGACAATGCCAAGGCAAGTCATTGTTAGCACCGATCCCATTATTTTTTGATACTGCTGCGATAATAGAAATCACGACGCGCCTCTCGTAACTGAATAAACAATCGGTCGGTGAGGGTGGTTTCTAAAATCATGCTCATCTTGCCTTTCGGAGCAAATAACGGCCAAAATTTGCCCGCCGTTTTCTCGCAAATGTTCACGAACAGCTTTCATTTTAAAGTTGCGTCCGGCTTCTTTTGCTTTGGGTAAATAGAGATAATCAAAAAAGACGCCATACTCACTCAACCAAGCTTCTGTAGAGGCTAAGTGTTCATCAGGTCTATTATCGACAATCAATATGTCACAGCCTGTACGTTGAAACCCCTTCAACATACGAACAGTTGAGATAATGGATGTGTCGCGTTCATGGCGTTCATGGTACTCAGACAGACTGCCGTCATTGAGTAAATTCCGTCTGTCTAAATCGTCGCAAAGCACCCCATCTAGGGTGCAAATTACTAAAGGTTGCATTGAGTCGTTTCCTTACTTAGCAACTGGAACTTTGATCCAAGGGTGGGATTTGTACCCGTGAATTTGTATTTCTTGCCAGTTAAAATCCGCCAGCTCTTTCCATGAGTCAGGGAACACCACAATTGGCTTGTTCTCTTCGATATCTTCACGACTTGCATATTCTTCAAACCCTTCTTTGTGATTTTCGTAAAGATGAACATCGAAACCAAAGTGAGTGAAGTTGCCAGCCATGTGCCCTGTAATGTGAGCAAGGAAATGAGTTAAAATGCCGTAACCTGCAATGTTGAAAGGCATACCAACAAAAGTATCAACACTGCGTTGAACCATACCCGTGTTTAGTACACGACGCGGTATATCTCGGCAATCAAGCCACTCATGCGTAACCGTTTGGAGGAATTCATCTAAGTCACCGCCAATTTCTCTAATTTCTTCGGCGATTTCTGCGTATTTTGAACAGACGTCATGTTCGATGTGATTGACACCTGTGCAAATAGCCATGGTTAATCGTGATGCTGGATCTAATTCTCTGCTCCATGCACCAAACGCAAAATGACAAGGTGGTAGAGCCATGTCTTCCAACTCGCCTACGTTCCACGCTGACATGATATTACGGCGGTTTTCAGGATCGTTGCGTAGATTGTCCACGATGCGTTGTAGCTGATCTATTTCGCGAGTAATTGCCAATCGACCATCTTTCAGCTCACCGTCAACTTCATAACCGCGTTCTTTGATTAGTTCGTACTGTTCAGGGGTAACAACGCGAGTGTCACGCCACTTGCGCCACTGCTTACCGTACACAGGTCCTAAATCGCCATTTGCATTAGCCCATTGATCCCAAATTTTCACGCCGTTTTCGCTCATGAAATTGATATTGCCTTCGCCTCGAAGATACCAATCCAACTCCACAAGAAGAGGTTTACCATTAACGGCTTTGCCGGAGATCATCGGAACAACGCCGCCGCTTAAAAAGTAAAAGCTAGGGATAAAACTCAAACCTACTGTATTAACCCCAGTTCTGTTTTTCCCTGAATCAAAACCGCTATCTGCTACCGATTCGATGATTTGACGGTATGAGTCGTCGTTGGATAACGATAAATTACCTTCATACATATCTTTTTTTTCTTCACTATCCATATATTCCATTTTATCCACCTGTTATGTATATACTTACTTACTATATTCTATATAAGTTTGATAGGCAGTAAATAAAAAAAAAGCGCACCATATAGGTACGCTAATAAAACCAGAGTAAGTGCAACAAATTACAACTTTCTAACAAGGCGAGTGAATAATAGTACGTATTCACCTACTTATCAAATGCATTTACATTAGTACGATAATTGATCGGCAAAAACACTTAGGTCTACAGGCGTGTAACTAGGGGATTTAAGTATTTTTCCGTCAGCTAAACGATAGCCGATCATCCCATCACGAGACAGACAAGGGCGGAAAGCTAAGGACTCACGCTCATATTTACATTCCTCAATCTGCTTTTGACGCTCTTCGGCATTGCTAGCCCATAGCTTAGTCATATTTGATTCATGAATAGCCGAAACAACCTCAATAAGAGAAACCCCCGCCATTTCAAGCGTGTAGTTGAACATTGATAAACAATCAGAGATAAAATAAGGGAGAAGAGAAAGCGCATTTTCCGCTATTTCTAATCGACCTTTCTCCAAATCACCAGCGATTTCTTCAAGCCCATCGGCGGTTGCCATAGCCATTTCAAAACTTTGTTCTAAGTCGGAAGAAAAAGAGCTGTAAAGATTTGAAATAGCTTTTGTGTAAACTGTGGGATTTTCCAAGTCGCCGTGTTTTAAAGACAAAACGCGACTCATCGAATTGTCAAAAGAAACGAGAGTGCCGACTAAAACATAAACCGTGTCACCGATCGCATCCAACAACTCAATTTCATCTTCATCATTCCAAGCAGCTTCCCCTTCTTTTGCTTCTTCTCGAATCAACGAAGCACGTAAGCGTAGCAATTCGGGAGTGATATTTTTGCTGTTTATAGGGTGATCAAAAACTTGGTGAAATTCTTTAACCAGCGCGTGTAAGCTTGTGATGTACTTGTTTTTCTGAAGAGAAGGCGCGTTCACGGCTTTCAGACTTAAAGAATTCATTGTGTTGATCATTTAGTTATTTCCTTAAATTAATAATTTATCTTGTTTATTTATTGATGATAATAATAAATGAGTGACAACTGTAGTCACTCGTTTTTCAAAAGGCTCTAAATATCAAACGAGGCTAACGCACCAGCGTCGATAGTTGAGTCAATTTGCCCTGTCAGATAGTCGGACTTCTCAGCCTCTTGTGGTGCTACCTGAACGTTGTCGGAAAGCAACCAACTATTCATCCATGGTAACGGATCAGAGGTGATTTCTGGGAAAATATAAGAAAAGCCAATACGTTTCATTGAAACGTTGGTTCTATGTTTAACGTACTGCTTTAACATATCTGCGTTTAACCCAATCATGGAACCGTCTTTAAATAGATAGTCGGCCCATGCCATTTCCTGCTCTGCAACGGCTTTCATGGTATCGATGATAAATTGGCGATTATTTTCCGCGATCGCCTTCCACAAATCACCTTCACGACCGCTGTACATCAGCTTAATCATTTCTTGTGTAACGTGGCAGTGCAAAGCCTCATCACGCGCAATGAATTTCATGATCTTGGCGTTGGCTTCCATAATACCGCGTTCACCAAAGGCGAATGTACAAGCGAAGCTAACATAAAAACGAATGGCTTCTAAAGCGTTAACCGCAACCAAAGTCTTGAATATTTGATCGTGAATTGCAGTCTCGCCGTATTCATGGTTAAAAGCTTCAAGACCAAGATATTGACGAGAGGCTGTCATTTCAATCAACTTGTCATACTCACCCGTTACTGCCGCTGCCCTTGCTAAAATCATGTCATCTTCGACAATGCCGTCAAATATCCGATCAGGGTCATTCACCAGATTACGAATAATATGTGTGTAACTGCGGCTATGAATTGTCTCAGAGAATGACCAAGTTTCAATCCAAGTTTCCAACTCAGGGATAGAACATATAGGCAAAAAAGCAATGTTAGGGCCGCGACCTTGAACTGAATCCAATAATGTTTGGTATTTTAGATTACTGATAAATATGTGTTTTTCATGCTCAGGCATGTTTTGGTAGTCAATGCGATCTTTCGATACATCAACTTCTTCCGGTCGCCAGAAGAAACTTAACTGGCGTTCAATCGCTTTTTCAAAAAGACGATACTTCTGCTGATCATAACGAGAAATATTAACGCTCAACCCTAAAAACATAGGTTCTTTTGTCGCGTCATTTTTTGTTTGTCTAAATGTGGAATAACCGGACATACATTTTTCCTTTTAATTTGTATCGAGTTCATTTTGGATTAACTAAATCGGCACTCAAGACGAATAAAAAGGTGAGCATAAGCCCACCTTTGTCTTTAAAAACGGTTAATTACAATTTACAGGCGTCGCCGCAATCATCACCGCCTGGTGCAACAATCGTTTCTACCTCGTCATCTTCTTCACCTGAGCGATCGCGTGTATTGTGGTAATACAGCGTTTTAACTCCGGTTGAGTAAGCCGTTAGTAAATCTTGAAGTAGTTGATTCATTGGAACTCGACCTTCTGGGTAAATCTCTGGGTCGTAGTTGGTGTTAGCAGAAATAGCCTGATCAACGAATTTTTGCATGATTGCAACTTTCGTCAGATAACCCGTATTACCGCCTAGCTCCCATAAGTATTCATATTGATCTTTTAAACGCTCATACTCAGGAACAACCATTTTGACAGCACCTTCCTTGCTCATTTTCACAGAGACAGGTCCACGAGGCGGCTCGATGCCGTTTGTGCTGTTTGTAATTTGACTTGATGTTTCACATGGCATCAAAGCTGTTAGGGTAGAGTTGCGGAGTCCATGCGTTAAAATATCAGCGCGTAACGCATCCCAATCCATTTTCAGAGGCTCTGTGACACCAATGTCCATTTTGTCTAATTGCTTGCGGTAGTGGTCGATTGGCAGCTCACCAGCGGAATAACGGGTTTCATGGAACAACTCACAAGCACCGACTTCTTTGGCTAATTCATTTGAGGCTTTAAGTAAGAAATACTGAATGGCTTCAAACGTGTCATGCAAAAACTGATTGCCTAAATTGTCAGAATACTTAAAACCGTTCTTCGCTAAGTAATAAGCGAGGTTTGTTGCGCCAACACCTAAGCTACGACGACGTTTAGTAGAGCGTTCAGCCGCTAATAGTGGGTAGTTTTGGTAATCAAGCAAAGAATCAAGCGCGGCGACAATCAGGAATGAAAGATGCTCAAACTCAGCAAAATTTTCAATTGCACCCAAGTTAAACGCCGAAAGCGTACATAACGCGATTTCACCATCAGGATCGTTGGTAAATTCAAGCGGCTTCGTTGGTAGTGTAATTTCCAAACAAAGATTTGATTGTCGAACAGGGGCTAGTTCTGGCTTAAATGCGCCGTGAGTGTTGATGTGATCAACGTTAGCAATATAAATACGACCAGTTGATGCACGTTCCTGCATCAAAGAGGAAAACAGCTCTACAGCCGGAACAGAAATGCGTTGAATAGACTCGTTGGCTTCCGCCGCTTCGTATAGAAGAGCAAATTTATCTTGATCAGCAAAGAAAGCTTCATACAAATCAGGCACATCATGAGGGCTGAATAACGAGATATTCTTTTGAGCAATAAGGCGCTTGTAGAAATAGCCATTAATCATCACACCGTAATCAAGGTGACGGACACGGTTTTCTTCAACACCACGGTTGTTTTTGATAACGAGAAGATTTTCAGCTTCACGATGCCAGATTGGGTAAAACGCTGTTGCTGCTCCACCACGAACGCCGCCTTGTGAACAAGACTTCACTGCTGCTTGGAATAGCTTTAAGAACGGAATAACGCCTGTATGATTCGCTTCACCGCCTCTAATTTCACTACCAAGAGCGCGAATACGCCCGAAACCAAAACCAATACCGGCTCGTTGTGACACATAATTAACGATAGCGGCTGAGGTTGCGTTAATAGACGAGAGTGAGTCCCCGGCTTCCATAACAACGCATGAGCTGAATTGACGAGTCGGAGTGCGTAAGCCTGACATGATAGGCGTAGGTAGAGATAACTTGAAAGTAGATGTGGCATCATAAAAATCTTTTACCATTTTCATTCGGCTAATACTTTTGTGTTTCCAATCTTGGAAGAAACACATTGCAGCAAGCATATAGACGTGTTGAGGCGCTTCGTAGATTTCGCCAGTTACTCGATTCTGGACAAGATATTTGCCGCGTAACTGGATTGTGGCCGCGTAACCAAAAAGTTCATCACGAGACGGATCGAGATATTCACCTAATTCATTAATTTCTGACTCAGAGTATTTAGTCAGTAAATCATTATCATATTTTTTACGCGCAACGTTGGTTTGAATATGGGTAAATAAGTCAGGGTAGCCATACTGACCAAAAGCTTCTTTGTGAATTAAGCCGATGTTTAAACGCGCAGCAACTTTTTCATAATTTGGTGATTCTTTGGATATCAAATCTGCCGCTGCTTTCACCATCATTGCGTGAATATCAGTAGTTTTAACGCCATTGTGAGCACCGATATGAACTTTCATTGCGATAGCCGATGCGCTAACGCCGGAAATTCCAATCGTTCCGTATTCCGCCACTTGATTAAATTTAGTTGCATCGAACGGTACAAGTGTGCCGTCACGTTTAGTCACTCGTAGAGTCATTTGTTAAATCCACCTTATTGATTATTGGTTAATTATAATAGGTAAGTATATACCTATTATCAACCACACAAAACAATATGCTGTGTGGTTGACCTATAAGTAACCTATATGTTGATTAGATTAGAGTGGCGAGAACTGCGGAGATTTGGCGATACTGATCGGTTTCCATTCCAGTATAAATAGCGGCAACGGCATCGGCTAAGTGTTCATTTTTATTAGCAAACTTAATTTCACCTTTTTCCTTTCGAGTAATCCAAGGTGCTTCTGGATGCTTACTGGTCGCCCATTCAATAATTTCTTCTTTCGAGGTTGTTTTTTTACCAGCAACAAATTTTTTGATTTCGATTGGTGTTACTTGGATTAACGGTTTATCGATACAAGCCAGAACACCAATACAAATACCGTATGAGGTTTGTGCTCGACTGGATTGACTTCCGACCGGAAGCTCGCAAAAAACCAATTGAGCCTGTTGTATAATGGGTTTGGCTTTTTTCCATATTTCACTCGCTCGGCGTAAGTCGTCGCTGTTAACTCGAACTGATTTTTTTGTATCACCGGATGACGTTTGTGCTAACTCCATTCGGTTAATTGAAATGACTTTGTTGGTTTCAATATCAATTTCACCGAAAACAATTCCGAAATTCGACATTGAAGGATCAACGCCAGCCACTTTAATAATTTTACTCATAATATATTTGTACCTAATTGTGTGTGTTTTTGTGTTTAAAACGAACCAAATAAGAACTGATTACCGTTTACGGTAACGCTATCCGAACTGACGTTTTTTACGGTTTCATTTTTCATAATCTCTTTCACCAAAGTCTTATCGGCAACGTTGTTTATATCCAACGTGTCAAAATCTGACGAGACGGTGTAAAAACTCGATATTGCGGCGATACGATTGAGATCTCTTGTGATTTCTTCACTTTCAACATCAACACGAAACTTGAACGTGGTGTTACCACACGTACACCCGAAAATTGCAACTGTGCTGTCGTTTGAGCGATATTTTGATGGTTTTTCGTGTGAACCCTCATCTTTGGTAAAACCTAGCGCCATAATGCCACTGACGAGCTTTTCCAATTCCGCATGGTAAGTTGTCGATAACTGTAACGCTGCCGCTAAATCTAAATGATTAATTTCACAGTACAGAACAATTCGATCGCCTTTTATAGCAAAGTCTTTTTCAGCTTTGATAAAAGGCATGACGATGTAGTCACTTTTACCTTTAAGGTTCGTGTGAATACGCACCACACTAATTGATAAAAACTCTTCCTCTATGCCTTCCAACATTTGCAAAGATAACCAAGCGTCGATTCTAGCAATATTCTCTTCGGTCAAAATGTTAGCTAGTCTGCTTTTGTCTTTCGCCCACTGCTTCGCCGAAATAACAAAGCCACCGCTAATATCATCTTTTGCGAATTTTCCGGCAGCAACCAATATCCTTGAGTTGATATCTTTTGAGGATGCCGTTGAGTAATCCACCTTTTTCTTAACGATACTCTCACCGTAAATGGTAGACAGACGTATCACATCAGAGATAGCTATTGCCGAAGCAATAGCCGTTGCTAAATTAAACTTAGCTGACATAAGAACGACCGTCCTTAGATTCAACCGTTATCGTCTCTCTAAACCATGATTTCATTTCTTTGTGAGAGATAATCATTACAGTGCCTCGCTCACGAGCCTTAACTTCCAAAATACCCATCAAACGCTCTAAACCTGCTGTATCTAAAGCGTCGTCGATTTCATCACCAATAAACAATTGAATGTTTTTAGTTGCACGACTAGCGACGAGATCTTGCAAAGCCAACGCCGTTGCAATTCTAACTTTACGCTTCTCACCACCAGACAGACCGCCAAATGATTTAGATGCACCCACTTTCGACACCGCAATGTTAAACTTGTCTCTAACTTCACCTTTCTTCGTGGTTTCCATGGTAGACCAAACAGCTTCAATCGTGCCGTCAGATAATGTATTGAGATACTCCGCTGTTCTTGAATTTAAGAAAGGCGTTACGTTAGACAAAATATGACTGCGGACACCGGATGGTGAGAATACTTTCCGAGCAGCCTCGAGTAGAAAACATTCATCTTCTAATTTCTTCTTAACTTCCTTTAAATCTTTTAAATTATCTTTCAGGAGCGCGGCTTCTTTCTTTGTCTTTTCAATGAGCGCGGCAAATGGGTTTTTCTCAGCTTCGATTATGCTTAATTTACTTTTCTCATCTTTGTAGACTTTATCGGCGGAACGTTCTTCGCTGAGAGATTTTTCAATAGCGCTTTTGTTTTTTTGCAGAAGGGCGATTTTCTCAATTTGAGAATCAACATTAGGTCGAGAGGATTTTAAAACCTCAAGCATTTTTTCGCCTTTTTCTACAGTTTCCTGAATACGCTCAATTTCAGGCTGAATAGTTGATTTAATCTCAACTAAATAATCCCTTGCTTTTGAGGTGTGACTGTTTTTTACGGTTTCTAAGTCAGCTTCGCAGTAAGGCTTGCCACATTCGGAACATGGCGATCCAACTTTCGCGGATACCGTTTTAGCTCTTTCCATTTCAGAACCAGCCCGATTTTTCAATCGAGTCAAGTCGCTGTTTTTCACAGCAAGATTTGAGTTAGCCGTTGAAATACCTTTTCTGATAGTTTCAATTTTTTTATCATGCTCACTGACGCTAGATATTTCGGCTCGAATCGCTATTATTTTTTCATCAATGTTGGCGGCACTTTCCAAATCTTTATTTGCAAAAGAGAGTTCAGTAAGTGTGATTTCGGCATAGTTGATACTCTTTTTAGCTTCCTCTATACGTTCTTTTCGTTGCGACTCCCACTTTACGGCTGATGACTCTGTTTCTTCCGATGTTTCGAGTGCGCTAATAAAAGCACGATCCGCGATTGTGATTTTACCTTCTACACCCCCTAATTCAGCCAACTTCGCATTGTGACGGTCACGAGAAATCTCATAAGAAAGAGTCAGACGATTTACACCAGCCGCTTCTTCTACAATCGCTTTTAAGTTTTTGTCTGTCATGCCGGGTAGATCGGGCATGTTTTCTTGGCTTGCGTATATGGATGCCAAAAAGACTTCTTTTGACGCGCCGATAAGCTTCTCGATAAATTCTTGGGTGAGTCTGTCAGTGCCTTTAGTTAGATCCCCATCTTCGTTTGAAATCATAAGACGGTTCTTGTTGGCGACGTGAGCGCGATGACGCATGATTGAGTATCGCTTACCGTCTTCATCTTCGACAATAACCATAACACGACAGTTTTTCTCAAACCCTGTACTGAGAACATCATCGGACTTCATGCCGTTGGCAGTTTCGCCGTAGATAGCCCAGCACAAGGCGTTCATTAGCGTTGATTTACCAGAACCGTTACTATCAGCGGAAGTATCGTCAGTGTTCTTACCTTGAATTAAAATCAAACCACGATCATTAAGCTCAACCTTAGCTTCGGCAATACGCATAAAGTTTTCGATCGTCATGTTAATAAATTTCATTATTCAGCACCTTCCGCTTGAGACATAATATCGTTACAAATACCGGTTAACTTCGACACGTCAATATCGCTGCTCGACTTGCCAAGCAACACACAATAGTTGCCGACCGACTCTTTCAAGCCGTCAATCTTCGCCGTCCCAGCCGTTGCTGCTGTCGCACCAACCAATGATGATTCTTTCGTGAAGTTTCGCGCAACGCCTTTAGCACCCCACAGCTTCGCTAATTCTTCGAGCTTTTTACCGTCTTCGTCGTTTTTGATTACTGCACTGATACGGACATAGTTACCTTTGACTTTTTCAGCGTCCAGATCAGCATCCAGCTCCAAAAATTTAGGGGATTTGGTTTCATGTTGCGAATACGAGCCGTCTTCGTTGATGAGCATATACCCTGCCGTTGTACCAACATCACCCCAATTTTGATGAGTCAATGCGCCGATAGAGACAACTCCGGGTATAACCTCTTTGTGGTTGTGGTAATGACCTGACAATACGTAGCGAAAACCAAGACCTTCAAACTCCTCAGCTTCCATACCAACATCCGGCATACCGGGAATGGCTTTGTTGATTGAGGTATGAATAATCAAGTCATTAGGCACTGATGGATCTAATGTTTTGGCTAACTCTTTTACTGTATTCAGTAATGCCTTGTGGTCGCTATGCCAACTAATCATGTGAACGCAAACATCATCAACCTTGAACGTTTTTGGCGTTTGTGAACAAACAATTTCTGCACCAATTTTTGAAAACGAGGTTGAGGCGTTGGCTGATAAAACAGATTCGTTGGTTTCAAGATCATGGTTTCCAGCAAGAATAAAAATTTCCAAACCTAACTCATTTCTAATCTTGTTGTACAAATCCGACGTGTTGTTTAAAACAGTTGGCGCGATTGAGCCGCGTACATGGAAAACATCACCAGCGTGGAATAGATACTTTGCACCTGCATTTTTAGCAGCAACAGCGGCTTCCCAAGTAGCATCAAGCTGAATTTTAAGACGTGAGTTCATTCCGTCATGAGATGTTGAAGCGAAGGCGTTCCAAACATGGTAATGAGTGTCGGATATTAAACCGTAAAGTGCTTTCTTCATTTACTTTTACCTTTTATTAAGTATTTGGTTACTTATTAAGTAAAAGAATAATATCAGAAAGACAAAGGCGAGGAACTAAAAAGAGTAAGGCGCTGAGTAAATCGAACGCCTTAATTCGGGTTAAACGTTGCGATACCAGTCTAAATTCATAACATTGGATTGCACGTCGGTAGGCGGAGTTCCTAGTTTCTTATCTATTTTATCAATAAGTGAATGGCTAACTTGTTCTATATAAACTGCGGTTAACTTCGAGTCTTCTTTTAGGAAATGACCATAGGATTGTTTAATTACTTTCTTTACGTCATCAACAGTTTGACCGCCCATAACCAAGTGATTGAACTTCGCATGTATGGTTAGCATTTTATCAACGTTACCGCTAACAACACTTCTAACCTTCCCAAAACGAATAATATCTCCGGTTTCAGAGTCGGTTAATGCAATCACTTTATCTTTGACTAATCTTTCCTGCCACGTTGTACCAGCCCTTAATGTATTAAACAGAGACGAGTTTAAACCCACGTAGGGCGATTTAAATGAGATAGATGGCACAAACCTAGCGCAAGTTTTTATTGTGGCTTCTGCGTGCCCCTGAGTTTGTTTTAGAGCTATTTGAATCGGACAGTTGGAAGATATGGAGCAAATTTGGCATAGATGATCATTTCTAGCGAGAACAGAGTTAGGTTCAATGGTGTAGACGCCGGATTCTAGACGTCTTACACGTTTATGCTTTTGCTTAATTGAATTGTCTTTCATTAGATTTGCCTTGTTAATCTAGTTATAGGCAAATCATATCTGATTTTTTTAATGTTGTGCCGAAATGCCTATTTATTTTTAAATAAGTGTTTTAACGATGATCGGGAACTTAATTACCTCTAACTCAACATTCTTTGCAACGATGAGATTAAACTCATCCACCGTATAGAATGGTGATTGCCACTCAGAAACAACAACACCGCCGATATTAGCCATATTTTGAGGTAAACGAGTGTTCTGAACCCGCTCCTTTGCTGTTAATGGATGATGCGGTTCTGGCATTAGTTCACCTAAAAATTCACCTACGCCATAAATCGCGATACACTTAGATCCCTCGTGTCTTCTAATACCGACACATGCTACAACTTCATCACCAATATTCATTTTAAATTTCCTTCTCGTTTTGTGTGTAATTGAATTATCAAACATCCACGAAGGCGAAAAAGAAAAACGAGCAGGTGAGTTATCCACTTATCAACAGGATAGATCCAATAATAAGATCCCTAAATAGATCCTATAAGATCCCCGATCGCCGCAGCCCTTGGTGCATAAGACCTGAGAGGGGGTTGATGACCACTATAGAGAGTAAAACGACCACTATAGAGAGCAGACCGACCACTATAGACAGTGATTAACGACCACTATAGAGAGCAGCGCATAAAACTATCCACACACGAATCACCGCTGATATTTCACCAAACAACGACCGCTATAGAGAGCAAATAAACGGCTGTAGACAGTGACACGACCGATGTAGAGAGGTAATAATAGACCGCTGTGAGAGCTGATTTAACGAAAGGGGTGTATTCTTGCCTACTAAAAAAAGCGAAGATGGTAAATTATTACCTTATTTTTCAGAAGCTAACAAAGATACGGGTGAGCTTGTAACGTTATCTCCCAACGGTAACAACACCGTACAGCCAGTCGCACTGATGAGACTGGGCTTGTTTGTTCCTACGCTTAAATCAACCAAAAACAGTAAGCGAAATCTCATGGCGGTGATGGATGCTACTGATGAATTGAGGCAATTGTCTTTAGCTAAATCAGAAGGTTACACCAATATCAAGATAACTGGTGAACGTCTTGATATGGATAATGATTTCAAAACATGGATCGGCATTATTCACTCTTTCGCTAAACATAAGGTGATAGGTGACAAGGTAACGTTGAAGTTTGTTGATTTTGTTAAACTTTGTGGAATACCCTCGTCCAGATCGTCAAAGCGACTAAGAGAAAGGCTGGACGAGTCCCTAAGACGTATTGTGTCAACAACGCTATCGTTTACAAATGATAAAAAGGCTTACCACACGCATCTTGTTCAATCAGCTTCTTACGACATGGATGCCGATACCGTAACTATTCAAGCAGACCCAAAGATATTTGAGTTATACCAGTTTGATCACAAGGTTTTGTTGCAGTTGAGGGCCATCAACGAATTACCTAGGAAAGAGAGCGCACAGGCTTTGTATACGTTCATTGAGAGCTTGCCAAGCAACCCTGCTCCGGTATCTATGGCGAGGCTAAGAGCGAGATTAAACTTAAAATCTAGGGTCAATACGCAAAATGCGACAGTCAGAAGAGCTTTAGATCAGTTAAAAGAAATAGGGTATTTGGACTGCACTGAGACTAAAAGAGGTAACGCAGTTTACTTTTTAATCCACGAAAGAATGCCAAAACTCAACAAAACAAAAACGCCTAAGCAACCCAAGAAGGGTAAGACCGCTATAGAGAGTAAGACCGCTATAGAGAGTGGAGATACTGTTTTGGCTGAATTGACTAGGGAAGAGTTGGAATTATTAGAAAAAATCAGAAAATCAAAGAAATAGGGAATGAACGACCGCTATAGAGAGCAAAAACAAAACGACCACTATCGAGAGCAGCACTCACCACAGCGGTCGTTAAAAAAGAGTATCAAGAAAGTTGGCATTTTCTTATATCAAAAACACCATCAGGCGTTGATACCGTGTAACCTTCGCTTGTTATCTTAAATTTATCGCTTTCCGCGCTTGAAACCAAATCCCCAGAACCGTTGACTAAAGCTGGTGATGCGTATTCTCGACCATCAACAAAAACAATAAAACTTCGACGAGTATCAACAACAACCGCTGGAAAAGTCATCCCGTCAATATAAGCGCGGCAATTAGAGACTTGCTTCGTAAAGCTCGCAGTGTCGGTCGTTGTTTTAGATGCGTAAGCCGAGCTTAGTAAAACAAAAGACAAAAAGACCGCTATAGAGAGTAAAAATTTTTTTAGCATTTGTTCTTAGCCTTATTTCTTCTTGTTCTTGAAAGACGCTTCATTTTCAAAACACCCGTTAATCTGTTTTTGTTCGGGGTAGATTGATAGAAAGGTTGTGGTAAAAAGCCGTCAAATTCATCGAATGTTAAAAAAGAGGGTGATAGACCCAATAAACTTCTGCGAAGTTCGTGCAATGCTTTGCCGCCGCCGCTAATAAGAATTTTCATTTCCCTGCACCTAACGAGGCTCTAACCAAAGCGTCTTTAGCTTCCAGCAGTTTTCGTAAACCTACAGACTTCTCAGCCGATTCCGGCAGTGTTTCATCCATTTGCATCGCCAAATCACAAATAGGCTTGCTGATAGCTTTTAGGCGGTCTGGTAGGTGTTCGTATTTGAAAAATTCCATGATAGGTGAGGTCATTTGCAATGCTTCCTTATTTTTGCAATTTCAGATTTAACGCTAGGTAGACAAATAAACATCCAAATCCAGCACTTCATCAGCGGAAGTTTCTCCTTGTTGCGGAAAAGAGACTCAAGCATTAACCCTGCGCCACCGATATAAATTAAGATTGAGATTGTGAGTAAATGGTTCATTGTTTACCTGATTTTAAGTAAGCGAATACCTATTTTATAGTTTGCAAAAAAATGAAAGTCAAGGTGTGATGACTGATAACTTAAATCTTGCTTTCCATATTTATCTCGATAAGAAAATTAAATAGATTAATTAATGAAGTTATTTTTGCACATTAAAAAAGGCGCTAAATAAGCGCCTTTTGAAAGTTTGGTAAATAAATTATTTAGAACCAACCGATAAAAACGGAAGAGGCGCGTCGCCGCCCATGTATTGAGGCGTTACTCCATTCCATTTATTAACAGCTTCTAACTGGATAACTTCTGGATTTTTGCGTAAAGCATCACCGCGTAAGGAAATAGCTTCGGACTCAGCAACCGCTCTTAGTCGAGTTGATTCGGCAATACCCTTAGCTTCCTCAATCGATTTTTGAGCCTCTGCTTTGGATTTTTCAACTTCATTTTGTCGCATTTGAGTTTCTTGAACGGCTCGGTTTTTCTTGTTGATTGCTTCAACAACTTCTGGCGGATATTCCATTTTACCTAACCAACTAACCTTCTGAACTTCGATCCCTACGGGTGAAAGCTGTTTGCGTAAATCAACAGTGACGCTTTCAAGTAGACCAGCTTTGCCACCTGCCGCAAGTTTATCAATATCAAGCTTTGAGCCGTGGTTAATCAGTGAGTCAGCGATCAGTTGTCGAATATTGTTATCAGTGATTTCTTGAACGCCTTTTCGATATGTTTTAAACACATCGATAACCTTATCTTCAATAACACGGTACTCGATACCAACTGCGGCTGTGATAGTCATACTATCAGAGGTTTGGAACATAAAAGGTTGTTCATATTGATGCAATTGCTTGAATAGAGGGAACAGATAAACCTCTTCATTCCAACTCAGCCAGTATTTACCTGTGCCCAGCTTTTCGTTTTGCACACCTTTGTCACCACCGTACAAATCAACTTTGATACCAACATTACCAGCAGGTACTTTGGCGCGTTCGCAACCAGACAATCCAGTGATTGCGACAATGGCTAATACAATACCTAAAATCCCTTTACGAATACGCATTATTTACTTCTCCATTTCTTGATTTTGCTAAAACTGAAAACTGCCACAGAGGGCGTGATAAAAAACAGAACAACAAGAGCGCCTAATACACCAAAGTCGCTTTTAGCTGAGAATAAAGTCGGTGCTAGATAAAACACTAAAAATAGAACCAACAACAAAGTTGTGATCGATAATAAATAATATTTCATAATGATCTCCGGTTAGGTTGGTGTTGATTCTTATACATATTCATAGGTAAGTAAATACCTACATCAAAAAAAACACCGACGAAGCGGTGTTTTATATTTAATGAGTGTTAAATTTTAATTTCGTACTTTGAAAACCAAGCTTCGATTTCTTCATATTCAGACTCGCTGACCTCTATTTCACGAAGAAACTCAGTCAAGTCGCTACGTCTATTCGTAGTTTTCATCCATATCAAAATCTTTCGGATCAGCGTCATCGCCATGATTAAGATGAAACGCAAACCCTCTCCATTTGATATGTTCTTCTTCTGACTGTTCACGCCATAAAGGTGCAACGTCCACCTCTAACAAAACCCCATTTTTTGTTCGTAAATGACCGCAGTTAGAACCCCAATCTTCATCGGCGTATTTGACTTCAATATCTAAATGAGGGAATCGTTCAGCCATTGCGTGATAAATTGGTTCAGGTATGCACCAAGCGGTATCAAAGCTAATAATCAAATCACCACCATTAGCGATATAGGCTTTCAGTTGTTTTTTGTATAAACGTTTTTCATAAGCTTTGACATGAGTAGGTTTATGGTTGTGACCATACTGAGTGCGGCTTTTGCGTTTTTTAACAGGCATTTCTTGAGAGTAGGCATTCCATTTAGTTCCCCAATTATCACGACTCCATTCATACCATGTACCGCATCCATATTTTTCTATATTTTCATGGTACAGTTTTCCCTCTCTTAACCCTCGTCTATAGGCTTCTTCGCCTAGTTTATTTCTTAACTCCGCTAATGACTTTTTACCTAATTTCCCCGATACAAGAGCACTGGCAAACGACGCGGTATGACCGCCGCTTGTAATTTCCAGCGACTTAGGGCGGTACACCAACCGATTGAAATCAAAGTAACCTTCGCTATTAACCACGGCATTTAAAAAAGCAAGTTTTTCTTTGTTCGTTCCGTTGTTAACGGTAATAACGTTCTTAACATGGTTAGGCATTTTATTTCCTTAATTTATTTATATATATTGGTTATTTTTAAAGATAATTTATTCATCTTGTTTAGAAATTAAAGTAATGTCGGGTACTCGCAACGCAAGACCGTCTTCACTCTGCCCAATCGTTGATATACCTAAACGAATCATTGAATTAACCACCGAGGCTTCTAATTCTGTTTTCCCACGCTCAACGGTCTTGTCTACAGCCTCTTTTGCCAACGTGACGGAAAAGGCTAAATTACCCGGTAGATTGCCAATTTGATTTTCAAGCATCCGTTGCAACTCAGATATTTCTTTCTTACCTGCTTTCCCTTTTTCAACAAGTTCATTAACAAAGCGGAGTGTCTGTTTTAGCTTTTCAACTTCTTTCGCGGCGGCAGCGTCAACGTCATCCGCTAATCGTTCATGGAATGGGGCAGGGCGTGTTGCCATTGGTGGGACAACCATATCGTTAGATCGATAACGATTAAGCGTACAGGGAACGCCAGAGCTGGTGTTTGGGGTTGTGATCAGAGAGACGTATTGACTCATAGACATAGAAAACTCAACCAACACGGGGCTTTTACCCAAACCATAGGCTTTTGAGTAGTGAATATCAGATTCAGAACCGCGCTGCTCTTCTCCCAATGAAACGACAAAGCGCATATAGCTTTGATGGTTCAAATCAGAGCCGTAAAGATGAGTGCCGTTTGTTTGAGTCACGGACAAAGAAACAATCCCGTAAGATGGGTGCTGGCTTACAGTTCTGTCTCTGTCGCGTTCGGTAATAACAGGATCAGTTTTTTCCATTTTGCTCATTACTTTTTACCTTTAATTTAATCAGCTCACGCTTAGCTGATATTGCTGCTTTGATATAGATAGATCTTTTCTTTAAGTTATTCTTTTCTTTTGGGATTAATGAAAGAATACTTTTGTTTGCATCTACCGTTTTTCTAAACATGGCTTGTTCAAACATTGATACCTCTGTATGTATCTGATTACTTATTTTCAGTATGATATCAATTAAGCAAAGGCATACAAGATATTTATATAAGTTTCAAAGGTGGGGTTGGGATTGGTGGTAAAGAAAAGAGCGCTATGTGCGCCCTTTTGTGGTTTAATTAATCTTCGCTTTCTTCCTCTACTTCTTCTGCTTTCTCACCTTCCATCGCAGCGTCAGCGGCTTCTTTGTTGTCTTCGTGCCACTTCTCCAAGGAATCAACCAGCTTGTCTTTTTCAATGCGCTTAATCATTTCGACCGCATCTTTTCGAGAGTAAGACTTTTCGCCTATCATTATTTTGCCTGATGCGTTTTTCTTCATGTACCCGATTGCCAACATGTGATCGATAAGCGAATCCATTGAATCAATGCCGATGTCGGTGTCATAAAAGAAGTTCCATGATGCCTTTTTAAATGGAGGCGCAACTTTGTTTTTAATGACATTGGCGGTGACAATATCACCGATGCGATCTTT